CCTTACCGAAAAAACATTTAAACCTATAAAGTACGGACAACCTTTTATTATATTAGGCACTCCAAATAGCTTAGAATATCTTCGGGACCAAGGATATAAAACATATTCTCCTTGGATAGATGAAGGCTATGATCAGGAACATGATGTACGTTTTCGATGGTATGCCATTATGGAAATAGCAAGAAAAATTTCTAATATGTCATTGGAAGAATTACATAAGGAACATATCGAAAAGACTTCAACAATATTATATAATCAGGCTTGGTTTACTAGAAATAAACAAGATCAATTAATTAAATGTCTTCAACGGTTAACTGCTCAACAGTAATATTACACTTATTTAAAAAATCAACTCCTTCCGTACTACGATATTCTTGGCTGTAGTAGACCTGCGTAATCCCACTTTGATAAATCATTTTAGCACAACTCAAACAAGGCGAGTGCGTTATGAATATTGCTGAACCATCTCCGCTTTCACTTGACTTAGCCAGTTTAGCAATTGCATTTGACTCTGCGTGCAGTACTTCTGGTCGACTTTTATTATTCTCATCTTCGCATACGTTATCCCATCCACTGGGCATACCATTATATCCAATTGAAATAATACGATCGTTCTTAACTATTAAAGCACCAACGTTCAATCTTTTAGCAGTTGAACACTTTGCATAGACATGTGCCGCCCGCATGTGTGCTTGTTTATGTTTGTCTTTTATATTCATGAACAGACCTTAACTCCGTACTTTTTTTCAAAACGATCAGCATCTGCACGATCGTTTACCATAGGTTCACCTTTGATATTAAGGCTGGTATTTAGTAGCATTGGACAACCTGTAAGTACAAACCATTTTTCTAATAGTTGGCGTACTCCGCTTTTGCAGTCTGCTGGAACTGTTTGTACACGACTAGTTCCGTCCGTGTGTACAACTGCTGGATAAGCATCAGGATTATTTAATCTTGCTACTACTTGCATGTATGGACTTGTTGTAAATCCTTCCGGCATTGTAAAATAGTCATTGACATACTCTTCTAATATCACAGGAGCAAATGGTCTAAACTTTTGTCTACGTTTAATTTCATTTACCAGATCTTTTATTTCTGGACCTCTTGGGTCTGCCAGTAAACTTCTATTACCTAATGCTCTAGGACCAAACTCAGCTCGTCCCGATGCTACACCTACAATTTTTTTAGTCAGTAGTTCGTCTAGTAAAGCATTACAGGATAGTCGCCAGGTATATCAGTTCCTAAGAATGGATGTTGCCAGTTAATTTTTTTACCGTATGTTAAAGCCGCGGCGCCTAAGCTCGAACCTGCGTCGCCAGGATTAGGCATAATCCAAGTGTTGTCAAAGTATGCACCTAGATGTTCGTTAGCCGAGCAGTTAAGAGCAACTCCTCCCATATAAACTAAATTTTTACTCCAGTTTAGTCTTGTGGCTTTATCCATTACACTGTGCAATAACACTTCCAACGTGTATTGTGCTGAAGCGGCAATATTAAATTCTGATAAATCTGTTGCCCAATCTAAACATCCTGCGTGTAAATTATTTCTAAATCGAATTTGTTCTCTGTCTGATACAAACTCATCAAATACATTATAATCTGGTACACCATATGCGGCCATACCCATTAAAATATATTCATCTTCATTGGGTTTTAATCCCACACGTTGTGTCATTGCAGAATAAAATAATCCCATTGAGTGAGGATACCCTTGTCTCCATAATTTTTTATATCGTGCATTACCTTTATGATCGTAATCAGCACCCCATATAGTTATAGTATCAAACTCTCCAATGGAATCAATGACAACAACCGTTGCTCTATCGTAAGGACTAGTTTGGAATCCTGCGGCCGCATGTGACAAGTGATGTGGATATGATTTTGTTCGGTAACCTGTTCCTATTAATTTTTTAGCTTTCGGTGGTATTGCTTTGGATAGTACCTGTCTGGTAAACATTCGGTCCCAGTCAAGACCAGCACCTTGATACAGTTGTCTTAACTGTTTGAGTAGAGGTTTTTCATAGTAGGCTATATCAGAAATACAACCTATATTTGCATCTGCAAAAATTTCTTCATTGAGAATATGATCGTTTTTTTGTTTGCTATAACGTTCGCTGTGTCCAGCAAAAGTTATGTTACCATCAAGGTCGATGATTGTAATTGATGCGTCGTGAAATCCTTCAGATATTCCTAAGTAACTCATTTATATATAAATGGATCTCGTTTTTTAAGCTCTTTCAGCTTTTTTCTATTTTCTATTCTTTTTACGATACGATCGTATATTTTTTTAAACCATGACATATTTTAATTCACCTTATGTTCATTGATAAATGTATAAATTGCTAGGCCACCATTTGAACTGTTAAACATCGATAAAAAGTTTACCAGATAATTGCCCCAACTTGGTTGGACAGATTGAAATTTTAAATCACTACACATGTTTAGCACTGTCTGTTTGGTAAAACTTAATTCAAAGGGATTATTTTCTTGATCTTCAAACAATGTAGAACTATTGTAATTAATTTTTTTAATATGCTTTAATATCTTGCCCATTGGATTATATACTGCAATCAATAATGTACCGCCTGGCTTTATTAATGATTTTAATTTGTCCAAGGCTTCTTGATATTGTGGGATATGATGTAGCACTCCACAGCATATAACAACATCATATTTTTTGCCTAGTTTAACTTTAAGAAAGTCTTCTTTAATCCATTTAATATTTTTTATATTATTTTCTTTAGACATTTTCCTTGCATAGTCTATACTATTGCTAAAGTCAACTCCAGTAAATTTACTTTTTGGATATAAGTTAGCGAATGTATTTGATATTAATCCTGTACCGCACCCAATATCCAATACTTCTATGTTGTTTGTTACAACATTATTAATTTCCTTAAGGTATATATTAATGTCTACACCTTCCTGCTTATAGAATTCTAGGTCATCACTGTCATACCTGCCAGGAAAATGCAGATCACTGTAGAAATTCTTTATTTTTTCTGTATCCATTTAACTTTTTTTACTTCTTGGGTATATAAATGGATCTCGTTTTTTAAGCTCTTTCAGCTTTTTTCTATATCGTATTTCTAATTTAATACGATTATATATATTTTTAAACCAATTCATTTTTATCACTCCAACAATAATTAAATGTGTTACTAACACCGTCTACTTCTATACTGTATATATCTAGGTGTGTTTCGAGTTGGCGCCAAATATCAAACATATCAACTGTACCAAAACTTCTTTTTAAATCAACTTTTCCTATAGGTAAATGTCCAAGACTAAGTTTTGGATCTCGTGGATCCAAGCCGTGTTTAAGTAACCAATTTTCAAACTCCAATTGTTCCCTATTATGCCAAGGATAGTTATTAGATCTGGTAACATCGTTAGCCCACTCTACATCAAACTCACCTGAGTAATACTGTAAATGTGTAATTTCTTCACAGGTTGCTTCATCTAGGTCAGGTGCACCTTCATCACGGAAAACTTCCATTAATGTCTTACCTATTTGTGTCCAGTGCATATAAACATACCCAATCCGCCTATCATATCCGTTAGATATAAATCCTTGTCTATGTTCCTCAGACAGATGGTATCTTTTACGCTTATCAAATGTAGTAATTTGACTTGGTCGTATCCACTCCGGTGCAACACGAGCCTTGCGTTGACTTAATATTAAACTTTCAAGTTCGTGACAACTATGATTTAACGATCCAATTGCCTGTTTAATAGAAGTGGGTGCTAATTGATGATACTGACTTGGTTTTTCTATAGTACCCTGTAAGCGTTCAAAATGATTATGTAATTTATTTAATATAGCATGCTTTGGCTGTAGCCCAATATACAGATGTCTGTTATTAATCTCTGATGATGTTACTGTTCCTTCTATCTGATAGGTGGCTGGAAATCTTACAGTGTTTGGATGAAACCATTCTTCTATTAAATAGTCAGTGAGACCTAATTTAGTAAAATCATATCTATTAATAATTTCTATATTTTTGTTTAATTCATCGCATAGATATTCTAGTGTTCTTGGACTGTTTGGAAAGCCTAAAAAACAAAACTCTTTCTGAAGTTTTAAATTATTAGATAATGTTTCTTTAAGTGCTATTATCCAATCTTTAGCCAACTGAGTATCATTGGGAACAATATAATAATCTAGTGTATCCTCTTTATCCAATGGATTACGCAGTGTTACTTTAACTTCCAATTGACTCATACCAGTGTAATGCCTCCGGGCGTTCACTTAAAATGTCAGCAAGGGTGTATTTGTCCTTACGTATAAGTTCTAATTGTAACACACGACGCTTACCTTTTGCAAGACTTTCTTGGTAAGTATCTGGCCATTGTTCTTCAAAAGTTGGCCGTGTTTTAAGTTGCACCAATATGTCACGCATAGCACCGTTGCTAGTAACAATTAGTTCATCTAACCAAGGATGCAATATTGATTTTGGTAATGCTAGCGGACTAAAAATAATATCAGGAGTAAAACTAAAGATTACTTTGGCTAGTATGTCTACACCTTTTTCTTCTGCGAGCGTTTGGATGTTTTCGACTTCGAAGAGTCCTGGGAGCGTGAGCGTGAAGTCGATACGTAACTGGCGGCTATGTATTTTACTCTCAACTCCCTGATCGAAGTTTTCAAGCCACGAACCATACTTGAGACCTGTCCTAATGTACTCTCCAATTTTTCCTGTTCCGTCAAGCGACGCACAGATTTGCCAGTCCCGTAACCTAGAAAGTATATCCCGATACAAATTAATACCGCGATAATCACATCTGCTAAGATTTGTATTATATCTTGCGTAAACATTTTTACCGTCTCCTAATTCAACTATCCGTTTCATGTACTTCCAATGTTGCTCGTACATTAACGGTTCCCCTCCTACCCAATAAACCTCTTCTATGCGGTGGTCTTCCACCGCTTGGGCAAATTCCTGCTCTACTACAGAGTCCTGGAACTTCTCAATTTCTTTCTTAACATCGCGTTTCATCCAGTTGTTTTTAGGATTTGACCAGTTAATCATATTGTGCTTGCGTTGTTCTGTTTCCCATGCACTTGATAACATATCGCCACATGTGCGGCATTTGAAGTTACATAAATTACTAAAACGATAATCCCAACTTACAGGTTCCATCGTTGTATGGCCTGTTTCGTCTGTTGTTTCCCATAACTTTGTATAGTATTTACTACTGAATAGTCTATCAAAATATGTACGGTAAACATCAGTATTCAACAGCTTATCGTTGCATACGGCACATTCCGCTAAGGTTTCTCCAGCCATCATGCGTTTACGAACTGATTTCATATGGTCACTGTTCCAGTGATCGTGCAATGTGATTGGCTGATATTCTCCCGTACCTTCTTTGGTATCTATATACTGTTCAAACGATTGTGCATCCTCACGACTAGCACAGCACATACGTCTTTCAGTCTGTGGCGATAGATAAGTATGTGTCCACGGAGCCATACACAATGTTTCTGGTTTGTTTTTAGGTTCTTTCATACCACTCTTTTATTTTCTTAAGCTGTAAAATATTATTTTTTACACAATTTTTATTAAACTCACCACTAATAATCATCTCTAAATTATATTCTGCACTGTTGCGAGCTTGAGTAAAGTCATCAATATTTTTCAGTTCATCTAATAATTTAAATAAGTTTTCTAGTCTTGTAAAATCTTCTTGTATGCTGTCATACCCTAGATCAAAACCATAATCAAACTTCATTCCTAATTTTGTTAAAAATGATAATGTATTAGCTTGTCCTACAGGTAGAAATGGTTGTTTAGCTATTAAGGGTTTCCACGTTTTCTCTGTCAGATAAGGAGTAGTATATATACCTTTGTTGTTAAACTCTGTATTGTATATACTTTCATTTGTTAGATTAAATTCACAATTTAGATAGGCTGGGTTGCTCCAATGACCGTTGTTTATTGGCAAATTTATATCTTCGTCGAATGAATCTATAGTGATTATTCCTATATTATTAAATGCTGGACTAGAAAGATATTTTTCGACTATGTCTGAAATATAATATCCCTCCTGTTTCCAATAATGTTGTTCCTCACTATCAGACCAAGCATGCCAACTTAATAAACTATCCGGATATTCGTTTATTAGGTATGCTGTGATAGCCGACTTATGAAATTCTTCTCTAAAAGATAGAGAGCTGAATAGACGAGTCTTTGGGTGTTGTTTCTGACAATGTCCATACATCTCATTCATATGTTCGAGCTGATATCCATATGATATCCATTGAGCATACGTTACATTTTCGGGCCATATGTTGCTTGGACTACCATCAGACAATAGTAAAAAATTTATGTCAGAATATTTCTTGAAGAATTCTAACAAGTCAAAATAATTATAATACTCAGTGTGAAAACTAATGATTACATTTTTATAGTGTTGTGGAACTTTAACTGTTGTAATATTTTGAATATTAAGTAAAAAATAAACAGAGTCTAAATCAAGTTCAATTAACGGTTGATATAATGTATGTTTAATTATTTCTTTTGTTCCAATTATGTTTTGAGGAATGTAATCATCAATTTTCATACCCAATGGCCTCTGCTAGTTCAGGATGGTGGTCCCATAAGTTTTCTTTTCTAATGCCGTCTTTGTCTCTTACCTTTCTTAATAGTTCACTACCGTCTGAGCTTTTGCCTTGTTCCATAAAACTTATACAACTGTCAAACTGCTTTCTATGATAGCTATTAACGTCACTGTCATTGAGACGTTGCTCTGCTAAACGTTTAGCCTGAGTAGGCAGTGATCTAATACTAACAGCTTCTTCATCGTGTAACATATTCCAATACACATTATCAAATCCTTGTTTGTCAATCCAATGAGCTAGTCCTTCTAGATACATAACGTTAAACACGTTGATTGTAGAGCAAACCTGTAGAACTATGTTACCAAGTTCTTGTTTAAGCTCTCTAAACTTTCTTATATTATCATTAACTTCTGACCATATAGCATTCTTACGCTGATATTCAAAACGTTCATCAACATCATCTATACTGAATGCTATTTCAACTAACTTAAAATGTTTCCATATATGTTTAGCATCAGGAAAATTTGTTCCGTTAGTGTTGTAGTGTATTTCAACATTTCCAGCAACACCCAATTCAATTAGCTTCTCTAAGAAATCAAAATGCTCTCTTATTAAGAATGGCTCTCCACCTGTAAATTCTAAATATTTTATTTCGTTACTAAGTTCGTGAAGCCTGTCCCAAAAGTGAGATTGTTCTCGCGGCCATCTTCCCAATTGAATAGTTTTATAAGCAAAACTATTTTTCTTATCTTGTTTAGGTAATTCTTCTGTTGCTATTTGACTAGATGAGTAACTGCCACATATCCGACATTTTAGATTACATATATTACCGACTTTTAGGTCAAACATCATCAATTCCTTGCGTTCTTCTGTCCAGGTTTGATTGGCAATACCTAGATGCTTTAATCTGTCTAGGGTGTTTAATCTCTTGCTGATCCCGTCACTGTCTTCTACTCTCCAACATTTATCACAAGTATCAGGCTTTCCTCCAGCTAAAAAATCTTTTCTAAGTTGCTTCATTGAATGGGCATTTAGTACCTCATCTAATGTATTTTTCGTAACTGTTAGCTTGTTGCCTTTTTCATCTTTAATATGTTCTTCTGCTAAACAACACACAGCATGGGAACCGTTTGGTTGTATTTCTAATGCTACCCATGGCAAAATACAGAAACTATCGGTTGGTAAATTTAGACTTTCTATTCTAGACTCTAAATCCGAATGGTTTATTGTTTGTGTTTCTTGTTGAATAATTTTATACTGATTGCCGTCAATTAATACAGAAGTAAAGGGTGTAGGATCATAACTTAACTCACGTGTTACTCTTTCTATTTCCTGAACAATATTTTTATCTTCAGTTACTACCATAACAAAAAAGTTTGATATATCTAAACTATTAATAATATTCTGTAAGTCATTTAGTACACTAATATCAGGCATTGATACAATAATACGCTCATTGTTCTCATATTTGTCTTTTTGTATAGCTTGTAACTGTTTAACCAGATCTTTAGAGCTGTCGATACTGTGTGCTGTGTACTGTAAAGATAAAACCTTAATTATTGATTCGTATTTCATTTAACTCCGGTATTGCTTCTGATATGTTTTCGTTTCTAATTTTATCTAACTCTTGCATACGTTCCCAAAACTTAGGAAGTTGATCTTGATTGTTGCCTTCTAAAAAGTTAAGTGCTGATTCAAATCCCACAGTTGCTCTATTCAATTTATCTAACGGACGTAACCATTCTAAGTGTTCTTCAAACTTAGCCTTAATTTTATCTTTATATTCTTGTGGTGCAATATCAATACGCAACCATAATGGGTCTTGTAATACGTTAACGTTTAAGTCTTGAGGTTTAATGTATCCTTTGTTAACCCACTCACGATGGAAATCAGGTAAGTGCAACGCATTTTGTATTGATAGTGTAGGACTAATATAGAAGTCAACATCAGGACATATTTCCATCATTAGACGTCTGTTTTCTTCTATCTCTGCCCACTTAGTACCTTTTCTAATATACTCAGCACGTGGACCCATTGCGTCAAGACTAGCACCCACTGCAACACTATCAAACTTCTTCCAATAGTCAAACACTAACCGGTCTTTAAGTTTTGTTTTAGAGAAGTTTGTGTTGTATACTAATCGTACATCAAAGCGATTACGCTTTTCTAGTTCTTCTAGGATAACATAATGCTCATCCATCATTAAAGGCTCACCGCCAGCGAAATATATTTGTTCTACGTAATCTAAATGTTCGTACAACTGTTCCATAATATCTGTTTCGTGTCGACCTGCCCAGAACAGAGCCTTGTTCTGTTTGTTATGGCCTTCACCGGTTAACACCTTTTGATCTTTATACCAACTTGAACTAAAGATATGTCCACATGAACGACATGATAAATTACATAAGTTACTAAAGCGTATGTCCCAATATGTCATTTCAAAAGGAGGATCTATGTCTGTGCCTTTTTTAATATTGTGTCCGTGATGTTTGTTAGCACTCTTGCGTCCTGAAAAGAAACCAGCATCCTCTTGTTCATAACATCTAGTACACGCTGAATTCTCACGTTCATTTAACATGTCTTCACGTAGTTGTTTCATCTTGGCGCCTGACCATATTTCTTTCATTGGTTGCTGTTGACAGTTACCAACTTTCTCAGGCATTTCAGCATGACAACAAGGATAAGCATCACCAGTTGGGTATGCGTGTAAATGTATCCAAGGATACATACAAAATGTTTTTGATTCTGTTAATAAAAACTTTTCACGATCGTTCAATTGATCTAGACTAATCTTTACTGGTTCACTTGAATTGTAATTATAAGCCATTATACCAATCCTCTAATTCAGGAAACGTTTCAGTAAAGTTCTTTCCCCTACGTTCGTCATACTGTGTATAAAATTGTTTAAAGTCATTTAGTAGTTTAGGCATTTCAAATGATTCTGAATGCGGCCTTTCTACTATATTTAAGTAATCAACTAATCTTTCTATATGATTTATTTCAAACTCGTGTAGTCTATCACCATAGTTTGCTTTAAATATGTTTAATCTATTTGCTTGTGCTTGTCTAAACTGCTTATCCAATACCAATGCTGATTGAAAGCTAGGAAAGCGTAGAATATTTAGTGTAAAATTAATTGCGTCTTTTCCGTATTCTTGTTTAAGATAGACTATCTGTTTCAACAAATAAGGTAGTCTAATCAAGCACAGAGCGTTCACTGTACACATTACATGTAATCCACGTAGCTTTTTACTATCTAACAAATAACGAACGTTTGCAAGCCATTGACCGTAATCTAATCCATCACGTATATACTCGGCATGATTATAAGTTGCTTCGTTTGATGTGTATATGTCTAGTTCAACATCCTGTGCGGCTTCCAACAATCTATCTATTTTCTTTTGATCTAATGCTAGATTACTGTTAACAGCTATACGTGTTTTTGACTTTCCTCTATTAGTTTTAAACCAATCAAACAGTTGCCATGTATAACCTGACATCAAAGGCTCGCCACCTGTTATCCTTAATTCAGTTAAGGTCTTGTGAAGATCGGACTCCCACCACTTGAAGAATGCCTCAACATAAGGATTATCATCACGGATAGTAAAAAGCTGACTGCTATCGTGACTATGAGTAAAGTGATTGCGGCCGTCACTAACCAACTTGGTATAAGCACCATTTTGCTTAATGTCCCTAGCCCAACTACTGCTAAAAGCGGGATTGCAATAAGTACAAGCCAACTGGCAAGTCCTATCAAAAGCAATTTCCAAAGTTCTAAGGTTAACATCTTGTGTCCAAGGCTTAGTGTGTGCTTCATTTAATTCCTCATCTGTGTATATTCTAGTTTTATCTACACGGTCTGATATTTTGTCAGTACCCATGTCCTCAATTTTCCAACAGTACTCACAGCCTTTAGGTCTCTCACCTACCTGCATCTGTCTACGCTGTTCTTTCTTTTCAACAGTATTATGTAACGCACTTGGATTTGTTTTAATTAGTTCACGATCAATCTGATGCGGTAAGGGATGATGACAACTGGTAGTTTGTCCGCTACCTAGCCATATGGTAGCATTATACCATTTAGCACCACAGAAGCTATCAGATTTAATGTCGATAACTCTACGTTTATATGTTAAGTCAGATTCATTAGGCTTTTTTGGCATGTTGTTCACACTCCTTCCACCATGTTTCCATCTCAGGAAATATCTTTAGAAAGTTTGTACCTCTTCTCTTATCATGTTCTGTAAAAAATTTATAAAAGTCTGCTTTCTGTTGGGCAAGGTATTTAGTGTCTAGTTTTTGACCGTTACGCATCCAAGCGATATCTCTATCAAGCCGTTGCATTTCATAATCTTTGAATCCTTTAAAACGTGTTTCTTCTGTTTCTCTCCACTTCAACATCCAAGCCCATAATAGTTCAAGTTGATCACAATAGCTTTCTGGAAGTATCTGCATGCTTTGCCATTCGGGTGTACGCAATAGAGGAGTATCAAACCATACACGTTGGTATGTATTTGAGTATACATGTCTAAGTCCGTTAATACCTGCTAGTATACTGCCAAATGATGTTACATTTAGATTATTCATTGTGATAATAAATGTTATGCTTGAACGTTCTGGTACTTCTGTCAAGAATTGATTAACACGTTCCCATAACAACTCAAAGTTCAATCCATCACGTATGTATTCTGCTTTATCTCCAAAAGCATCAACTGACACATACTGCATGAAATGTTCTACATTGTCATCTCGACATATCATCTTGACATAATCTAAATACTTGACCCATAGTTTTTCACTTACTGAAAAGTTTGATGTTGTTGATAGATGTAAGTCAGATTTAGGATTGGCTAACACATGATCAAATACCTTATACGTATTCTTATCCATCATTGGTTCGCCACCTGTCATACGGAAGTGTTTAAGCTCAGGATATAAGTCAGGCCACCATTCCCAAAATGCTTCTACATAAGGATTATGTTCTCTAAAAGGTATAGGCTTACGACTGCCTTGAAAGTATTTAGGATCATTATGAGGAGTTGATGTAGGCCACGCACCATGTTTGTCAGTTTCTTTTTCCCAAGCAGTTGAATACTGTGGTGAACAATAACTACAGCGTAGATTACAGTTATGATTAAAGTTTACTTCTACATAGCTAGGTATAACATCTTGGTCCCAAGGTGCATCTACTATTTCTTTAAAACTTTCAGCGGCCCATGGCTCGCCTGAACGATAATGCCTATCACTTAGCTGACCATTATCTTCTGCATTCCAACAGTATGAACACTCATCAGGACGCTTTCCCTCTAACATCTGCTTACGTGCTTGTTTCTTTTCAGCAGTGTTGTGTAACGCACCTGGATGAAATGTCAATGGCTTAACATCTATATCATGTAAGGGAGGATGATAGCATGAGTTAGTTTTACCTGTTGTAAGGTGTAAGCTGACCTGTTTCCATTTAGCTAGGCACATGCTAGGACTTACTGAGTCTAGTTGAGCTTTGGCCAACTCTGCATCACTTAAGAACTTTGACTTAAAGTCTACTCCTGTTTCATCACCTTTGTTTTGTTTGTTCATTAATTATTTTTGCCCATTCTTTATTTGCTTCATTATTTGGATGAAGTCCATCTTCTCCATAAAGATTTTTTTCTCTCGCTAATTCAAATATACCATCTTTTCCTTCATTGAGAAAAATCCAGTTTTTAAAGTCTATTTTATCTACTAGGTTGTCAAGATCTAATCCTCTAACACTTGGTAGGGTAATACCATTTTCGATGTAAGACTCATTCCAATAATTCATAAAACTCATAAATCTATATTTTTGATTTCGTGCTTTTAAAAACTCTTGTAACTTTATCATATTAAGTAAACTATCAAAGACCATTCCTCTAAGATCGCTAAATGCTATCTTAGGTTTAGCAATATCTATCATCGGACTATCAGGACTATCACCAACATTACAGTGGCCATATCTTATTCCTAAATTATTTTTACTCTTAAAATACCAAAAATCGTTCCATGTTGGTTCGTTAATTATTTCATCAATCCTGGTTAACCCACTCCACATTACTAACACCATATCATAATTATTATAGAGCAATTCGGTTATGGTTGCATCACATATCCATTTATTACCTGCACCATGCTGGGCTATATTTTTATTAGGAAAATTTACATAATCTGCCCAACTTGGGTCTTCACTTAGTGCAGTATAACTGCATCCATTTACTAGTAGTGACTTATTTGTAGACATCTATCTCTCTTACCATAGGTCCTTGATTACGCCAATTTGATCTATAGTGTCGTTTAAAAAATTTACTTTGCTCCGCATCCATCTCAACAATGTCTAGATCTAATCTGCCTAAGGCTTTGGCGTATTCGGTCAACAGTGGCTCCGGATTTTGATCTTTAATTGTTTCCCACTTCTTTCCCAAGTTGTCAAACCATTGTACTTCTCTATAATTCCAATCGCTTAACATGGTCATGTGTGTTCCTAGTCTAGCACCTAACATTGCCCATTCTCCATTTTCAACATCTCTGCCTACATTATGCCATATAGCAAGATTATCTAAGTTACGACCATGTGCTTTTTGTTTAAAATCACTTGTGCTAGGCTTAGTGCCACGGTCTAAACACATCTTAACTCCTTCACGAAATCCTGCACGCCATGCTTGGAAAGGTGTTGCATTTGGATATGTAGTTGAATAACAATCATTCATTGCCCAATACAAGGGATCAAAACAAAACTCCACAGCAGTATCATCTGCTCCGTCACTGTGTTCGTGTGTTTTCATATTGTATATGAACTCTTTTGTCCAACAACTTAATCCACCGTTACCGTACATGAGTCCGTTAATATTATTACGAGCTCTCCAACGGAATACTGCCTTTTCATAATCTTCGTCTTTAAGATCTAAAGTTAAATCAAAGAAGTCTATATTAGGTAAGTTATCACCATCTATTAGAATGAAACGATCTGTACCGCTTACATCAGCCGCGGCTTTATGTGCGGCATCACTACCTTCCACTCCATCTACACGTTTTGCCCACGGTACCATGTTTTTAATTTGCACCCAGAACTCTTCTTTTTTGGGCTCATCATAACTGAGGTAAACTACATCTAAATCTGCTATGTCGATCTTAGTCATAATATTTTAACTTCCAATGTTGTCCCTTGCCAATAATAGTAATGTCATCTGACAGTGTTTCTGTACCTTCTGTACTGGGTACTAATTTACGGAATTGAGTTGTTCTATTTGGATTATATAGTTGTCCATCTTTAACAATAACATCCTGTCTAAATTGAGCGTAAACTTCTTGCTCTACTACTATATACTTATTCCCTGGGAGATCTTGGGTAGTATAGGTAATTATGGAGCCGTCCTCACGGTAATAAACACGATACTCACGATCTGTATTTGTTTGTACACCGTTGAACTTATCTTTAATTTTCCAAAAGTTGCTCATAATGTTCCTCTAATTTTTCTGCAAAACTTTTGATATAATAGTGTGTAGGCATTTGTTGTTGTATGGTATTAATTCTTAATCCTCGATCACTAAGTTCCCATACCAGTTCTTTTGTCCAGTCTTCTCCATCACACCAATTAATTTTACCTTTCATGTGTACAAATTTAGGATATGATGACGGTATAAGAAAATTCTCTCGACCCAAAAGTGTTATAGCAATAGCGTACACAGTGTCAGTGTCAGGATCTGTTTGTGTCCATCCTTTTAATTTAACTTGATCCCAATTTTCAAATAGTTGTCTACATGTAGTAAAAAATCTGGCGGCCAATTGACTGCGTCTCCAGTAGGTTACTGCATTATATACATCAGGTAAGTTATTAGCATCAAGATGTTTTCGATAATCTCTTTGTGTTGCTCGATGACCATAAAAATTACGAGCTCCTTCAGCTACAAAAACATCTTTCTTTTCCATCATAGGCCACCAATGATCTATACTACCATTTAAGATCATATCAGCTTCTAGTTTAAGTGTTTGCCTAAAAGGACTTGCTTCTAGTATTTGCCAATCATTCTTTAATCCGCCTTGATCACCATGTGGTAATGCTATTTCATAATCAAATATTGCATCTCGACAGTCACCCACCACTGCTATCTTAGCACTAGGCATAAAGTATTTGATTGACTTTGCTAATGCACGGGCACATTGGTGGTACTGCGTACCTTGTGCTAGTATTAAATATCCTCGTTCTTGTTTAACTGATTGCACTAATTGCCTCCATTGATTTCTTGTGCATTACGTGTATGTCTAATCCTTTAATTTGACTTCTTACTGTCTTATTTCTTTTGTCGTAACTAAGATGTATAACATCATCTTCAACAGATACTTTAACATCAGTTGATGCAGTTGCTAAAGGCCAAGGTATTGTACGTGTAGTACTCAGTACATGTCCGCCCACTATACCTAGTGCTATTGAAAAAGCATAATCATTTCTAAAAGGTTTATGTGCAAATTTGTATGTTTCAGCAAAATGACTGTAGTTTTGCCTAATAGTTTTTACTACATCAAATATTACTTTATTCTGGCTTTCTCTGTTAAAATAAAAAACTGTAGCCCAGCTTTGTGGAAACTTTAATTGTCCGAAGTCTGTTTGTCCTCTAAAAGCATTTCTGCCAGTGACATCACTGACTATTTGATGTATAAGAAAACTTTGTGGCATGTCAAATAGTGTCAGCAGTATATCTGAGTTTACTATATAATCAGCATCAATCACTATAGTTTCATCATATGGGCTGTCATTCCACGCATTTGCTCGACTAGCATTTAGCCATTGAGATCTAACACCATCAAAGGTTCTGGTACCACCTGCTGATGCATGTTCTGACTTACTAATAATTGTGGTTTCTAACCCAAGGAATCGTTTGATACGTTTAGCATTCCATCTGGCCATTGCCTCATAGTCTATCTCGCCATTATTAAAGGCATAGATCAATACTCCACGATTCATCTTTGTTGACTTATTTCTGTTAATTCAACTAACCAAGCATTCATTTGTTCTTGCCAACGTTGTTTAGTTTCGTTTAATAGATCAACACGATTGACACTGGTAGGATTGCCGTATAGATCCAATATTACTGGATTGTCGATATCTTCAATGCTGGTAAGCAAGGTAATTAGTGTAGGGTCTGCACGCCACATACCTCCGCAAGAAGCAAATATCAATTTGGCTTCATACTTTTCTCGAAGAGTTTGTTTGGCCGCTTCGTGATCAAAGCGTTGTTTAATGTTATCTGATAGAATAGTCATAATAGAAGTATAACATACTTATAGCCAAAATAAAAGAGCTTTGAAAAAAGCCCTTTTATCAATTCTATCAAACTATCTAGTTTATAGTGCTTCAGTTACTGACAGTGTTGGTGTACCCCATGATGCTGATGTTAATTGTGTGTTACTTGGTGGTACTGCTGTTATTGTTACTGTTATTGTACCGTCAACTTGGTCTAATGCTTGTTGGTTACCCGTAGTTGGAAAAGCCGCATTAGCTGTATCAGCCGCATCATCTACCATTTCAGTTGTAATATCTAAATTTGCACCGTTTGCTAAAGCCGAAACTTTAATATAGTTAGCTGTATATGGAGATCCATCTGAATACTTTTTAATCAACTGTTGATTTGATGTAGTTAGTGCATGATAATCGAGCGTTCCTTTAGCTGATCCTGATCCACCTGACGCACCACCTGTTTGTGTAGTACCTGTATATGCAACTCCGTTAACTGTGTGTGAGTCACTACCACTTAATGTAACAGTACCCATATCACTAGTTAAATTTGCCCACTCTGTGTTTTTATCACTTGTTGTACCACCCGAACGGCTCATTGTAATAGTAATTAATCCACCTGCATTAAACCAATATCTTGCCGCCGCCGCCGAAGCAAAAGCTACACGTTGTGTGGTTGCAATGGTTTGGGTACCAGTTTGTCCTGCCCAAGTCGCTGTTCTTGCACTTGCACCACCTGATGTAATTGGTGTTCCTGAAGCCGCCGCATTCAATCTGTTGGCGAAAATAGTGTTTATGTCTGTTTGAAAGTTTGCTAGTGCCGCAATTTCGTCTCCAGCATTAATTGTTGATACCGCTGTAACAGAAGAACCCTGATGTGCCGCTATTGTTTCCATCCTACCTACCAATGTTTCCCATTGTGTAGCTGAAATTGTACTCGCCGCCGCTACTGCTGAAATGGTAGATGACTCTCCGTAACCGTAATCTCCAGTTCCAGTTCCCCAAAGTGTGTTTGTATTTGCAACTGAGTTGTCTCCTGTCCCAGCCGCATTACCAGTAGCAAATATGTTGTATTCGTTATCTAGTATTACGTCGCCTGCTGAATATGCCATGTCTTATTCCTTTTATATGCTATTAATTGGAGATGGTTACAATAGCTTCTACTGTACCTTCTTCAACCGTGATTTTTGTTTCAAGTGCTCTACCAATAACATTAAAAGCATTGGCTTCTCCTACTGTGGCCGATCTAGCTAGACCATTACCTGCTGATACTAGTCGATCGCCTTTATTAACACTACCTATTACTCTAACAGGAACTCTTCCTGACATGGCAATTGGTGGGTGTGTTTCGTTTGATCCTGCATTACCGTTCATTAAGAACGCCGCTGATGTTGATATAACACCAAATACAGCATCTGTTAAATCTGTTGACGCCCGTGTTACTTCTTTTTCACCGCCTAATTCTACAACTGTTCCTGCTGGATAAGTTGTATCTGTTTCAAATCGTTCCGCCAAATCCGCATATTGTGCTGAAGTTGCTTTGGCATGGATTGTATTAAATCCAACCGTTGCACTACCAATATTACCAACACCATCTGCTTGTGCATTTATTAAATCTGATGATAGTTGTAATGTACCTGTTGCACCGTCAATGTTAGCAACAGTAGTTGTTACACCGCCATCATTGACTTTAAATGTAATATCGCCATTAGCAGTTTGATTCGCTACTGTAACATCTGTGCCAGTAACACTTACTCTAAAGTCACTGTCTACACCAACTGAAAGACCAGTATCATTGGCTACACCTAATGTACCTGCAGTTGTGTCATTACCAATAGCACTTAAAAAGTCTGTTGAATCTAAATTATCTAGTGTTTGAGCATTTGTTGCTGAACCTTTAAATACTGCATTTGAAACTGTTGAGCTTAACTGTATACCTGGCCCAATTGTTCCAAAACCTGTAAGTGCTGAACCTGGAGTAAAGGTTGCGTCTTTTGAAATGGTTCCAACGATGGTATCTTGAACAAATAGTTTAACAACAATATGATCAGCGGCTACATTATCTGTTACTGTGTCAACGATAGCACCTGTAGTTCCTGACCCTGCTGTAAANGAAGGGCCAACTAAAACAAATGCTGAGCCATCATATACTTTTAATTGAGAATTTGTTGAATCAAACCATAAGTCACCAGATACCACTGAAGATGGTGCTGATCCAGAACTAGTAGCTGAACCTAAGTTTTTAAATACCGTTCCATTATATACTTTAAGTACACCTGCTGATTTATCAAACCATAGTTGACCTGTTAAAGGTGCACTTGGTGATGATGTATTTGCATTGCTTTCTAATAGTTTCAGTACGTTCTCGTTTAAGAACTCACCGTAGCCTGCAAAGTTCTTACCGACTAAAGTCAGCGAACTAGTAGTGTTGATAGTACCATCTGCTACTGTAGCAAATATGGTTCCATCTGTTTGGTTAATTGTGTATGCCATCGTTTATATACTCCGTATCCTTATTGTATTATTTATCTGATTCATTATGTAAGCACATTTAAGTGGTGCTCAAATTGGTCAGAGTTTGTATTCTTACAGTATAATCTATCTGTATTTGCCTGTTTAGTGATTTTTGTACTGGGTGAAAAACAACATGTGTTATCAAATCTAGATCAGTTGTTGAACCTTGCCAGGATTTTAAACCCAACTCGTCAAACACAAAATTACCATCTAAGTTTGTTGAGTTGTCAAATGCTTGTTGTCCACTAGGCTCACCATAATCTAATAAGCAACTTACTAAAATATCTGTAAATACTTTTCCACTTGTGTGTAGTACCGTTAATTTATTTCTTGTTGTATCTGTATTAGCCGCAGATGTATCATCTACAATTTTCTGATATGTCTGATTATATAAATTAGCATTAACTCCAGAAACATTCGGTGGCAAATATGTGATAACACCGGTGGTGTCAACACTTGATCCACCGTTACCAAATGCCATTTGATGTATGTATCCTAAGTTTTTATTAGCCATGCTCTGTGCAAGGCTGTTTGAAAAGTTTTCATAATGAATAGCATTACGCTTATCCACAAAGACTTCTTCATTATTAGGATCAAATATTTTTAAGTGGCCTTGAATTAATATTCCACTATTTTCATTTGGTTGTTGTATTTGTTCTTCCATATTTTCCTGCTCTGTTGTATGTTCCATACTATATTTATCCATCCTTAATTACTGGCCCCTAAGAAACTTAGCTGGTACAGTATTTGTGTTCTGTAGAGCTTTACCGTTGGTTATTGTGCTACCATCATCTATTGTAGGTTGATTATACACTGTTTTAGCATAATCAAAATTTAAGTAAGTTGTTACTGAATAATCGTACACTATTGCTCCTACATCATGGCTACTAGCCGCTGTTCCTGCTGTTCCTCTACGAAGTCCACTAACTTTATTATTTGTAACATCTAATGTCCTGTATGTAATACGTTCGCCATCGATCATGATAATACCAAATATGTTGTTATTTAAATCTGGCTTACTTAATTTAGTTGCATCTAATACTGAAATTTCATCAGCGATTGCTGTTAATGCTGTTGTCACTGTTGTAACATGAGATTTATTAATATTGTAAATTGCATTCGCATCTCTCATGTCTTTAAATACTGCAAAATCTAGTCTATCAGGAACTATGTTTTCACTTTGCATGCGTACCACTACCACATCTAAAGCACCAATTGCTGAACTTAAGAATTCAATTTTGGTATCACCATTTTGATTTAATTGCCAGTCACGACCATAATACTTTCTTAATCCGTTTACTGTAACTTGTAGTCTGTCAGGACGGGTAATAACTCTATCTAAATCGAATAAACTTAGATCAACTGATGATGCGGTTGTTTCATCAAATGTAGTTTCATCATATCCATCACTGTCATATGACACAACAGCAGTAACCCCTGTTGATGTTGGTCCTTTAAATGCTCTATTAATTAAATCAAGTTCGCTGGTATTATTATCTGTTGTAATAACTATTCTACTTCCTGATGTAGGTGCTGTATTGAATACAATTTTATTGTCAGCACTGACAAGTTCACCGGTGTAATCTATTTTATATTCTGCTGATGTTTCAACAAATACTGTAACTTTGGCTCCTACCACTGGAGCTTCTGTCATTGCAATGAAACGCACTGAACTTGAATCTATTGGAGATATTGTAAAATCTTCATACAATTTAAGTTCAGTATCATTGACAAATACATGCACGTCGTTGTCTGCAATTAAACTTTGGAAGAGACTTTCTGATGTACTCCAATTAGTAAGATTTAAATGGTACGGACCTGCACTCGATCCGTCGCTGGTAAATTGCAATGCTTCTGGCGGTGTTAATCTACGACCATCAACTTCGACTATTGCAGTATACGGATTAAATTTTTGGAAGTCTTGTGTTAAGCTATATTCAATTGCACCCGTGGCATTAATAATTTGTGAATTAGGATGACTTGATGTTTGCTCTAAACTTTCATCGTGTGTTATATATCCAGGTAATGTTGATGCATCACCTTCGTAACCTAAAATAGCAATATGTATGTAATCACCTGGAACTAATGGAGCAGTTCCAAAATATTTAACTGCACCAATACCACTTGTACCGAATGTAATTCTTGTTGTATACTCATTAACTTCTGTAAATGTATAGTTAGTAATTCTGGAACCATTACACTTAATCATTGCTTCATAAATTTGCTCAAAGTTAACAGGAACATCAATATGTACTAGTGTAGACGCATCTACATAATAATCAGTTACTGAATAGTTGTCGACCCACAGTTGATTTCCGCCACCAATACCATAACTTTCTACTCTTAAAATATCGCCTGAGCTAATATTAGTTCCAGTAAATGTTAGTGTTTTGTTTAGCCAATCAACATTGTAATCTACAGCATCTACCGCTGGTAATACATATTCAAATCTTAAACTTAGTCCAGTTGTAACGTTTACTGCTCTGACAGCAAACGGATTAGTTGTTAACTTAGCAAAATTAATTGTTCTTTTTTCTGCTGTTCCATCATATACAAAATTTTCACTACCAAATGCACCTGAGTGTCCGTCAGCATCATAATCAAAGCCAGGTCGAGTAAACACTTTCATGTTTAATGTATCAAACACTGAACCTGGAATTAGCTCTTGTGGTGAATGGCTTGAGTACGTATCAATAAATGCACCACCACTAACGTTAATATCACTTGCTAGTGTTCCAAGATATGTATCAGTAAAATCTCCTGGATCGTATTTGGTATCCAATATTGATTCTGAATAGCTAGGTTCTCCTTCTGGACCAAAGTCAAGGTTGTCAAACGGATTAACATCAAAGTTACCAATATCATATCCTGTATTTTGTGAATACAATGGTGCTGACATTTGAACTCCAGGATAATCAGTTCCTGATATCAATAGTCCTAAATCTAGTCCAGGCTCATTAACTGCTGGAACATATAATCCCATGGTTCTATTCACACCACTTAATGTGCCTGGGTCTACTACAACAAAATCATCTGGATCAAATGTTGCTCCCTGTACTGCTAATGATGAGTCTTCTTCATTTTTAACTTCGTATACTTTGTTATTGTTTCTTACAAGGTCGCCTGGTTGGAACACAGTATTTGCTGTCCAATCTACAATCTCTGTTTGATATTCATACCTGTCATACTTCATGGCAGTTTTGTATGATCTAACAGTTCCAGGACTAGTTACAGCTATTGCTGTTGCTCCTGTACCACTACCACTTATTGTTAATGTCGGAGTTGTTGTATAACCTACACCAGCAGTAACAACTTCAACACTGGTAACTGCACCTGCTGTGTTTACTATTGCTTTAAATGTGGCTGGAGTTGTAGCAGTACCAGTAACTGTAACGGCTGGTGCAGTTATATATCCACTACCACCATTAACTACTGTAACTGAATCTATACTCAGTGAGTGATTAGCATTCCATTGACTATACAGTCCTGTTGACCATATCGGATCAGTACTAGGGAAACTTCCGCTTAATCCATCATCTGACAGTTTTGGACTTACGAAACGTCTTAGCGTATTATCATAATAGCTTGGTAGATCAAAGTCTGTTGTATCTCCTTGGAATAATTCCTCACCTTGATATTTTAGATTAAATTCTTTTACCTGAACATGATATGGTTTAACTTCATTTATATATTTTTCAACAAACTCTTGGTTGTCAGTTTGAAAAATGTCAAACTCTTGTAAATCTCTAAGTGTATGCTCAACATCAACCAATGATGTTTTAACTAACCAATTAACACTTTGTTGTTCACTCTTAATATATTCAAACATTAGAGTTATTAAATTTATTCTTTCTATTGCTAATTCATTAATTAATAATTCATCATTAATTGCTGTAATAATTTGTCTGGTTTCAATTACTGGTTCAGCATCAAAATACTGTGCATCAAATACTTCAACATCAAATCCGTTACGGCCAATGCTGTAATCATAAACTGATTTTGATATTGCAATGGTACCGTCCTCTAAACAAATACGATCCCATCCAGTTGCTGTCCTAGCATAATTCTCAAATTTACCGTTACTGTTAGCAGTTACTCGAACAACATCACCTATGGATGTTGTTGATTCAATTGTGCTTAGTCTAGAGTATGTAGCAACTTCATTTATTGGTTTATTTAATTCTGAGTATCCTGTGGCATACCAGTCTATAAATGACCAATAATTACTTGTTTTAAAATTTTGAACTCTGGATAATAATAAACTATCGTCGGCTTGTACTTCATATATTGTCCATAAATTATTATTTTGGCTGTCACTAGCAACCAGATATTTGTAACCTGTAGGTACCAGTATAAGATTTTGATATGTTAGTTCGTCATATGTAAGTACACGTTTATCCCATGCTCCTGATCCTATAATAGGTTCACTTTCCTGACTATTTAATGCTGTAAAGCTACGCATTTCACTTAGTGGGTTTTTAGCAAATACACTATTAGCTCTGGTAATATAGTTTCTAAGTGCTGTGAATCTATCAGCAAACATTGATTGTCTAGGTCTATATTCTATACCATATGATTCTGCCAGACCTAATGCTGTATCTGGTACTTTAAGTCCGGTGCTGTCGGTACCTGCGAAACTATCAATTAGTTTTCTGTATAAACGTGTACTTAGGAATTCGTTAGGATCACCTGCTTTAATTAATTCATATTCGACATGAACATTGTTGTCTGTTGATATTTTATCAAATTCAACATGCAATATTCTATCGGTTCCTGAAAGAAATTCTTTAGCATTGTAAATTGCTACCGATCCAGATGCAATTGGTGCCATGTAAGCAATACCACTAGCCTTAGGATCTAGTATATATTCACTCATGGTTTTTACGCTGAGTGTTTTATTATATCCCTGTATCACTGATGGTATATCTTTAACCCAGAAGTAATAAACAATTTCAATATTTCCGCTAGACGAAACACGAGTATTTGTGCTATAATTGGATGTGCTGAAAACTGTTCCAGGTCCGGTATATTCTTCTGGTAGCTGTGAGCTTTCTACCCATTGGTATATGTCAACAGATGAACCTACAAACAATTGGTTCCAAATTTTGGATCTATAGTCAGTATCACCTTGATAATGATTAATAAATCGAGCATTTGTTGTATTCCACCATACATAACCAATGTATTCCTCATTCCATGTCATGCCATTATTGTTTACTGTTCCGACATTATAACTTGCTGGATCTTCTGCTCCAATAATATCTAAGTTTTGTTTAACTGCACCAAGTATCTTACCTTGTATTGGATCAACAAAATCTAATTCTGTTTTAACTTTCTTATCGTTTTTATCATAGATAAAAGCAGAATTTAGTAAAGCAATATCAACTACTTTTTCTTCTTCTCTAATTACTTTCCATGCAATCTGATTGAGAGGATTATTCCAAACTGATAATCTACCTATCACTTGACTGCTAGCATTTTTATGTCCAGGACTAGTAATTAATAACTTTCCTGATTTGTAATCAACTGCTTGACCAAATTTTGTCAGTGCAGAAACATTTTTATCAACTACCTGTTGACCAAATACAAATTGTCCCGGAGTTGCTGTACTATCATTGGCTGAACTTAAATAATCAAATGTATATACTACACCACTTTGTGTTTGTATATCTCTAATTTCAGTATGGTCACTGTCTAATGTTGTTGTTCCAGCATCAAGAGTCACTTCCAGATTACTTGCACCATTTGGAGATCCAACTACCAGGGTTAGTGCATCACTTGATATTGCTATTGATTCACCAAAGTTTGTGTACTCTTTTGGATATGGATTTGTTATTGTTTGTGTTACAACAAATATATCTAGTCCTAATGCAGTCAATGGAGCAAGACCATCTGCCGCTGGTGATATATTTAATTTATTTGCTACAGGACCAGCTTTAGCATTTACCAATGCTATGTTAAGTTTGCTGTCTGATGTTGCACTAGCAATAACATTTGGAATATTTGCATTATTGATATCTATAACAACTTGTGCCAATGTTGTGCTTGTAAAGGTTACAAGATAGTTATTGATTCTTATTTTATGTCCGGATGTCACTGTTGGAGTTGCTACTGTTCCTGTAATTGTTCCGTAAAGTCTTGACTGATTAACTGCTCTTGTTACTGAACCACCTTCAGGAATTTCCTGACTGCTTGCAGGTGCACTAGCATAGACCGAACAGTTAGTTGGACATATTTTAACTTTATTTCCAAATAGTGCACCTTGATTTTTGCTTGTCATTTCTATTGTGTCAATTAACTGTATGTTATTTGTTTCAATATCAATAAAGTCACCTAATGCAGGTGCTGTTGCTAGTGTGGCTGTTTTGGTAGCAAATGTATATGTTCCACCAATATATCTGGTACTATTTGTTTGATAAACACCATTGACATAAACTTCGGCTCTGCCTTGTGGTGTTTGGTCTGTAGTAAATGTTTTATTTGTTGCCACGGTCTGTTGGAAACGTTGTACATCTCTGTCGTAAACATATACCTTACCAACTTGGTCTATTGCTCCTGAAGTTGCAAGAGGAGCACCAACAATAATTTGTCTACCGTCTGTAGTGGTTGCTACTGAATCACCAAATCTTTCGCCGGTAGTTCCTGCTATAGTTACTACATGTTCAAAGTAATCTGCTGATCTAATAGTTATACTAGCTGAGTCTGCTGGTGCTGTTGTAAAGGCAAATGTCAATGAGCTATCAGCTTCATAACTATAGTCTAATTCAGGACGCTGTAATACACTATCAACAAATACTTGTATTGAATGTAGGCCGTCTATTGTAAATAATCCTGAGATATTAAATACTTTTGTTGAACCATCTCCTGTAAGTGTTTTTGTTTCATTTCTAGTAATTATTATTGATTTACCACTGGCAGGTGCTGTATCTAAAGTTACAATATTTCCAGCAAATGTATAAGCTGAATCTGCTAGTACCGCATTATCCACAACCACTGCTATGTTATCTTTAATGTTGCCTGATGATATAATATCTGTTGATATATTGTAGCCTCTGGTACTGCCGTCACCAATAAATCTTGCCTGTTGTATTTGTCTGTCGACTCTTTGATATCCGTAGACTGTATCCTTGCCTGGTGCACCAACATATATCCATCTACCGTCTTGGCTAATAGTTACTGCATCACCAAAGCGACCAATTGCAGTTGGATTGCCATCTGGTGTTACTAGCAATTGATGTTCTATTAATAAGTTAGAATTAGGTTGTTTAATTACTGCTACATATCCTTGTCCACTATTTGATGTACTTGCTCCTGCTACTGCATATGATTCATCAGCAAATGCTATATCATTTCCGTAACCAGTTACACCTGTAGTGCTAGCTAATGACAGTATTGAATTCTCAGCATATACATTGTCAGCTGTTTTAACAAACGAATAAACTGCTCCTCGACCTGCTCCGTTGAGTGTGTCACCTACCAGAGCAGTTAAATTATTTTTGTTTTGTGCTACACTAGATCCAAAGTTTGTGTCAGTTACCACTGTATTTGTTACCAATGAACTTTCTGATGTAAACGGACTTACTTTTTCTAACACTGTCCATTCATCTTGTCCATTATTATCTACCCAAACTCTATTTCCTGTGTTCAGTGAGTTAGCAAAAGGTAGTCCTAACACATCACTTGGTTGTGTGACTCTTACTGAATTTAATTTAAATAACAATCCATTGTTTGTTATTGTGTCAGTGTCTGTTGGTAGTGTTAGTTTTACTGTGATTTTATCTATAGCAGGAGTTGATATCACTCTATACGCAAAGTCTACAGCAACATCAAAATACTTAATTACAACTAAGTCATTTTTCAACAGTTGATGCGGAGCATTGAATGTAAGAGTTGATGTTCCATCTAGATTATCATTGGCTGTTGTTAATACTTGATTTAATGAACTAACTCTGTATATGTTCCAATTATGTGAATTATCTTTGGCTACCCAAATTGTGGTTCCTTCCTGTAGTTGATCTAGGTAAGGAGTTAACACACCAAGATCATCTAAATCAAATGCTTGGAAGTTGATATCATCTATATTAACATAGCCAGCTGTTGGTAATCCTAAATCGTTAACCTGGCTAGAGTAGATAGTACTTAGAGGCCCTCCGTCTTCAAGAGTAACTTTATAACTTTGTCTATAAATGTTGTTTAATTCTACTGATTGGTCAGCTGTTGATGTTGCTCCGTTCTCAACTAAAGTAACTGTACTTGGATTTCCAGATAATTTATTTTCATTTAATTCTAATTCAATGTAGCTTCTATTCGCATTTCCGCCATATATACCTTGTTTAACTGCCCAATTTTCAAATATTGAATAGTTAGTTAATTCTTTTTCTAACTTGGCTGATTTAAATAAATCAACAGCTCGTTTGGTACCTTTATTACTGATATAGTTTTCGTAAACGTTAACTTGACTGATATCATCTAAGTTCATGTTTTCTAAGTAGCTACGTTTATTAAATCCAATTAGTCCAAAGCCTAATTGATCTGCATCGTTTTCTAAGTTAGCAACATTACTGTTATAGTAATCTTTAATTTGATCACTCTTAAGACTAAGGTTAGGTAACAGTCCTTTTTTAATTTCATCGTATTCTGTTTCTGACCATGAACTGTAATTAAAAGTTGCACTCGGGTCAACATGCTCTAATGCGGAATAATGTTGATTTTTATAAAGAACAATATCACCTTTACTGTATGATCTTGTTCCTGTCCATTCGTCTATGTTATCTATGTTAAACACAAAGCCTTGAGCTTCAACCTGACCAGTCCAATCACCTGTATTAAATCCGTTAATTTTCAGTCTTTGTTGTCTTGACCCTGTTGAAGGATCGTAAATTAAGTCATTAAATATTGATACATTATCAAATACTAATACATGTTCGTAGCTTGTAAATTTAGCATTAATGTACGATATAGAATTTTCATCTATTGTTTTAACTTCAAACACATTATCGATTCTGTTGAATACTAACCTATCATTGGTAATACCTTTAAGATTTTGATTTAGTATAAAGTCATCAGCACCCTGTCCCAATATCGGAGCAACCACTGCTTTTTCTTTTTCAATGTGTAATTTATCAGCATTTGGATTTAAATTAATAATACTACCGTTACGCCATCCTTGCTGACTCCAATAAAGAGCTTCGCGTATCATTTGAGACCAATCTAATAGATAATCATTTTCTCTATTTTCAAATTGATAACCTTTTGATTCCAACCAACGACCGTAACTTATCAAAAAGTCACTTAAAGTGCTAGTGTTAGTAAACACATAACCATATGGTATTTTTACTTCAGTGTCGCTGAAGTCTGATGATATTCTTACCTCTGTGTTGCCAACTTTTATCTTTTTAAAATTACCATTTGGTATGCTAGTGAATATGGTAAAATACGGCTGTAATTTACTGTTACCGTAAACTGCAAATCCATCTACTGTTTTTTGTATGATTACTGAACTGTATTCAACTTGATCAAATATTTCATTGTTGTATAGGAATACTTCATAGCTTTCGTCTGGTAATAGCAAACTTGTGTTATTTGAATTGGGAGATGTCTTTTCTGTAAAGATTTTTAAATAATCTTTATCGCTGAAGCCAGCTAGTCTATATGTTAATTGTATTTCAATATTTGATAATAGATCTGCAATTTCTGTACTAGTTGAAATACCTTGCTTACGAGCAAAGTCAACTGACCAATTAATATATGAATGCTTAGAATTATTTTCACCGTATACACTGATGTCACTTGATTTAATTCTTGTTCTACCATTGTACAAGTGTTGTCCCAGATCAGTATCAAATTTGTATAAGTCTCTATCTGCATTAAGAGCAAAAAACTCTGCTGGTTTAGTTAATGCTAGCAATCTCATTATAGCAAATGGATATGCACTAGATTTCCTCCAAGCTGATTCTACTGGACCTTGATCTCCCTGTACCCATGATTTTTCAAGACTTAGATTGTCATAATTTTTAACCATGGTATCAAATGGTGTTTTTAATGCACCTTCGTCGGTTACCGGAATAACTGTTGTTAAATTAGTTCTTATAAATTTAGTATCTACTGAGTATGTGCTTGTACCGTCCCAAATACGTCCAGCGGCTAAATCATCCCATAAAACAGTGTTACCTGATGTATATGGTGCAGGACCATACTTGCTTACCCACCAAATTGGTTTCTCTGAAAAACCTATCATTTCCCACGGTGTTAAGTGTGGAAGGTCTGTATCATAATACTTGTTAAATGCTCCCCTCCAGTGTCCTGGTAGTAGCTCACCGTCTATGGTATCGTCTGCTTTTGAATAGTTCCATGTACGTTTTTCATCAGCATCATAGTCTTGTACTTTGTAGTCTAGTCTGTTCCAGCTTACCCAAGTTAAGAAACTGGTTCCTAGTATTTCTGTAATTTCTTCTTCAGTATACTCAGTTGTTCTAAATTTGCCTGGCGATACATCTTCAACACATAAAGGAACGTCACCTGTCCATTTAATATTATTATAGATACGTTTTTCAAACTCTAAAAGTATACTGTCTCTATCATCATCAAATGCTAGTACCTTACTACCATCGTGACCTACTATTACATTTGTTGTGGTTATATAACTATCATCTGAATATATTTCAGGTTTATATTTTTTATATAATCCTAGCTTGGTAGGAGTACTTGGTACATAGCTACCGTAGGTTGTTGTGTATTCTCTAATTTTAACAACATCACCAGATACCAGTGTTGCTAGACCAGTTGCTACATCATGTATTGTTAATCGAGCACCATCTGTGGCCACTGTGTAATCAATATCTTTTATTAATTGTACATCATTTTTATAAACCAATAATCCCTGATAGTTTGCTTTTGTAAAATCATACACTGTTGTTAAGTCAAAGAACTCATCGTCAATTGCTGTAATTGTATGTGTTGTTTCAGTAAACACATCACCACAAGGAATAGTGTCAGTCCAGTAAAATGGCTGAGTTAATTCTTTGCTAGCATTAACAAATTTTAATGCTTGATCTAGTTTTTGTGCTGTTGTTCCAACAAAGTCATTTTTTGTAACGGCGTCAATTATTTTATTTTTATATTTCTCGTATTCTGTTCCTGCATATGCTAATGCGTCAAAGAAGTTAATATTGCTATCTCTAACAAATGTAGTAGCTAGTTCTAATGGACTACCTTGTTGAACTATTTTATTACCGTAAGGTACAACATCGCCTAAATCTCTAATATTATTAATACCTAACACAGTACCTGACAAGGTTGGAATATTTTGAGCCAGATCAACATAATGATTTCTCACAGTACCTAACGTGATTGTGGAGAATGTATTATTGGGTGAATTGTTAGCTAGATTATCTGGTATTTGATAAAATCCAGTTTTGCTAACGTTATCACTGATAATACGTACTTCAATATTTGCACCAGTTGTTGGTACATGATCCGTTGCAAATGTTATTGTTGTTTGATCTGTTGTGGTTACGAAAGTATATTTGCTAGAATTATAAAATACATTATCGACAAAAATAACAACTGCATTATCTGTTGCGGCTTTTGCTGGAATGTCACATACCAAAGGTACATCTGCATATGTAAATGCTATTACTTGTGATTGTATTGATTTGTCCAGATGTTTTTTCCATCCTAGTTCTTTTGCAAATGTGGTCCTGGTTGAATAAGTGTGAGCAAATCCTATACTAACATTTGAAGTAGTACTGACGCTGTCGGATGTGAAAATAAAAGTGTCACTTTCTAAATTGTTATCAAATACAATGTCTCCTACATTATTAATACTGAGATATTTTAATCTCTGATTTAATACTGTGTCTAATGCACCTGATCCAGGAGCATATGAGAATAACTTACTACCTATAAAGTTTGTGCTTGGATAAGTTATCTGATCACTCAGGCTCTTTCCTGTCTTGTCAAATATGTCGAACAGTGGCGCCTGATTAACTTTTGTTTTCTGTTGTGTTTCCGTCCAGGTATTTCCTGTATATCTATAGCTTTTACCTTGCAGTGTTGATCCGCTTAAAAGATACACTGTATTTTCAGCGGCTACTGCTCCGTCTGTTGCTTGAGTTAGATTAATTATTTTATCAGTACTGGTTAACCCGTCTTCGTCTATTAGGGTAACTTCATAAATTTTATTTCTAACTTCAGGGTCTAAATCATTAGCAAATACAATTCTTGTGCCATTTACTAGGCTATAACCATCTAAGCTGTATCCTGTTTTTCCATTAACATTACTAAGGGCATCTGTTTGATTAAAGTCAATTATATTAATAGGTGCTTTACCTTCTGTTCCAAAATTAAACAGTCTCAATCCTGCTTTAAATTCTAGGATAGGACGTTTAGCTCTCAGAGTTTGATCTAAGTTTGTAACAGTATTATTATATTCTGCTGTTTTATTAATAACATCAATGTGTGTCCATCGATTTGTTCTGGTCCAGGGGTTAAGATCTAAACTAGCTTTGTTAATTGTAAAGTAATCTTGATCTTTTGGACTATTTAGACTTGAATCAAACGGCCCGCTATCAAAAGATGTAATATCAAACGGTAATGTTTCATCATCCAAAAATGGTTCTGGAGTTTGAAAATTTGTTTCAGGCAGTAATTGTATTGCAGTACCCACGCCTTCAATATAATATATTTCATCTTGATAGCTAGTAGGTTCTGTTTTTCCTCGGAATTGTACTTTTAATCCGTTAGTAAATACAACTCCATTGGGAGAAGTATAATTCACTTTACCTACAATATCTGTATCAACATCTAGTACAGTGCTATCTAGTTCGTCTACTACTTTGATTACACCAAATTTAGTAGCATCATTCTGATCTTGATAATACAGTAGATCACGAGTCGCAGTCAACAAGGGTTGAGGTTCAAAGAATCCTTCAGCTGATTTATAGAAATATCTAGAAGCATTTTTAGTTCCGTACTGTACTTCAAACTTACTAAGATTAGGTACATCTAGTATACTTGACAATACCATAAACGGTCTAGTAGGATCACTAGGGTCAGTTTGAAATTGTATTTTCCATACTCCATATCTTTCTGCTGTTGTAGTGATATCAACAGTTGAATCAAATACTTCGCTGTCATAACCAGAAGTAGTTGAATCAAATCTGTCTGTAAATCTCCATCCACTTAGTGAACCATCAGGATCTGTATTTTTGTTTAAGAATATAACTGTACGATTTTCTAAGTCACTTATTGAGTCTATTCCTTTATGTTCAGCTAAGAACACATCTACATAGACATTGTTAATTTGATCAAATCTTAAATCAGTGGTTAGATCAACTTCGCCCAAGTCAGTCATTGAATAGAATTCGTCTTGTGCAGTACTCAATGGAACATTAAATGTTACTGTACCGTTGTCTGTACCGTTGTTAGTTACTCCAAGCACATCTTGACTTGAAATATTTTCTTGACCAATTAGTGTTCCTGATGTTCCAGGATTTGCTTGTATCCAAAAAGGATTACCATTCTGCTCCACTGTGAATGTATAGTTTCCGCCTCTTATCAAAGTAATTGTTGGATTTGTTCCTGGAGATCCAGATAATGTATAACCGCTGGTTGTTCTATCAACAGTAAAGTCGTTAGTGAATCCTATTTCTGTAGCTTGTACATTAACCGAGTCTGGGCCACCTGATAGCCAATGGTATTGACTAAAGTTAATAAATTTATCATAATCAACAAAAGGGTCCCAAGAGTAAAATTCACTTGAAAATAGTCTATCATGCTTGTTTGTTTTTGCTCCGCGTATGTTAAGAGCGTCTATTAGTCCAGGGTATGTGGTTAGATCTTTTGTTGTTGCAGTATTTGGTACTTTATAAACCACTGATGGTTCAAGTTGGTAGTTTGCTCTTGTTGTATCTGGTTCAATAACATAGCTGTCAGTAGCACTTACTCCTGGTCCGTTCTTCTTACCTATAAATCCTTCAACACGCTGTAGCTTGCTTGGCTGGACCATTTGATCCAATGTTGCTGATAAGAATTTTTTGTTGGTATCTGTCCTAAATATTTCAGGTAATAGATCAACTGTTCTTGTTCTTGTTACCATTAAATTATTCCACTATTAGAAGCTGTTCTTAAAGCACTAGAAGTTAGTGCATCGATGACCACAATATTTTCTACTGAAGCCGCATTTACAAATATTTCATCTGGAGCTGATCGTATTTCATATAAGTCACCAAAGCTCTTTGTTGGGTCCTTAGGAACTAGCACAACTGAACTTACTATATCACCCAACTCTGAATGCAGGTATGCTGATAATTCAGAGAAGTAAAACGTATCTCCAAAGTCCCATTTATCAATGGTAAAATATTCATTTAGTGCTTCAACCACACGTGATTTAATTTCGCTAGTTGAAACTACTGAATCCGTATACCTAATAACTTTAATATCACCTTGAAGTTCTGTTGCTGATTTGTTACCAAATAATGGTTTAAATTTTACAGAATTTAAAATTACATTGTCACTGACCATTTTAAAATCTTGTAGTGTAGCGTATGCAATTGAAAGTTCATCAATTGTTGGCTCAAGAGGTTTAGTAACTGTAGCTGTAGCATCTTTAAGATAATTTTGATACTGTGTATAGTATGAACTAGTTACCAGATACAAATCAATAATATTTGTTATTGCAGGATCAATTCTTTTACTGTTGCTTGAATTATGTTTGTATTGGAAATGTAAGTCTTGTCTTCCAGTATAGTATTGATACTCTGTTGTTTCTGTAAGCGTGTATGTTGTTCCTACAACTGTTAGTTTGTAAAACTTTTTATCTGTAGATGCATAAAATATCTGACCATCTATATATTCTGTTTTAGCTAATTCTATTGCGTCCAATGTTGCGTACAAGATATCAACTGTTCCGCTTGCTATTGGAACAAATCTTTCTAGGTTATCAAAGTCAGTGGTCCTTTGTAAAAATGCAACTTTTGTTGTTACATTTGTGTTTGGAGCAACTATGTCTTCAAATATATCTGGATTGTCAGCAATGTTATCACTGTCGCTATCTGCATAACTTACTAATACTTTAAAGTTATCAACAAAGCCATCTGTTTCTACTTCCTGTCCAATTATGTCTAATTTGATGTCGCTGGTCAAACTTGCATTACTGTCGGGTTTGTTATTAATTTTAATTACATTAACAAAATCATTAACTGTTCTTCCTGTTTTAGGATCGTATATTGCATCGTTAGAATCAAATATAAATCTATTTTCAGTAACTGATGCAAAGTAATAGTTTAGTGTTCTATATTTGACTGTGTATATTGAACCGTCAGTGGTAAACTGTACTAACCATGATGCATCTTGTTGTAATCTATCTGTGTTTTTAGCGAAGTCTGTACTAAATTCTGCGTCTTGATTCAAGTTGTCTGATGATATGATATACCATGTTGAGGTTGTGTTGTCATATCCTAAACCAAAGTTTCTATACAATTCAACTTGTGCAATCATTAATGTTTCAGTTGCCGCAGGTATGTCTGTTACGAATTTTGGAATTACTTCAGTTGGTATTGCACCAGTAGGTATAAAGTCATTTAATACCACAGGACCACTACCATCATCAAGATTGCCTACACCAAAGTTTGTACCGTCTAATGTTAAACTCGATACTGTTACCCAAAGAACTAATTTTTCATTGGCACCTGTTGGAGTGCCTACTTTTAATCTATTATTTGCATCAAAGAAATAACCAGTTGGTGGTTCTATTTTAATCAATCCACCTTGTTCAATAAAACGTGTGTTACTAGTAGCAATTTCACCAACTGCTATAGGGTTACCGGCGGCATTTTTAAAATATCCTGAGCTTGAATTAGTTGATGCTGTGCTTTGTTGCCAAATAATGTCTGTTGATGCGTAGCTCGGTCTTACAAATTTATCATTATAAAAATGTACCATTGGTCTTGAAGCAATAGTTGATTCAAGTTGATTACTAATCACTGCCGCAACATCATTTGTGTCAACAAATGTAAATGTAAAATTAGGTGTGGTAAAGCTTCTATAGAACATGCCATCACTGGCAAACGTATTTGTTGATGAATACTTACCTGTTGGATCTAATAGATCTAATTGTCTATTAATACCAATACTTGAACGTCCAAGTGCTTTAGATTTTAGTATTGAAGTAAACTGTGTGAAAGGGAAGTTGTTGTAGTCCTCACCGTTAACCATTCTATTTTGTGTATAAAATCTTGCTGGAGCACGAGTTTTAATATCATCAAGTGTGTCTCTTTGTTTAGCATTAGTTACTGGCTGTTGTAGTCCTAAAACAAAACTTACTGTTTCGTTACGACCGTTACGGCTAATATATGGTATTGAGATAGTAATGTTCTGTAATTCGTCTGGATTAATAATATAGTCTAATCCGTTTGATTGTCTGACAAATGTTCTAAAAGTTCCAACTGGTACTTTAGAAAATACACCATCTCCAAATCTCAATTGAACCTGATCATTTGTTCCAGCAGTTACAGAATATACTGTACGCTGTTGGCCTTCAGTGGCTGGTGTGGCTCCTACTCCGTATATACTTTCTACTTTGTTCCATTCGGTTAATGTATTAGTATTAGTAACTTCATATAACCAAACATCACTTTGGTTAATGCCTTCAACATTGATGTCAACTGTTCTGTTAGATATTCTTTCAGCTACTGAAAAGTCTTGGCTAATTAGTCCGCCTTGTTTGAAGTAAAAGAAAAAGCCTGTATTTGCAGAACCAAATCCTAGTTTATCATTTCTATACAACACATTCATAGGAGCATTTGGCTGTGGTGAAGATTCATATATGTAAGTTTTATTTGCTGATGTTGCTGAAACTACTTCAAAAGACATTGTCGTACCATCTACCGTTCCGTCAAAAGGAACTACAGGTAAAAATCCATCTACAACATTTAATTCATATTCATCTGTGGTTACACCTAATATACTTTGTGTATTACCTGGTCTTCCGAATCTCTGGCTATCTGCTAGAGTTGCGTTTACTATAGATGTAAATTGTTCATACCAATCTTGATTTGTTGAATCATTCCAGTTAACTCTAATTCCTGACAGATTGAATCCATTAACGTCTGTTACAGATTCTGTCGTTGACACTCCTAATACTTTTAAGTAACCTTGTCCTGCTTCGTTTCTTTTTGGACTATACCCTACTAGATTTGCTAGTTTGACCACTGAGTCTCTTCGCTCTGCAGTGTCAATAAAGTTTTCACGAGCATTTAGATCATTTCTAAATGCAAGACCTTGACCCATAAAGGCCATTAAGTCTAATAGTGCAATAAATTCACTTGACTCTGTGTAGTCGTTAAATGTTTCTGGATAATATAGTCGAAGATAATCTACGAAACTTTTTCTTAGAGTTTCGAAATCATAACTTTGAAGGTCAGCTTCACGGAAAGTCTTATACAGTCTTTTCCAGTCTTCTGCTCCGAATATTGCTGTTTGTCTTGTAGTCTTAGCCATAGTATTCTCGTTGTTATCAAGTATTTATCACTTTAGATAACTACGTATATTATTATACTATACTAGCTGTTTGAGTTTCTTGATTAAAGAAAAGGCTTAGTCTTTGCTTTTCTGTTGTGGATAGCACTGTAACAAAAAGTTCTACCAGTACACCATTTTGCTGTGGGTATACCTGTAGATCATCTACTTTAACTCTAGGGTCTTGCTCAACCGTTCTACGAATTTCATGTTCTAGGTCTTTCATTGTCGAATCGGTCTGAGGTTCAAATATTAATCCCCATACATTAGTTCCATAACTAGGATTACCTAACTTTTCGCCTTGTTTGATCAAAAGGCTATTCAGCACATCACGTTTAACTAGTTCATAATCAACCAGTGTAAACTTTTTGCTGTTATCAATTGTAGAAAATCCAAAGTATGTTGCCATGCTAGTATTTATTCACTTAATATTTAGGTTTTGGGATTTTATCGTTATTAATTAACGCATTGCCTGCACTATCAATACCTGTTCTATCCGTTGTGCCAGAATATCCGCCNGGACTACCAAAGCCACTNAGATCAGGAGTAATTTTTTCATCTACAAATTGAACAGCATATTGAGCATTTCTTGCTGTTTGTTTAATACCATTGGATATTGTAGTATTTAAATCTAGACCTTTGGCCCATCTTGTAGTATTATTGACACCGTGACTGATGGACGCATTTAACAATGCTCCTAGATCGTTGGGAGATTCAGTTCCCTTGATCACTCCGTTTGCTCTTAATTGACTTACGTTGGCCACAAACACATCTTGAACTGCATCTTCCTGTAATGTTGCATTATTAAGGAAGGATGTTAAGTTTGATACTCCACCTTTGTTTGTCCACACTGTGGAACTAGATAATACTCTTTCAAGTTGCGTAGTAGTATTACCATAACTATCGGTGCTGGTGCTTGTTGGATCTGTTAAGAAACGATCTAGTGTACCTGGAGTTAGGTATCCTGCTGATTCTAATTGTTCAGCACTTAAACCAAATTGTCCTAGTCCTTTGTCGGTACTAAACTCATTGAATCGTTGTGCAGTATCTTTGGACAGTTGACCCATGATACCAGTAACTTGATCACTGTTTAGTGTTTCAATGTCACCTGACGCTTTATTGATCGCAGTAAAGTCTTTTAGCTCAATGCCCTTAGGTGAAAATCCTGATACTTCTGTGATTGCCTTTTGTGTAGCTGTTGGTAAAGGTGTTTGTTTAGCACCACCAAAGTTAACTGAGTTTGCTACACCTAAATTATGGAACGGCCACGGTTCGTGTGTAGGAACTCTGGTATTGATAGTTTCTAGTTTGCCTGTTTCACTTTGCCATCCTGTACTACTATTGAATGTGCTGTCGCTTACTTTATTTTTTGGAATTGCTGTAGCTGGTGATACTGGAATGCTACCGCCTGAATTTAATGCAACACATCCTGCTGTTAATGATAGATTATCTCCTCCATCAAAACTTCCAACCTTACCTGCATCCAATGCCAGTGTTTGGTCTGACCTTACACTTATTTTTAATTTACTATATGCTTTTAGTTCACCTTCAGCCCTAAGATTAATAAATGATGATTCTAAATTTAACTTTTGTTTACCTAACATGTTGATGTTTTGTCCGGCATACATGTTAATGTCTTTATCGGCATGTAAATTAATAGTGCCCTGTGTTCTTACATTAACAGAATTAGTTGAAAATACATCTACTGTACCTTGTGAACCAAACTCTAACCACGACTGTCCATTGGCATGCGTGATATAAAAACAGTTGCCATCGTCACTCATCGTGATTTGATGACCTTTAGCAGTTCTGATTCTAATTAATTGATCGTTGCCTTCAAGATCACCGTCATCCATAACAAGAGTGTGTCCACCTCGACGACCAATGACTTTTATTTGATCTTGAGTGACTTCACCTTTTTCTAATTTACCTTTGATATCTGTTTCACTGAAACCACCTGCATAGATAGGTTTACCTGGAGTGCTTACTCCAAACACTGAGCTTGGACTTTCTCTTTGACTGCTTGATGATATCGGACCTCTTATACTGTCGTCGATCAGTCCTTGTTGAAAAATTGAATATGCGTGTGTTGAATGGATAGGTTTAGCTCTATCCCAAAATCTACTGTCCTCAAATACTTCAGGATTCTCTCCATTGATTTCTGTAACAGGAACTGATCCTGTATTACTGTAGAAACTTCCTGCCGCGGCCCCTTCCTTGTCAAATTTCGGAGAGCCTGCAATACCAGGAATCATATGTCCTAGTCCTGGATCAGGAACACAACCTGTGTAGTATCCTTGATTTGGATCACCGTCTGCAAAGAAACAAAATACCTTGGTTCCCACGTCCGGTGGAGTAAACCACATACCGTATGTGTGTCTATTTCCTACAAAATTACCTGTACCATCGTTACCGCCTGCATGTTCTGTTGCTCCGTAGAAATGAGGTAAGTAGTTAACCGTTCTCCAATTTGATTGATCCTCTGGATTTTGACCGCCAAATGATTCAATATAAACTCGTAGCCTACCAGCTCGTGTAGAGTCTACTGTGGATTTAACTAAGCCGATGAACGGTCCAAATTCTGCAGGGACTCCTCCCTTGTCAAACTTGTACGCTGTTCCTCGACCTCTATTTCTTTGTATGTTTTCTGCCATATGTCTATTTAATGCCTATGCGTCTGGAGCCGCAGATTTTAATAATGATGAACCAGTGCCCAATGGAAATGTTGTATCTTCAACTTTTGTTAGTTTTGCGTCTGGTATTTCTTCAACAATAGCTGTTCCTATTTCTACACTAGCTTTAAATTTAGGAGGAAATTCTACCATAAGACCTTCAAGCACTTGTGTAAACATTCCTTTACTAAATTTATTCTTAACAGCAATAATTTGGTATATTAATCCATCAGTCTTCGTTCTGAAACTTTGATCAGAACTTTTAAGTAGTATTTGCTTAGGCTTTGCTTCACCTGTAGTTTCATCATAGTCTTCAATGGTTTTATAGAAAACTTCGCAGAATACTTCTTGGCTGTCATAGTTTACTGATCCATCCTCTAAGTAAGGACCAAACTCTTTACCTGCTCGATAAAAAATATCACCTTGTTGAATGAAGTCAGGATCACCGTAGACTGTCATTTCCATTTTAGCAAAATCAACCGGTGAATATAATACACTGGCCGCTCTGGCCGCTTCTTCTGCTGATTTTCCAACACCGTTTTGAGTGTTTTGGTCAGGTGGTCCAACTGCACCTGGAGCTGGATTATCTGCCGCCTCTCGATCATCTTCCGCCTTTATCCTGGCTTCATTTGAAAAATTTGGACTCAATGATGTATAATATAAGGCATTAAATTCTACTTCATAATCTATTACTTCTGTGTTTTCTCCAGTAAACCAATAGTTGAATTTTTTATGTACTCCTCTAAATCTGTCCTTAGGAAATGCCGGACTTTTGGTATCAGTGACCTGTTGGGGAGTTATAATTACTTCAATGCTGTACGCATAATCTTTTCTAATTAGATCATACTCAAGAGGTGTCACTTTTGTAGTAAGTTTATACCAGGCCAATACCTTATTGCCGGTTTTGTTTTGCCAGTTTCTGCTAACTACATCGTACTGAACCGTTTGCTGATTAGTAATATACTGACTAGTTTTTAATATACCATCAATGCTTTGTTGTAGTTGCTGACCTGCTGTTACACTTACCGTAAATGTTTCTTTTTCAACTTGACCTTGAGAATCAAGCAGATGGGTTGGCAAAGTTGGATCTACACTGGCTGTTCTTGGTTTAGCAATACCACCCGGTGGCATTACTTTTTGCTCTCCTATGTTGCTACCTTCAAAAGTAACTTTATATTCATCAGGAATACCTTGTGCTTTTTTGTCAACATATGCTTTCTGTTGTTTGTTTAAGGCATTAATCAATCCAGTACTAATTACTTGCTTACTTGAGGTATTTTCTCTAAGATCACTGGTACCATTAAACAGATCTTGTAATGTTTGTCCTCTTATTTCAACCTGAAACGGTATAGTTGCACGTTTTTGACTTAGTGCTTCAAAGTGATTAACAGGTAGTGCTTCACACACATATTCAACAGGACCTGTAGCGGCTCGTGTAGTAATATTAGCAAACTTAAAAGGAATAAATTTTTCATTGATACTGTTTCTGTCTGATCTATTGTTATCAAACCTATCTGAGTCTACTGTTGATTGAGAACTGATTTGATTTCCTTCTTGATCATAACCGTGAAATCTAATTGTCATCAGATAGTGTTGTTTAACAAAGTCCAATGTGCCAAAGAACTTTTCAGTTGCATTTTTTAATCGTTGGATGAATGTGAATCCATAAGGCTCAATGATCTTAAAATTTAATCTTGTTTGATTGGTCGCTCCTCTTACTGCTCTAGGCATTAGACTTTCCAATTCTAGATCTTCTATAAAGTAGTCTAGGTCAAAAAATTCATTTCTAATGGCTCCGTTTAGGTCAACTTCACCAACTGGACCTGCTCCACCACTTTGTATTAATAAACTTAATCCTGATACTGTTTTAATTTCCTGCTCGCTCATTACCTTAAACTGTTCTGGAGTCATTAGATATATGCTTATCTGATAAGTGTAAGATGCCATGCCAGCCAATGAATTTGTTGTTGTTTTTATGTCTTGTTCAAATGCACTAGGATATTTAACATCACCTTGTCCTGTTAGTCCGTTACCTGTACCGCCTTTATCTTCCTCAAAGGTCCTCTTTGCTCTATCCTCACTTGCTGTTCCTGAAGGGCGTTGTGTTTCTGTCTGATTAGCATTTGTTCCTGGAGGCACAGCTTGTGAATTTAGTTCAGGACCTGTTTCTGGATTTTGTGTTGCGGCAATACCTGCTCCGCCTGCCTTGTCATCTGTTGCAATTAAACCAATACTGTCAGTGTCAGTTTTTTCGCTAGGGCCTAATCGACCTTCACCTAGTGACGCTCTAATTGTGTCTAAGGCCGCTTGAGCCGTTGCTTTGGCTTCGCGTGCTTTTGCTACAGCATCAATCACCCGAGTACCGTATACTAGATCAGATTGGCCATCTCTGACTTCCCCTCGATTTAAAAAACTTGTGACAGCATTTAGTGTGTCGATAGCCTCTGCTTCTAATGCTTTTCCTGCTGTTTCTGTTTGATCGACGGTACTAACATAGACATTGACCTGTTTAGATATTAAGCCAGCTCTATCACTAAGACTGGAAGATTGATTTTCGTACTGGGTAGCTTGAGCTGTTGTTACCGCCATCTTAGAAGCCTAATGCTGTTTTAAGAGTCGAAATCTTTGGTAAGAATATTTTTGTTCCAACCTTAAAATCATAAATTGGATCCACTATTGAGTTTGGATTACGCTGTGAAAATACCCACCATAGCCCTGGATCGTCATATAAATCTTGTGCCAGTAGGTCTGGTCGATGCTGATATGTAATTGTTACTGTAAACATCTGATCATCTACCTGTTTAGGAATTGGTCTATTCTGCATCACTCCAAGATAATTATCCTGAACCTGTGATGTGAAATAAGGCGATGTTGATGCGTATTTTACTTTAGCCATTACCAGAACCCTCTTCTAATACCTTGTCCTTGTGCATAGTCAGCAACGCTGAACTCTTGACTTGAACGCTTACGACTAACAATTGGATGTAGTGTCATTGTTAATTCTATTTTAGTTGGAACATAGCTAGAATTTTGTTGATCAAGTCGACCTGTGTTTGATCCGTAATATCTATTCTCTGCACCCTTGCTAACACCTTGACTGAATAATTGTAATATTCTTGATAAAGGACTTTGATAACCATTATTCTGTACTCTCTTTTCACCTAAATCAATTGTGGCATTTCCTATGCCACTGGTTCGTACATAATCAACATCCTGTGGTAGAATATAATTAAACTGCTGTATCACACAGGGATGGTCATTAAATTGATTTTCTCCAAATCCGTCTAAGAATACTAGCGGAGGAGGTGTTCCTTTGTCTTGATCCTGGCCATAACGCATTTTTGTAGCTGATTTGAAAAAATGTATTGCGGCCAACAAATAGTCTGCTTCTTTGGTACTTTGTGCCGTAAATGTGCCTGTGATTTGTATGTCACTGATTTCACTGCTTTGATAAAAGTACTGAGCATAGTTTGAATGTGTTGGTGCTGTTTTATTATAGTTGGCTTGATAATTGATCATCACCTGCGGAGTATACGGAAATATAACACCGTCTGTGGATTTCAGTGGATCCAGTATGCCGGAGTCACCTGACTTGTATAATGCCTGACTGCCTGGAGCTAGGCGTACACGGAATCGCCAATCACTGGAATCGTTGTCCTCAGCTCTTATGTTAGCTTGATCCTGAGTATTATTTTCAAAACCATAATTAAAAGCATTCTCTGGTTTGTCAGTCAGTATAGGAGGTACCACCGGAGCTGGTTCTGTTGTACCAAACGGACTAGTTGCTATATTATCTTCTGCCATGTCTTTTCCTTATTATAATACTATTTATTAGAATAATAATAACCCACTATAATAGCTAAACCAAAAAAGGTTGACAGGGGCCTTATAGACTGTATAATTAAGTGTATCAATAAGGAGAATCATAAAAGTGGCTGAAGAACCTAAAGTAGTAACAAGAACTGGACGTAAGGTAAACTATCTAAACAATAGAGATATCCTTAAAGAAATTCATAAATCAAAAGCAACCTATTGTACATTCTTAGACAAGGACACACAGCATCAACAGGATGCCATTGTCTACGATCTTGTTAAAATTAATAAGGCAAGAATTAAAGAAGCTAAAGCAGATAGAATCGATAGACATAAAAGAGCAAGTGGTGAAATACTAAAACCTAGCGAAATTGCTGATACCAGTTTGGTATTTCGATTAATGACCTGGGAACATGTTCCGTTGGTAGATAAAAAACCTACCAAAGCACAATTAAAGAAACGTGCTAAAATTGAAGAAATGTTTGATGATATCGAAGAGGCACGAGATCAAGAAGATTACGGTATCACTGACCAAGTGCATACCAAATGTAATTTTCCTCCTTTCCAACACTACATGATTACCGAAGATGGCACACCGTATCTGGTAGGTAAAAGCCACTGGAAGGGTGATTTAGAGACAGGTGAATTTTCAAAAGATCATGGTTCAATGACCCCAAAACTAGCACACATGTTTATTAAACTGTGTGAGCGTTATGCTACTCGATCAAACTGGCGTGGATACACATATAATGAAGAAATGCGTGGACAAGCATTGTTGCAACTATCACAAATTGGATTACAGTTTGATGAAGCTAAGTCACAGAATCCATTTGCATATTACACAGCGGCAATTACTAACTCATTTACACGTATTCTCAATATTGAAAAGAAAAATCAATCAATACGTGACGATATCTTAGAAATGAACGGATTGAACCCAAGTTGGACTAGACAAAACAGTGAAGTAGATGCTAAACTAGCAGAGAAGCACAACGCACAACAAAAAGCAGACACTGAAGCTAAAGAAAAAGTAAAAGAAACAGAAACAAAATAACTTATTAACTCCTAAGGAAGGTTATGAGTAATCTATTTAAGAAAGCGGCTATCCTGACAGATATACATTTTGGTTTAAAGTCAAATAGTCAGCTACACAACGAGGACTGTTTGAATTTTGTCAAATGGTTTGTCACTAAGGCCAAAGAAGAAGGTTGCGAAACCTGCATCATGATGGGCGACTGGCACAACAATCGTTCCGCTCTCAACATTGTTACACTTAACTACAGTCTACAAGCAATTGAATTACTAGGAAAGTCTTTTGATAGGGTATTCTTTATTCCTGGTAATCACGATCTATACTATAGGGACAAACGCGACACTTACAGTGCGGCATGGGCCAAACACGTTCCTAACATTGAAATAATCAACGACTTTTATAAAGAAGGAGATGTGCAGTTTGCTCCCTGGCTGGTAGGTGATGATCATAAGAAAGTTAAAAAACTTGAAGGCCGTTATCTTTTTGGTCATTTAGAACTACCCCACTTCTTTATGAATGCTATGGTGCAGATGCCAGACACTGGTGAAGTACAGGGAGAAGACTTTCAGGGATTGGAGTCTGTATACACTGGTCACTTTCATAAAAGACAACAAAAGAAAAATATTATCTATACTGGTAATTGCTTTCCCCACAACTATGCTGATGCAGGTGATGATGATCGAGGTATGATGGTGCTAACTTGGGGTGAGAAGCCTAAGTTTTATTCGTGGCCAGATCAACCTAGATACAGAGTTTACAAACTTAGCGAAGTACTTGCGGCTCCTGCAGATCTATTACATAAAGGTATGCACACCAGAGTAAACATTGACATTGATATCAGCTACGAGGAAGCCAGTTATATACGAGAAACATTTGTAGGTACATACGGTCTACGTGAACTTACCTTAATACCAATTAAGAATGTAGACCTATCACAGGATGTTGAACCCGGACAGTTGAAGTTTGAATCGGTGGATACTATTGTTACCAATCAGTTAACTAATATCGAAAGCGATCATTACGATCCTAAAATGTTATTAGAAATTTATAGAGATCTATGATTACTAAAATATGTTTAAAATAAAAACATTAACAGTTAAAAACTTTATGAGTGTGGGGAATTCCACACAAGCAGTTAACTTTGATCGTGATGATCTAACCTTGGTACTAGGTGTGAATATTGATCTAGGTGGTGACGATAGTGGTGCCAGGAATGGTACTGGTAAAACAACCATAATCAACGCATTGTCGTACAGCTTATATGGACAAGCATTAACTAACATCAAACGTGATAATTTAATTAACAAAACCAATTCCAAGGGTATGTTGGTCACTGTTGAGTTTGATCACAATGGTCAAATATATAGAATTGAGCGTGGTCGCAAACCAAACACCATGAAATTTTATGTGGGTGAGACTGAACAAGAAATTACAGATGAGGCACAGGGTGATAGTCGTGAGACACAGAAACAGATAGAAGCAATGTTGGGCATGAGTCATGAGATGTTCAAGCATGTTGTAGCTTTAAACACCTACACAGAACCCTTCTTAAACCTTCGTGCTAACGACCAAAAAGCAATCATAGAGCAACTGTTAGGTATCACTATGTTAAGTGAGAAAGCTGACAGTTTAAAAGAAAAACTTAAACAAACGAAAGATGCTATCAAGGAAGAAGAGTTTCGCATTAAGGCAGAGCAAGAGGCCAATGAAAAAATTAAACAACAGATTGAAAGTTTAAAACGTAGACAAACGTTATGGCTAGCTAAACATGCTGAAGATCTTGCCAAAATACAGGGTGCGTTAGATAATTTATTAAAATTAGATATTGATGCAGAGCTGAATGCCCACAAACAATTGGTAACATTTAATCAAAAAGTTAAAGATATCAATGACCTATCTACCTCTATTACCAGAGCAAATAGTGATATTGATAGAGAAAGTTCTTTAATTACAAAACTTAAAAAAGAAATAGCCGACCTTAAAGAACATAAGTGTTATGCTTGTGGTCAAGAAGTGCATGATGACAAACATGAAGAAATACTTAAAGGAAAACAACAAAGCCTAGCTGATACCAACAAAGAAAAAGACAAACATGTTGAATTGTTAGAGCAATTGGAACAAGCATTAGCTGAAATAGGTAATGCTGGAGACGAACCTAAAACATACTATCCTACGGAACAGGATGCGTTTGAGCATAAAAATTCATTGACAACTTTAGAAACGCAACTAGAAAGTAAACAGGATGAAACAGACCCGTATGAGGAACAAATTGAAGAAATGGAGGCTACTGCTGTTAGTGAAGTAGACTTTAGTATTATGAATGATCTTGACAAACTTAAAGATCATCAAGAATTCCTACAAAAACTGTTAACAAACAAAGACAGTTTTATTAGAAAAAGAATAATTGATCAAAATCTTAGTTACTTGAACGCTAGACTAAGCCAGTACTTAGAAAGAATCGGACTGCCACACACAGTCACCTTCCTTAGCGATCTTTCTGTAGAAATTACTGAACTAGGGCGTGAATTAGATTTTGACAATTTAAGTAGAGGCGAACGTAATAGATTGATCTTGTCACTATCATGGGCATTTAGAGATGTCTACGAAAGCCTCTACGACCCTATAAACTTATTGTTCATTGATGAATTGATAGACTCAGGTATGGATGCTAGTGGTGTTGAGTCGTCACTAGCTATACTTAAAAAGATGTCACGTGAACATAAGAAATCAATATGGCTAGTATCACACAAAGACGAGCTAAGTAGTCGTGTAAATAACATATTAACTGTGACTAAGGAAAATGGATTTACTAGCTATGGCACTGATATCGACACAATTTAAGATACTACACCTAGAACCTACCGATGCCTGCCAAGCCGCCTGCCCACAATGTGCTAGAGAAACTGACACATCGTTCGACAAAACAACAGTAAATCATCTGACAATTGCCCGAATTAAAGAACTATTTTCAGTTCATCAGATTAAGCAATTAGACAAGATGTTTATGTGTGGCGACTACGGAGATCCAGCCGCCGGAAAACATACATTAGAAATTTTTAAATATTTCAGAAGTATTAATCCAACTATTATACTAGGTATGAATACCAATGGTGGATTAAGAAATAGTAAATGGTGGCGAGAGTTAGCTGACATAATGTCTGGTGAAAGAGATTATGTTGTATTCAGTGTTGACGGATTAGAAGATACTAATCATATCTATAGAGTAAATGTTAATTGGAGCAAGGTTATTGACAATATTAATACGTTCATAACTGCTGGAGGTAATGCACATTGGGATATGATAGTATTTGACCACAACAAACATCAAGTTGAGGATTGTGAAGCATTGGCTGTTGCTCTTAAATTTAAATGGTTTAGGGCAAAAGTTAGTAGAAGACACGACTTTATGCCAATTGACTTTTTAAAAATTCCCAAAGGATGGAAAAATCCAACTATTAGTGAAGGAAAAATTAGTTGTCAAGCACTTAACGAAAAAAGTATGTATTTGTCAGCAAGTGGACTTGCCTATCCGTGCTGTTATCTAGGCTCAACTGCTCACACATTGGATCAATTTGATGCTGTCCAGAAATCCTGGAACAATGAACCAATTCAGACATGCAAAAACGTTTGTACTACATCTAACAATGTTACTAGCTACAGTAGTCAATGGCAACGTGAGGTAGAATTTTAATGAAGTTAGCATTATGGCACTGGCATATAGAGATATCAAGTAAGTGTACCTTAAAGTGTTCTAGGTGTGCTAGAGAAGAAGTGCCTGATACATTAGTTAACAGTGAACTCAGATTAGATTTTTTTAAAAAGAACTTTACCCCTGAATTTATCTTAGAGAATGTTGAAAAAATAACATTTTGTGGTGACGACGGAGACCCTATCTATGCACACGATTTGTTTGAAGTTATAGAATACTTTAAAAGCGTTAAGCCTGTTAAGATGGTTATAGTCACCAATGGCAGTTATAAAAAACCAAGTTGGTGGATGGAACTAGGTCATGTGTTAGATTCTGATGATCATATACATTTTAGTATGGATGGTTGGAATCAAGTGAGTAATGAACAGTATCGAGTAAATAGTGATTGGAATAGCATTGTTACTGGAGTTAGAATGTTAAGACAGGTCAGTGATGTGTTTATGACCAGAGACACTATTCTGTTTAAGTTCAATGAGAATCATTTAGATCTTATGGAACGCCAAAGTAAGCAGTTAGGATTTGACGCATTTCAGATAACCCGTAGTACTAAATTTAATAAGATATATCCTATATACCCTGCAGGTGACATATTGCAACCTTTAGACGACAACATTAGTAGTAGTTATAGGTTTGAACGTGAGTTAAGAAGTCTTACTACACGTTCTGCTAGCACAGTTGGTCAGAGTACCAATGACAAATTATTTCAACAACAGCAAGAGGTTAATGGTGTTACACCATTATGCGGAATAGGCAACAAAGGATTGTTTATAAACAGCCAGGGCAAGTTTTTTCCTTGCTGTTGGGTAGCAAATAGATACAATCATAATAATGAATGGATGGAGATAAGTAAGCATTTCGATCTGACTCAAAAGACATTAGTCACTGTAATCAATGATGAATTTTGGTCTAATGATTTTGAAAATTTCCACTGGACCGAATGCAAGGATAAATGTAATAGTAACGTCGTTGATAAAGACTACGCAACTAATTGGTAAATCAAAAGGAATCATATTGTCATACGAAAATCCCTGGATGTATCAGGATAAAATCTTTGATACAGAAGACATCGGAGAGATGTATGGATTCGTTTATAGAATTACAAATACCACTAACGGGCACGACTACATCGGAAAGAAATTTTTCTGGACAGTAAAGAAACGCCCTCCACTGAAAGGCAAGAAAAATAAAAGAAGATCAACTGTTGAAACGGACTGGAAGACCTACTGGGGATCTAGTGACCGTTTGACCCACGATATAGAAGAACTAGGTAAGGATAACTTTACAAGAGAAATAATCTACTTGTGTAAAGCAAGAGGTGAAACAAATTACATGGAAGCCTATTTCCAGTTTAATGAAAATGTATTACTACGTGATGACAATTACAACGGTATTATAAACATAAGACTTGGTATAGGTAGTGTAAGAAATATTTTAATAGAAGATTTAACGAAATAACAGCCACTGATGCGGAGTATTCTCCGTGTCCTATGAGGAGATTGTAGTTTACTAACTGCAAGGAACGTGTAGATCAAACTGCACACAGGACGGCACGCAACAAATTTAATGGTTAAAACCTAAAAGATGTAGGCTCTGAGAAAAAGCAACCTACGTGCATTTGATAATTGGCTAATTACGGTTATCAAAGCATCCGCCAGATGAAGCTAGAATAGGGGGTACCGGCTGACCGCCTCCGTGTAGCAATACAATTTCTTTTAATTAGTATGACTCCGTACTCGGATAATGTGTATTGGAAATACTTTGCCTAGGCATAGGTGAAGTATGACTGATATCTGGATAATACGCGAAAGACTTACTGTTAAAAAACAGTTTATATACTATCTAATTTAGAAAAGAACTTCGAGCGTAAGCGAAGAAGTAGATGTCAAAGACATCTTAAATAAGCCCAAACAACTATAAAGCATTATTTTTATTATGCAATAACCACGACCTAGGGTATTGTGTCAAAAAAAAGCACCCAACAAAGAGTGCTTNTTAAACAACGTTTAAAAATTAAACAATTTCGAGTTTTGTTTTAACTGTACAGGTAACACTGGTGTAATTAATTTCTCCTGAACCTGACAAGTTGCCTAATGCAATAATCTCATCTTCAATTTGTTCTACAAGTGTTTCTGCACCTGCTCCATCATAATCTAAACTTTCATTACCTTGTTCAACAGCCACTGTCATGTTTTGATTTGAATTAAATAATTCTCCAACCACTACAACAGTTGCATACGTTGAGCAAATAGCAAGTGATTTCTGTATTGCCAGTCCTGGTGCTTTCTGAGCCGCCACAGATGCTCCAAACGCTATTTCAAAAAATGTTAACGGTTGAGTTCCATGAAAAATAGTGGCATCAAATGCAGGTGTTGGATGTGTCGGTGTTAGTGTTGCCATTCTGTAAATCTCCTATTAATTTATAACTATTTATAACAATAGGGGTCAAAAAAAAGCACTCCGTGGAGTGCCTCTTAATGTTCTGTGGAAATGGTGTAAGTTACTTTCTTACTTCTTATTCCAAATTGAGTATAATACCCATACAGCTATCAATCCTACTAAGCCTTCAGCTCCTAAGGTTTTGATAATGCCAGTCACATTGCCAATTACGCTAGTTTCTGGAAAAAACGGAATCTGACCTACGCCTAAAACTTCTAATGCAATAAACATTGCCAATAGAGTTACAGTTACTTCAGCGATTCCAGTCGCCCATTTTTTTATGCTATTTAATACATCCATCTTGTTTCCTCCTGGGGTTTTGCCCCTGTTTAAAAAAACTGTGTGTTGTTACACAGTATTATCGCACATAAAACTTCTTGCGATAATTTATTTAGGCCTTTAAACCAATACAATCTACATAGTTATATAGAATTTACAAACGGCATATATAGTGCCGTGGTATTGTATAGGAGTATTTCTTAAGACCTAACTAGTACATATTAACATTTCTGTTAATATTTGTCAACCTAAAAGAACGGCATTTTTGTTTTTTTGGTTGTCTCTAGGTTTTCTTTGATTATATCATTGATGATACTTCGTTCTTCCATACTTAGGTGCATGCTTTCGGTGTATGTAAGCCCACCTCTCATGTACCAAGCTAGTTTTAATGAATCGTTTTTGATATTTTTAACGTCTTTATCCAAGCTATCCACAAACTCAGCAATCTCTTCAGAACCCAAGGTCAGTAGTCTTATACGAAAAAATTTGACATGTCCATTGTAAACGGTTGGGTATATTCTTTTTTACATTCTTCATCGCTACAGGTAAGATTCAGGGGTTTCATTTCCGAATTTTCTCTAACCCCGGTTAAATGATCACGTATACGATTAAACACATCTCTATTAGCGTTAGTCATAAATTCCTTGATATGCTCTGGATCAGTAACAGGTTGCCCGTCTATTTTGATTAATGCAATACTATGTGCAATTGCATCCATCGATAGTTCTGTAATTTTCTGCAATGATTGGCTCATTGCCGTCAGTTTATCCTCTTCTGTAGCACCTTCTTGGGTCTCTAATATCTGCAAAGTTTTTTGTTGTTCAAACTGTACCTTGGCGGCATCGTTAACTTCGTGATAATTCAATGGTCTAAAGTATATTTCTAAATCTCCAATTTGAAGACCTTTGGAGTAGTCAGGGCTAACAAACTTATCAATAACGGTTCTTAAATCTAATGTATAATCTTGTACCGATTTGCAATGTGGACAAGTCACAGTCATATCCATGTCGTGACCGTAGCTAGCAATCTTTATTGCAGTTAACAATAGATCAACATCAGTTTGTGGTATGCCCCAAGGATCCTTTATGTTAGGTACACAGCTTTTAAAAATTTGCATTACCGCTGATCCGTTAAACAATGCATCAGGCGTTCTTGCCATAATTTCGTCCATTGCTGTCATTGGAAATACTGGTATTTCCTTATTAACAGGCATATCCAACGTGCCCTCCGGATAAAATTGTCCATCACTGGGTAATTTTATATAGATAGCCGGCTGTCGGAAATATTTCTGTAAAGGGTTATTTTCAGTCATTTTTAATTACCATAAATAGTGTAATAATACAATATTACTTATAAGAGTAAAAAACCAGGAAAAAATAAATGGCATTAGAAGATGATTTAGATCCCAGGATATTGCGAGAGTTTATATCTCAAGTGCAAGATAGCGGAAAGATAACCGCTGAGCTTTCTGACGAGATAGCACAGTCTAGCAGTAGTTTTGCAAAATTTAGAAAAGCAGGACTGCAAAAGGCTGGTGACGGCCTTAAAGCTCTAGGTGGATCCAGTAAGGATTTGGCAACAGGACTCATTGAAGGTAAGCGTGGCTTTGATGCGTTAAATCCTGCAATCGACCTGGCCGCTAGTGCAATGAAGGGATTATTAGGCTTCATACCAGGAGTCAGTGCCGCTACTGATCTAGTAGTTCAAGGTTCGAAATTAATGGTTGACCAGATACAAAAACAGGTCAACGGTTTTCAAGAGATCGGTGAAGTAGGTGCANTAGGAGCTAAAGGATTAGAAGGTCTTCAAGATCAATTTATAGCTTCAGGGCTTACCCTAGAAAGTTATACCAAGGCATTACGAAACTCATCAGTGGCACTGGCAAGATTCAGAGGACTCACAGGGGATGGTGCAGAAGACTTTAGCGATATTGTTGGAAAGTTAACTCAAGGCGGAGACCTCAGTCTAAGAAGATTAGGCCTTAGTGCTGAACAACTAGGTGAAAGCACAGAAGCATTCTTATCACGACAAACTAGGTTAGGATTATCACAAAGATTAAGCAATCAAGTACTAGCACAGTCAACGACCACATACATTAAAGAATTAGACATGTTGTCTAAAGTAACAGGAATGAATAGAAAGGATATTCAAAATCAACAAGATGCGGCCTTAAGTGAAACCAGATTCCGTGCAAGTATTGAAGGAATGAGAGGAACGGTTGAAGAAGGGGCAATCAATAGCATAATGAATTTTCAATCTACCATTAGCGGTGTAGATCAACAACTTGGTGCAGGTGTAAGAGATCTTGCAAGTGGATTTACAGCTACAGAAGCGGCAAGACGTGCTGAGTTTGTAACAGGTGGACAAGCTAGTAAAATTATGGATCGCTTGCGTAGAGGACAAATCAATGAATTACAAGCCAGAGAGCAGATGCAGACCGCTCTTAAAGAAAATAGAGAGCAAATAATATTTGCAGGTCGTGCGTTAGGAGATACTAGTGGTATCATTGGAAATACCGCTGGACTATTTGATTTAATGAACCTCGAAATAGGTAAAAACGGTGAGTTAATAATAAAAGGTAGAAAAATACAACAAGGACAGATGGACGGATCTAACGAATTAACTAATTCAGCAGTGGCCGCACAGCAATCAATTGAAAAAATGCAGATAGAAATGCAAAAGCTATTCTTTTTAGCAATGCCTAAAGCCGCAAAGACAGTTGAGTTTTTCTCAGGAAAATTAAAAGAAGGAATAGGAGCAATTTACAACAGACTTACTGGAACAGCAACTGATCAGCAGAAAAAAAATATTGAAAATCTTATGCCAGGTGGCGGTAGTGGTGATATTTTCGGCTTTGACCCTGCACAATTTAAAGCATCTGCTACTACAAAACAATCTACAACACAACCTATACAAACATTTGCTGAAGCACAAAAGAATTTATTAGACGCAAACGTAATTCCGCATGCAGACATAGCTAAAGTAGCACAGTATGAAGGCACAGGAACCGCTAGAAAAGTCGCAAATGCCAAAGATACTGATCTGGTATCTAGTATTTTAGGTGTCGACGCTACTTTGAAATATAATGCAATAACAATTGGTGATCTTAAAGAAAAAATAGCCAACTTAGATGTCTCTGCCACATCAGGACCAAATCAAGCATATTCATCAATGACAGCAAGTTTAGACCCTAACTTATCACAACCAGAGACAGCAGATCCAGAATCTGTACAACAATCAAGATCAATGGACGAGCAAGTAGATTTATTAAAAGAAAATAATGGCAAATTAGATCAATTAATATCTCATGTAGCTACATCCAATAATATTAACAATAAAATATTGGGATCAAGTTATGCGTAATTGGTTAAATTATCATTGACTAGTTGACTGGAATTTGCTAGTATGGTAGTATAACGATAAATATACGCTAAGACAAACGAGATTACTAATGGCATCATACAAAAAACATTTTAGTTCAAGAACAGACGGCTCACTTAGCCCAATAAGTGGCATAAACACAGACGCATCCAGAAGCGGTACTTATAGTGGAGGTGATGACTTTGCATTTAGGAATTATCAATCCAGCTTACCAGAAGTATATTCAGGACATCCAAACCGTGTTGAAAGATATAATCAGTACGAAGCAATGGATATGGATTCAGAGATCAATGCTTGCTTAGATATTATTTCAGAATTTTCAACACAGGCAAACGAGGAAAATAGCACAGCGTTTGATATTGAGTTTCATGACAATCCAACAGACAATGAAATTGCAATCATTAAAAAACAATTACAGCAATGGACCAAACTAAACAAGTTTGATCAACGTGCATTTAAAATGTTTAGAAACACAATCAAATATGGTGATCAAGTATTCATACGTGATCCGGAGACATTTGAACTATATTGGGTTGATATGTCAAAAGTATCAAGAGTTATTGTTAATGAATCAGAAGGTAAAAAGCCCGAACAATACATAGTTAGAGATGTTAATCCTAACTTTGAAAACTTAACAGTGGCCGCAAAAACAACACAGGATGTGGCGACAAATCCACCTAGTGCAGGAGCAGGATACTCAGCACCAAACAATTATTCAGCACCCAATGCAACAGGTGGTGCAGGTGGAAGATTCCAAACAGCATTAAATGAATTATGTATTGACTCAGAACATGTCGTGCATTTGAGCCTTAGTGAAGGTTTAGACAGTGCATGGCCGTTTGGTACAAGTATACTAGAAAACGTATACAAGGTCTTTAAACAGAAGGAACTGTTGGAAGACGCACTACTGATATATCGTGTACAACGTGCACCTGAACGTAGAGTATTTAAAATTGATGTAGGTAACATGCCTAGTCATATGGCAATGGCATTTGTGGAACGTATTAAAAATGAAGTACATCAACGTCGTATACCAACAGCGGGTGGTGGTGCAGGTACCATGGATGCAACATACAATCCACTATCAATCAATGAAGATTACTTCTTCCCAACAACAGCAGATGGTCGAGGATCATCAGTTGAGGTATTACCAGGTGGACAAAACCTAGGTGAAATTGATGACTTAAAATACTTTAACAATAAACTATCACGTGGACTACGAGTACCAAGTTCATACTTACCAAGTGGTCCAGAAGACTCAGCACAAGCAATGAATGACGGTAGAGTTGGTACAGCATTGATACAAGAATATAGATTTAATCAATATTGCATGCGTATGCAAAATCAAATTGGTCAGAAGTTAGATGATGAATTTAAAATGTTTATGCGTTGGAGAGGCTTTAATATTGATTCAAGTCTATTCACTATTAAATTTAATCCACCACAAAACTTTGCATCATACAAACAAGCAGAGTTAGACGCACAACGAGTTAATGTGTTTGGACAAATGGAACAATTACCCTACATGAGTAAACGTTTTATGATGCAGAGATTCTTAGGTCTTAGTGAAGAAGAATTGTTACAAAACGAAAAACTATGGTCTGAAGAACGTAATGAAAATGATAGCCAGTCAGTCAGCGGGTCAGACATGCGATCAGTAGGTATTAGCCCTGGTGGAATTGAAGGAGATCTTGATACAGGAGCGGAACTAGAAGCGGATCTTGATAATCCTGATATTACAGAACCAGATTTAGGAGGAGATGCACCAGATGCAGAAACTCCTCCAGGAACATAAATAATACTATGACACTAAACGAAATGTATGATAGAGCAGAACCAGGATACCAGAATGTTGAAAAAGACAATGGTAGGATTAAACTTGGTGATTTACGTAAAACTAAATTAACTCTAAAACAGTTAACCAAGCTAAGACAAATGAATGATATTCGTACATATGAACAAGAAGAAAAGCTAACTAAAGTAAGAAAACAGTACGCACCAGCACAAGAAGCACCAAGTTTCTAGAAAATACCCTAAAAATGGCCAGTTTTGGCCGAAAAACTCCACTATAATTCTCTTTACTATTAAATAGTATACTAGCCTTAGTAATACATATATATGGAGAAATTTTACAATGGAAAATAAATTCGAACAACTTATTGAATTCATCATCAACGATGAAGAAGATAAAGCAAAAGAACTATTCCACGAAGTAGTAGTGGAAAAATCACGTGAGATCTACGAAAACTTAATGCAGGAAGACGAAACAGTTGAAGAAGCTGTTGAAGATATTGCTGAAGAAACAATAGAAGAAGCACCTGCTGATATGAAAGAAGGTAAGATGCCAAATAAAGAAGCAGTAATGAAAATGTGTAAAGAAGGCAAATCCAAAGCGGATATCTGCGAAATGCACAAAGATTGCGATCAAGGCAAATTAAAAGAAATGGTTGACGGTTGTATGAAAGAAATGAATGAAGCACCTGCTGATATGAAAGAAGACGCTGTCGACGAAATGTATCACGATAAAAAGAAACACATGGAAGATGAAGAATTAGGTGGCGATGCCGCTGACGACCTTATTGGCGAAATTGAAGCTGATGAAGAAGGTATTGCTTTAGAAGATGAAGAAGCAGAAGAAGAATTAGAAGACCGTGTAGTTGATCTTGAAGACAAACTAGACGAGCTTATGGCAGAATTTGAAGGCTTAATGGCTGACGAAGAAGCACCAGAAGCTGAACCAGAAGGTGACATGGAAATGGAACCAGAAGCTGAAGAAGCTGAATCAGAAGAAGAAGCTGAAGAAGAAATGGAAATGCCAATGGAAACTACAGAAGAAGTTGCTGAAGAGCAAGTTGACGAAGCAGTTTCAATGAAAGCTGTTAAAGCTGATCATGCTGACCATACTGATAACAAAATGTCTCCAACTCCAGCTAACGGTGGTGCTAAAGAAAAATTAGCAGATGCACATCCAGCTAAAGTTGAACAAGAAAAAGGTTCAGCAACACCTAAAGCACAAGACATGGGCGGAACTACAGCACCAGATCTTAAAAAAGTATAATTGGGATTAACTAAAGAATGACAACATACCTACAAGAACACCTGAACTTTACAGCGGCTAATATAGTCACTGAAAGCTCAGAAGATGGCAAAGACCTTTTTATGAAAGGTATTTGTATCCAGGGTGGTGTCAAAAATGCTAATGAGCGTGTATATCCAGTAACTGAAATTGAGAGTGCTGTTAAAAGTCTCAATGAACAAGTTAAAGGTGGATATTCAGTTCTTGGTGAAGTTGATCACCCAGAAGATTTAAAAATTAACCTAGATCGTGTAAGCCATATGATCACAGAAATGTGGATGGATGGTCCAAACGGTCATGGTAAATTAAAAATATTACCGACACCAATGGGTAAACTAGTTGAAACTATGCTAGGTTCCGGTGTCAAATTAGGAGTTTCTAGTCGAGGGAGCGGTAACGTTTCTGAAGGCTCAGGACACGTCAGTGATTTTGAAATTATCACTGTCGACATAGTATCTCAACCAAGTGCTCCAAACGCTTATCCAACAGCGATATACGAAGGACTTATGAACATGAAATATGGACATAAGGTGTTGGAAATGGCTAAAGAAGCTGGTGGAGATTCGAAACTACAGAGATATTTGAAAAGCGAAGTAACAAAGCTGATCAAAGATCTCAAGATTTAGGAGAATCGCATGCTAGACGTAATCAAACCATTGCTAGATAGCGATCTGATCAATGAAGAAACTAGGAAAGATATCCAAGAAGCTTGGGAATCAAAACTAGAAGAAACAAAAGATCAGGTTCGTGCAGAACTCCGTGAGGAATTTGCACAACGTTATGAACACGATAAAAGTAATATGGTTGAAGCGATCGATCGCATGGTAACAGAAGGTCTAACTACAGAGCTACAAGATGTGAAAACTGAAAAAGCTCAATTAGCAGAAGACCGTGTTAAGTTTAATGCATCAATGAAAGAAAACGCTAACAAATTTAATAACTTTATGGTTACTAAATTAGCGGAAGAAATCAAAGATCTTAGACAAGACAGAAAACAGCAAGATGCCACAGTTGGAAAACTAGAAGCATTTGTTGTTGAAGCATTAGCAAAAGAAATTAAAGAATTTGCACAAGACAAACAGGACGTTGTAGAGACTAAAGTTAAACTTGTTGCAGAAGCTCGTCAGAAACTGGAAGAACTTAAAACTAAGTTCGTAACAGAATCAAGCGAGAAGATGACTAATGCAGTTGCCAAGCACTTGAAAGCGGAACTCTCTCAGTTGCAGGAAGATATCAAAGTTGCTCGTGAGAACAGCTTTGGACGTAAGATATTTGAATCATTTGCAAGCGAATTTGCTGGTACTCATTTAAATGAGAACGCAGAAATACGTAAGTTAATGGCACAAATGGAAGAAAAGAATCAGCAACTAGAAGAAGCAACCAATACACTCAACGAAACAAAACAGTTGGTTGAGAGTAAAGAACAAGATATTCGCATTATTAAAGATTCTAATGAGCGTACAGCAAAATTAGATGAGCTATTAAGTCCGTTAAACGACGAAAAAGCAGAAGTTATGCGTAATTTATTAGAAAGTGTGCAGACTAAGAAATTAGATGCCACTTTTAACAAGTATCTCCCAGCGGTGCTTAACGAGAATGTAGTGAAGTCTAAAAAAACGACACTTACAGAATCTGTTAAGGAAGTTACTGGGGATAAATCCAAGCCAGTTGAAGCAAAAGAAGAAAACCCACAAGTTATCGACTTACGCAAACTAGCTGGACTATAGTATAGACATTAGGAGAAAATCATGTCAAACGAACTACTTGAAAGCCGTTGGGGTGAGACCAAAGACGCATTATTAGAAGGTCTACAAGGCTCTAAACGCAACTCAATGAGTGTTATCTTAGAAAACACTAAAAAGCACTTGGCTGAAGCATCAGTCGCAGGTACTACAACAGCTGGTAACGTAGCTACACTTAACCGTGTAATACTACCTGTAATCAGACGTGTAATGCCAACAGTTATTGCTAACGAATTGGTTGGTGTACAACCAATGACTGGTCCAGTTGGACAAATTCACACATTACGTGTACGTTACGCAGAAACAAACAATGCAACAGGTACAGCAAACGATGTAGTAGCTGGCGATGAAGCATTAAGCCCATTTAAAATTGCTACTGCTTATTCCGGTGACGGAACTGCAGGATTAGCGGCTGGAACATCAAGTTTAGAAGGTGACGGTGGTCGTAAGATTTCTGTACAAATTCTCAAGCAAGCTGTTGAAGCAAAAACACGTAAATTGCAAGCACGTTGGACGTTTGAAGCGGCTCAAGATGCTCAAGCAATGCACGGTATCGACGTTGAAGCTGAAATTATGGCGGCACTAGCACAAGAAATTACTGCTGAGATCGACCAAGAAGTTCTAGCTTCACTTAGAGCATTAGCGGCTACAGAAGAAGCATATAACCAAGCTACTGTATCTGGTACAGCTACATTCGTTGGTGACGAGCATGCGGCTCTAGCAGTTCTTATTAACAGAACAGCTAACAAAATCGCACAGCGTACAAGACGTGGTGCAGGTAACTGGGCTGTTGTTTCACCAGCCTCACTAACAGTATTACAATCTGCAACTACTTCAGCTTTTGCTCGTAGTACAGAAGGTACATTTGATGCTCCAACAAACACTAAATTCGTAGGTACTCTAAACGGTGCTATGAAAGTGTATGTTGATTCATATGCATCAGACACTACACCAGTACTAGTTGGTTACAAAGGTACAAGTGAATCAGACGCGGCGGCATTCTATTGCCCATACGTTCCACTAATGAGCTCAGGTGTTGTGTTAGATCCATCAACATTTGAACCAGTGGTGTCATTCTTAACAAGATACGGTTACATTGAATTATCAAATACAGCATCATCCTTTGGTAATGCAGGTGATTACCTTGGTGAGATTTCAATGGCTAACTTATCATTCCAGTAAGATATTATATTACAGGAAAGTTAACATTAAAAAGCACTCTTCGGAGTGCTTTTTTTTGACTTAATAATTAATAAGTTAAAATAGATAAATAACAACATAAACGCAATTCGGCGTTTTATGCAGTTTTAACATTCTGCGTAGTAGGTAGAACCTACATTGGACTTCTATAAGGAGAAATATAAAATGGGTAGACCGATAAACAAGAGATTTTTAGGGTTAACAGGAGTTGATGCATTACCAACAATTCCAGTTCGTGCAGATATCGCCGGTACAGATTTTGAAGGATTTATTGTATCACAAAAAGGTTCAAAAACATTCCGTGTATCAAATGACGGTGGATCAGTAGTAGGAGAAGCTATTTTAGTTAATAAAATTACAGGTCATGACGCAGGAGAAATGTCAATAGTTGGACTAAACACGGCAGGAGAAGCAAAAGCTATTTCAAAGATTACAGCTAATAAAGCTGTTGATTTTGATGGAGTTATTTATTCTTGGGCAGTAGAAGACGATTCAGCTGAATCCATGCTACGCTTAACAGCTCTTTAAAATTAATATTTTTTTAGGCTACGGAAATCCTCTTAGTAAATACACTGAGAGGATTTTTTTATGACAGTAGGATTTGTATTAGGTAATGGTCGAAGTAGACTAGCAGTAGATCTTGAAGAGTTAAAAACCAAAGGGTTAATTTACGGATGCAATGCTATCTATAGAGAGTTTATGCCTCATGTATTAGTAGCAACAGATAGGTTAATTGCAAACAGAATTCAAGAAGAAGAAATAGATAAAAAAGTTAAATTTTGGACACGTAGGCCTATAGAAGGTTCAGCGGCACATAAAATAGAACGACCGTATTACGGAAATAGTTCCGGGCCTGTTGCAGTATCTAGAGCTTGCATAGACGGAGCAACACATATATTTCTTTTAGGATTTGATCTAGGTACATCAGACAGCAAATTTAATAACATATATGCCGATACTGAATTCTATAAAAAAAGTACAGATGATCCAACCTATGCAGGTAATTGGATATATCAACTTAATGATATAGCTAAAGCATTTCCTAAAGTAATATTTTTCAGAGTAACAGGTGAAGAATCTGCAGAAGTTAAATTTGATCGAAATAATATGGAAACAATAGCTATGGCCGAGTTTAAGTTAAAGATAAATAAGCTATAATAGGAAAAGCAAATGAGTACACATAAAAGAGTAACCGGAGATTATGCTATTACCACTGTTAATGCCAGTGATAATATTACTTTAACTACACACACTGTTACAGTGACAGGTAACTTAACTGTTTCGGGTACACAAACAACTGTTAATTCGGTTGACCTGGATATTAAAGATAGACTTATTGTTTTAAACAAAGGTGAGTCAGGTGCAGGAGTTACAGGAGTACAATCAGGTATACAAGTTGATAGGGGATCTGCGACTGATTCTAAGATCGTATATGTTGAATCTTCAGATCAATGGAATCTTGACCAAGGTAACGGATCACTTGTTCCCATTGTTAGTTCAGTATCTGGAGTAACAGAAGTAAGTGATGACACTACACCAGTACTAGGTGGTGCTTTAGATGTTAACGGCAAGTCAATAGTTAGTTCATCAAATGGTAATATTGCAATAGCCGCAAACGGTACAGGAATATTACATGTTGACGGCTCAGCGGTACGGTTACAAAACGAAGCTGGAGACCCAACAGGACAATCAGGGTATACTACAGTTTATTCTAAAGTAGCTGGATCAGGTGGTACAGGATTATATGCAGTGACAAATACCTCAACAGCAGATGAACTAGTAAGTAAATCGAAAGCCGTAGTATTCGGCATTATATTTTAAGGAATAAAACATGACAATTAGTACATTACAAGTCAATGATAGTGCTACAACAGTATATACATCGACAAACAATACAGCAGTTACTTTTCAATCTTATACAAACTATTCTGCCAGTGCAGTTAAAATTGATATCAATTTGGTACCAAGTGGTGGATCAGTAGCTGATACCAATTTGATAGTTAACGAGCTAGCTATTGCGGCAAAAGATACATATCAAGTATATTCTGGAGGAGAAAAACTCCTGTTAGGAAACGGTGATTTCTTAGTTGCTACAGCCAATGCGGCATCAGCAATAACAGTTGTAACATCATTTACAACAATCTAGATAAATTATGTCAGGTAAATTTCTTAAAGAGCCTAAGGCAGACACGTCAGCAAAAGCAATCACAGTACCTTCCGGTGGTGCTTCTGACAGACCAGGCGCTCCTATATTTGGTAGTTTTAGATTTAATACCGACATTGGGTCTCTAGAGTTCTTTAACGGAACAGTTTTTAAGACTGTATCTGAAGCAGGAGAGAAAACTCTTGTTATTAATACATTTACAGGTAACTCGTCTACCAAAACATTTACAATGTCAGTAACACCGACAGCAGTAACTCAACTATTGGTTTTTATTGGCGGAGTATTTCAAGAATCAACCACACACTACTCAGTATCATCAGATGACATAACATTTAGTGAAGCACCTCCAACTGGAGAAACTATAACAGTTATTCACAACATTGCAAAAACTCCAAATTAATATATAGATAAATAAACGCATAACCAACACGGTGTTGGGGACAAACCGAGGTAAACCTGCGATAGAACAAGGTTATCCGTGAAATACGGAGGATAAGGAGAGAATATGGCTTCAGGCCGAATATCCGGTAGACTCTTGCGAGATGATCTTGCTAGAGATACCAATTTAACATTTGATACAAATACTCTGGTTGTTGATTACGTCAACAACAAAGTTGGTGTTGGCACAGTTTCCCCATCTGACCTTCTTACTGTCAATGGTAATTCTACTTTAGACAAAATACAAATTTCAAACAATCAAATAATATCAGTCAATACCAATGCTGACATAGTAGTGTCTCCGAACGGTACCGGAAATATTAATGCATCAACAAGTTTTATAAACAACGTATCTAATCCAGTACAAAATCTAGACGTTGCTAATAAGGTATATGTTGATACAACAGTAGCCGGAGTACTTGGTAGTACATTGAACTTGGGTTCAGCTGGTGATGGATCATTGGTAACCAGCGGAGCATATATTAATTGGACAACAACAACAAAAATTACAGATGCCATCGACGATTTAAACGAAGTAGTTGAAAATGTACGTAATAATACTTTTGTTAAACAAGTAGACTTTGTAGCTGATATAGTAGCGGCAGGTGCAGGAACTGCGGTCACTTTAACAATTACGACAACAGGTACCGCTAATAGATTTGATGTAACATGGGGCGATGGTGATACAGATACCAATATTACAGATACAACACCAACGCACACATACGCTACAAATGTAGGATCACCATTTGATGTAACTGTTAGAGCATATAATACCGGCGGTAGTGGAACCGGTAGTGAAGCAAGTAAAACTAGAGAAAATTACATTACCATTTTTACAGCAAATCCTGTGGTATCATTTGCGATATTTGCGGGATCAAGTGGCGGAAGTGCAATAAACTTTTGGGATGATGGTGCTACAGTATATTTAGAAAATACAACAACAAATATTGGAAGTGCTACAATTCAATTTACAGTCAATTGGGGTGATGGATCAAGCAATAATGTAATTACGGATAATACAGCAAATGGCGGAACAGCAGGTAGTAGACTTGCACATACATTTACAGCATCAACAGAACAAGAACAACAAAGAACAGTTACAGTTACTTTAGATAGTCATTCAACAGCAACACCAGCAGTTATTCCAACCAGTGCTAACGATGCAGTTGAAATTTATGATACACATACTCCTACAGTGTCACTAGATGATGCTTCGGGAGTCAATGAAGAAGCAACATCAGGACATGTTGTTACATTTACAAATAATACAGAAAATACAATAGGTAGTTTCTCAACATATGGAATACAATACCAATACCAATGGGGTGATGGAACATCTTCAAACACTGTAAACGCAGGATCAAGCGGTGCTGGCGATACAGGCGGCACAATTGCTCATACATTTGCGTTAAGCTCAAGCGATCAAGCAAATGGAACACCAAGGGATTATGTTGGTAATATTAGAGTTACATCAAATCATACAAGTTCACCGTTTGTAAGTTCAAACTTTACTGTTCATGTTGAACCTGATGTCAGATCAAATATTGCAGGAACAGCGGTTACAGTATCAGATCGAACAGGTGATGATCAATTTGATATATATGATTTTACTGACTATAATGGAAGTAATCGTGCGTTAGTCAGGATGACTAACACATCACAAAATGCCGATGACTATGTTTATAACTTTGCTGACGGTGCAGGTAACACAGCAGTTACAGAAAACGGAAGTAATGCAGGCAGTATCGGAGCAGTTTTAGATCGTNATTTCGCAGGAAAAAGCACAGGCACATACAATCTAACATTTACATCTAACGGAACTCCAGACATAACAGCACAAACAGATGTTGACACGAGTATTACATTTACATTAAAAGCTACCCCAACAGTACCAAGCAATTTAAGTAGCTTTACACTAAGTCTGTCAGATAGCTCTCAAGGTACTAGTCCTAAACTAACATCGGGCTTTACAGACAATTCAGAAAGTAATCCATTAGCGGCAGGTGCTAGTTTATCGACCACTAGTGCCAGAAGATACACATCAGGTACAATTGATACTAATGTAATTAATAATTCGTTTAACGGCGTTGCAGGCACCTTAACAGCTAAAGTAAATGGTGTTGATAAAGGTAACAAAGCATTCTCTGCATCAACAGGCGAGAACGGAACATTTACAAGTTTGGTAGTAAGCAATCAAGCTGATGCAAACAGCACAATATCAGGATCAACATACCCAACAGGATTTTATCAAACATTTGATGCTAAAATTACACAGGCATTATCAAATTACACAGTAGGTGTTAATGATCAAAGATTAGAACATTCAACAACAGGAAACACTAATTACGTATCTGTTGTTTATGATGACATTACTGACACGCCAACAATTGGAAGTGGAGCAGGCACACTAGCAGAAGGAACAGCAGGCACTAAACGATTTGTTTCAGGTGTTCCTTATTACAATTCAGGATCACCAACAGTGGTATTAACAGGCGTGCAAGTTAGCAACTTAACAGGGCAAGCATTTTCAGATGTTTCAAATCCTGTGGAAGTTAATACCGGTGCTAATCAGGAAGGAACATCATCAGCAGGTACTGTAGATACTGATTACACATATGCAAACATAGACGGGTCAACAACAATGCTAGCTAGTGGTATTCCAAAGATGGATATTGGTGTATCAAGTGCATATACATTAGGTGCATTAACAGTACCGATTACTTCAAGTTCAGTAAGAACTGTCGACAGAGTTCGAGTTCGTGCTAGAAACTGTAATGGTATAGGTGGCTACATATCTAATGTAACAAACATTAATGTACACACATCAGCACAATCAGGTATAAGTGAAATATTAATTCCAGTAAGTGATAGTTTAGGTGCAGGATTTGATGATGACGGTGTAAGAATATTTAATTTTAACGGAGATACATCAAATAATCCGAGTTATTCAGGGTCAACAAACTTCTATACTAGTAGTCCATACACTGAGGCAAGTGATCCTGGAGTTGCAGGAACAAAAGAAGCAACTATACGTTTAGGGGTGCTAGAACATAATGTTGTTAATTATGCATCAGGATATTTACCAGCAGGACCAAATAGAAGTGGAGACACAGGAACACAATACTTTACATTTGCTTTCCGTAGAACAACAATGTCTAATTTTGATATTAATATTACTAGTTCATCAATTGCTGGATTATGGATAGCGGCTCCAGGAACAGGCATTGACACAGCTTCAGGATTGAATGGATGGATTGATTCATCAATAACATACGGTGGATCAGGAGTACCTGGTAGTGATACAGGCAACGGTGGGAATGGGTCAAATGGTTGTGCATTTACATCAGGGGATAGAATAGCATCAGGTACAAGTTTATCAGGTGGCTATACAATGACACTAGGTAGTGAGAACGGAACAAATGCAACAGGAAATGTTATATTAGTTCGTATTGCATTAACATCAGGTCAAAGTGTAACAGCGTTGTCAGTAGGAGTAGCTAGCTAATGGCAATTACAGACACCCAGAAAGTTGATTACCTTTGGAAGAAAATAGGGTACGGTGCAACTAAAACAGATACCAATGCTAATAAAAAAGCACCCAACGAAGCAATAGCATCACCATTACTACTGCGTGGCGACAAAGTGTGGCAACAGGCAAGTAGCATTCCAGCAGTTATGCCAGGTTCATCATCAGCACCGGTTACAGTGTATCCAACATCAGCACCAGATGAAACAACAATTGATGGAACAGCCACAGCAAACAGAACTTGGAAAACAGGATTAACAGACTGGATACCGCCAGAGATAGGTTCTACATATCAAGTAAAAGTGTTTATACATACTTCAAGTGATGCCTCAGGTGCATCAGGTGGTGATCAAGTGTTTGCCACAGGTTCAGGTAATGATGACGAATGGTTCTTTGATTATCAATCAGGAGTACTACACTTTGTAGGAGCAAACTTGCCCAACGGTATAAGTTTCTCAGGTAAGTCAGTTTATATATCAGGTGCTAGGTATACTGGTACGTTTGGAGTAGGTAGCGGTTCGGCAACTACTTTAGGTAATATTACTGCTGATGACACAACGCTGACATCAACAACAGCCAGCGACGATATTATCATTAATGCTGAATCCGGGCTATTTAAGATTTTAGGAACAACAGGATTTGCTATTCCTGTTGGAACAACAGCACAAAGATCTGGTTCACCAGCTACGGGTACATTAAGATATAATTCCACAACAGGTGCATTAGAGTTATATGATGGGGCGGCATGGGACGCAACAGGAGACTTCACAACTCTAGTACAGTCATTTAATGGAGATGCTTCAACAGTGGCATTTACATTATCAGCGGCAACAACCACAGAGAGTCTAATAGTTAGTATTAATGGCGTTTTACAAGAACCAACAACAGCATATGCTGTAAGTTCAACTACGTTAACATTTACAGAAGCTCCTGCGACCGGCGATAAAATTATTGTCAGATTTATGACAAAAACATTAGGTAGTACTGTTGGAACTTATGTTAAAACATCACCAGTAGCAGTTTCTGGATTACCATCAGCATCATCAGTAGGTGCTGGATCAAGAGCATTCGTAACAGATGCCAACGCAACAACCTTTGCATCAATAGTAGCAAACGGGGGATCCAACGGAGTACCTGTTTACTCAGACGGCACAAACTGGCGTATAGGTTAATTATATAAAGTGCGTAGTTTATTCAATAATATCAGTAGTTTATATCAACCCGTAACAGTTACAAAATACCAAATTTAAATAAATACTTTCAAGTAGATAGCTGGACAATTAACAGTTGTCAACTACCAGGTAGTAGTTCGGGGGATAGCTACCCTTAAATGCTTAGATTATAAGGACAAAAATATCATGGCAGTAACAAGAATAAAAAATAATCAGGTAACAGATGCAACATTGACCGGTGCTAAACTAGTCAATAACACTGTTACCGCAGGAAAGTTAGCAAACAATTTAACTTATGCCTCGAACTTAACGGTTTCGGGCAATCTTACAGTTAACGGTGCTACTAACACAATTTCCACAGTAAACACAACAATTGAAGATGCGGTTATTGTACTTAACTCTGAAGTTACAGGTTCAAGTGGTGCAAGAGACATGGGTCTTTACGGTGAACGTGGTGACGATACATCAGTGTTTATGGGATATGATGAGTCAGCAGACATATTTGTAATGGCAACAACAGATTCAGCAGGTACAGCAACAGCAATAAACATAACAGATTATGTTGGTTTAAAAGCTGGTCCAATTACAACAGACGACACAATTGTAGCAACAGCTAACATTACAGGTGGTAACTTGATCACTGGTGCTCAAGTAGTAGCAACAGGTAACGTAACTGGTGCTAACTTAAACACAGCTGGAAAAATTACAGATGGTGCTTTAGTATCAAATAATGGTACAATAACAGGTGCCGTAGCAATTACAGCTTCTGGTGCAATACAAGGTGCTACACTAACAGATGGTGCATTTTCAGTTAATTCTGGAGCGGTAACAGGTGCAACTACATTGTCAACATCAGGACTAGCAACACTAGCAACTGCTATTGTTTCAGATCTGACTGCTGATCAAATATGTGTACCAACAACAGATGGTAGACTTGCAAGTACCAACAAACTAACATTTGACGAAACAACATTAGGTGTTACAGGTGCGGCAACAATATCAACAACATTAGGAGTAACAGGACTGTCAACACTAGCAACTGCTACAGTTTCAGATCTGACTGCTGATCAAATATGTGTACCAACAACAGGTGGTAGACTTGCAAGTACCAACAAACTAACATTTGACGAAACAACATTAGGTGTTACCGGTGCAATTACTGCATCAACAACTATTGCGGCAACAGCTAACATTACAGGTGGTAATTTAATCACTGGTGCTCAAGTGGTAGCAACAGGTAACATAACTGGTGCTAACTTAAACACAGCGGCCAAAGTTGTTTCAGGTAGTTTAGAAACAGGTGATGTTACAATTGCTTCTAGTAAAACACTAGCATTTGGTGCTAACAAACTTACAGGAGTAGCAGATCCAGCAAATGCTCAAGATGCGGCTACTAAAGCGTATGTTGATGGTTTACTATCATCTGGCTTCACAGTATCAGATGGATCTAATACACAAACTATTGCTAACGGAAATACACTAACAGTTTCAGGAACAGCTAACGAAATTACAGCAGTAGTTTCAGCAACAGACACATTAACACTTAGTTTACCAGATGATGTTACGATTGGTGATACACTAACTGTTGCAGGTAACTTGATAGTTCAGGGTACAACAACAACAGTTAACTCATCAGTAACACAAGTTGCTGATCCAATCTTCCAACTTGGTCGTGGTGCAAGCGGTGCGGCACTTGAATCGGATGATGCAAAAGATCGTGGTATAAGTATGTTTTACTATGAAGGTTCTGAAAAAACTGCGTTTATGGGCTTTGATACAACAGCCAATACGTTTAAATACTTCTCAGATGCAACCATTAGTAGTGAAGTTGTTTCAGGTACAATGGGTACTGCTGAGTTTGGTTCAGTAGTAGTTGATAATTTAACTCTTGATGCAAATACTATTACATCAACAAACACTAACGGTAACTTAGAACTTGCGGCCAATGGCTCAGGTAAAGTTAATCTTGCTACAGGTAACGAACTTGTTATTGCAGATTTAGCTGATGGAAAAATAATATTTTCAAGCAGTGGTCAATTATCAACCAACTCGAATTTAGGTTTTGACGGATCAACACTGGCTGTTACAGGTGCAATTACTGCATCAACAACCATTGCGGCAACTGCTAATATTACAGGTGGTAACTTAATCACTGGAGCCCAAGTGGTAGCAACAGGTAACGTAACTGGTGCTAATTTAAACACAGCTGGAAAAGTTGTTGCTGGAACAGTTATGGATTCAGCAACCATACATACATCAGGATTAGCTACATTACATTCAGCAACTGTTGAAGATCTAACTGCTGATCAGTTACTTGTACCAACAACAGGTGGTAGATTGGCTAGTACTGACAAACTAACCTTTGACGAAACAACACTGGCTGTTACAGGTGCGGCAACGATATCAACAACACTAGGGGTCACAGGACTATCAACACTAGCAACTGCTACTGTTTCTGATCTAACAGATAACCAAGTGGTAGTAGCAAGCACAAGTGGTAGATTGGCAAACACCAACAAACTAACATTTGATGAATCAACACTGGGTGTTACAGGTGCAATTACTGCATCAACAACGATGACTGCAACAGGTAACATCGGAGGTGGCAACATAGCAGGTACACGTGGTGTATTCACAAATATAGCAGGTGCATTAGAAACAGCGGCACAACCAAATGTAACATCACTAGGCACACTAAGTGCTCTAACAGTGGACAATGTTGTTGTTAACGGTAACGACATTACAGTAAGCTCAGGTGAATTAACCTTTAACGATGCTAGTGCTGACTTCAACATACGTTTTGAAGGTAATGGTGATGCAAACTTGTTATTCTTAGATGCAGGTACAGATTCAGTTAACATTGGTACAGCAACAGCAATAACTGATGTAAAACTTAATATTGGCGCTACAACATCATTTATGCCTCCAAAAGGTACATCTGCACAACGTCCTAGTTCAGCTGTAGTCGGTATGTTACGTTTTAACACAACCACTGACTCAATTGAACAGTATTCAAGTGCTGACGGTTGGGAATCAGTTGGTGCTGTATCGTTTACTGTTATTGCTTCACAGACATTTGACGGTGATGCTTCAACAGTAGCGTTTACCTTAAGTGAAGCACAAACTACTGCTTCATGTATTGTAAGTATTAACGGTGTGGTTCAATTACCAACTGATGCTTATGCAGTGTCAGGTACTACACTGACATTTACAGAAGCTCCAGCAACAGGTGACAAAGTTGAAGTACGTAAAATTACTACTACAACTACTATTACCAACTTATCATCATCAGGTGGAGAAGCTACTGTTACAACTCAAACTTCAGAAGAAGTTGATATTAAAGGTAACTTGATGCCAACAGTAAATAACACTTACTCAATTGGTAATGCATCAGTAGGTTGGACAACTGTTCACGCAGAAGCTACATCAGCAAAATACGCTGACTTGGCAGAGAAATATGAAGCTGACGCTGATTATACTCCAGGAACTGTTGTACACTTTGGTGGTGAGAAAGAAGTTACTGAATGTGATCAAGATCATTGTACACGAGTAGCAGGAGTTGTTTCAACAGCACCAGGTTACAGAATGAATGATGGTTTAGAAGCTGAGCATACAGCAATGGTAGCATTAACTGGTAGAGTACCTTGTAAGGTTACTGGTCCAGTTGCCAAAGGCGATATGATGGTATCAGCAGGAAACGGTATGGCTAGAGCAGAAGCTAACCCAACATACGGTGCAGTAATTGGTAAAGCACTTGAAGTGTGGGAAGGTGGAGAAGGCGTTATTGAAGTAGTAATTAAATAACAGCAAGCTCACAAGCAATAAACTAAAAAGCACTCGGAAACGGGTGCTTTTTTTATCTGATAAATAGTGATAAATAGTTGTGGAGAACAAAAAATCATGGCCAAACAAACAATTAATATCGGTGTTGCAGTAAACGACGGAACAGGAGATGCGTTACGCACATCATTTGATAAAACAAACGATAATTTTGACGAGATATATCTCGCAGGACCAGTCGGCACTAACATAAAAGTAACAGCAAACACATTGGTCAGCACTGATACCAACGGAAATATAACAATAGATCCCGATGGTACTGGTATTGTCACAATTAACAGTGATCTAATTATAGCAGGTACGGTCAGGGGCGATTCGAGCTCAATAATCCAGTTTGAGTCTGAGGTTGGCATTGAAAATCTAGGTGCAGGTGGAAATGAAGCTATCGTACTGGCAGATCCGATCCGCCTTCGACACTTAACATCAGCGGAAAGAGATGCACTGTCTCCCACTAATGGTTATTTAATATACAACTCCTCAACAAACAAAGTACAAGCACGTGCCGGCGGTGCATGGGTAGATCTACATTAAGGAATATTAAATGGCACTAACTAGGCCTAGAGCTCATCAATTAAGCGATTCCGACTATAAACAAAGTGTTAGAGTAGCACAATCATCAAATGTAACCCTATCTGGCGGAGCTCCAGCTACAGTTGACGGTATTAGTGTAAGTGCTAAAGATCGTGTTTTAGTATTAGCACAAACAGATGCCTCACAAAACGGTATCTATTATGTATCAGTAGTAGGAAGTGGATCAAACGGTACCTGGGTAAGAGCAACTGATGCAGATGACCAAGGTGATATGACATCAGGATTAACTGTTAAAGTCACAGCAGGAACAGTACACGACGACACCACTTATAAATTAACTACAGATGATCCTATAACACTAGGATCAACAGATTTAGTATTTGCACTTGCTAGTGCATTTGCATTTGGACAAGTTAATGCTGGAGGAACAACATTAACAGCAGATCAGGTCAATGATCTATTAACGCTAACTGCTGGAACTAATGTTGTTGTAACCGGAAATGCCGGAACAGACACAGCCACAATTGCACTTAGTACAGCTCCAACATTTACAGGTAATGTAACTGGTGGTAACTTAATTACAACGGCATTAACATCAACACAACACTTAACAGTATTAGCCAGCGGTACTGTAGAATTTAACGATAATAGATTACGTAACGTTGCAGATCCAACTTCAACTCAAGATGCGGCCACTAAAGCATATGTTGACAGTGCATTAAGCTCAGTAGTTACTATATCTGATGGATCCAATACACAAGTACTAGCAGACGGAGACACACTAACTTTCGCCGGTACATCAAACGAAGTTGACGTTGCTGTTTCAGCAACAGATACCGTGACCATTGGTCTTCCTAACGCTATTACTATAAGTGGTAACGTAACTGGTGGTAACTTGATCACTGGTGCCCAAGTGGTAGCAACAGCTAATATTACAGGTGGTAACTTGATCACTGGTGCACAAGTGGTAGCAACAGGTAACGTAACTGGTGGTAATATAGTCACAGCGGCCAAAGCTGTTTCGGGTACTATAGAAACAGGTGCAATCAGTATCACTAATACATCATTAGACGATAGTATATTAATTACAACAACAGAAGCTTCAGCAACCGCAGGTCCTGTTTTAACTCTAAAACGTAATAGTTCGTCGGTGGCTGACGGAGACTATCTAGGACAAATAAAATTTAAAGGCGAAAATGATGCTGATGAGGAAATTGTATATTCTAAAATTACAGGTAAAATTTTGGACGCATCAGACGGTACTGAAGACGGAATATTAGAGTTTGCATTTAAAAAAGGTGGTAGCAATAATATTTCAGCAAGATTTAGATCTGATTCTTTACAGTTAATAAATGGTACTACTCTAACGGTTAATGGTTTAATTAGCACTGCTTCAACAATAACAGCGACATCAGATATTGAAACAACTGGCGGAGATGTTAATATTAAAGCCAGAGGAGAAACTAGATTTTATGACTCAGACAGTTCAAACTATGTGGCATTAAGAGCAGGATCTACAGTAGCCAGCGATATAATATTTACGTTACCAACAGCAGATGGTACTTCAGGACAGGTGATACAAACAGACGGAGCCAAAAATCTATCATTTGTGACAGCTAGCGGAGGAGGGGGAGGATCATCAGGATTCTCTCAATCAACAATTACAACTCATCCAGCCGCTAGTGGCAATAAAAGTTTAGGTACTGGTGGAGATAATTCAACAGAAGAAACACCTTTTGAAGCTGGCGGGGCGGATGCGTTTGGAGTTAGTTTAGGAATAGTATACGACCAAATGGAGCCAACTGGATCAACAGTTAGTATAGATTTAGGTGATTCTGAATCACATGTTGGTGCTTAATTGCAATAAATAACAATAGATTAACAAGGAAACAATAGAAAATGCCTACCGTATTACAATTTAGAAGAGGAACAACTACCCAGAACAATGCGTTCACGGGATCACTTGGTGAAGTTTCGATAGATACAGACAAAGACACGGTGGTTGTTCATGACGGCTCTACAGCAGGTGGTCATCCGCTATTAGGATACAAAGTACATGCTGATGTACTGAACGGTCGTTCAGACGGTGTTGGTAATGTTGGTAACGCAGATGTTGGATTTAATACATTACATGCCAAAGCAACTTCAGCACAGTATGCGGATTTGGCGGAAAAATATAGTACCGACGCAATGTACGACCCAGGAACTGTGGTTGTAATTGGTGGCGATGCTGAAGTAACTGCGTGTACATCAGTGGCTGATCATAAAGTATTAGGTATAATATCAACAGCACCAGCATATAAAATGAATCAAAATACTCAAGGTCAAGACATTGCTCTTACAGGCAGAGTTCCTTGTAAGGTTACTGGTCCAATAGCCCGTGGCGATCTACTAGTAACATCTGATATTACAGGTCATGCACGAGCATGGAATCCACAAAACTTTATTCCAGGTTCAGTTGTTGGCAAAGCACTAGAAGATAAAGCAGATAATAGTGCAGGTATCATTGAAGTAGCTGTAGGCAAAGTTTAACATGGAAGAACGTTATCGCTCAGACTATGAGGGCGAGTTTATTGTAACGAACTCAGTTATCCGCGGCGGCAAAAAAATTCAAGACAAAGAGTGGATTGAAAATCCTATTCAAAATCAACATATCTCCGGACGTGCAGTTTGCATAGCAGACGGAGAGTCAAGATCACATTTTCTTATAAAAAATTTAGAAGATCATAAAGGCGGGCTGTTAGGTAAGTTACGACTACAGACCTATGGTACAGGACGAGTTGCAGATGAAATTGTGTGTAATTTCTATGTATCTCGTAATACAACAATGTTAGAAAAATGTATAGAAAAAGAATACACAGTTCAAACTGTTTGTTATACTTCTACTACTAATTGTTTAAAATATCCTGGAGAGTTTTATCTAGTACCGTACAAGTTGTTAGGTAGTGATCTACTAACAGCGGCATACATTGCATGTTTTGATGGTCACAAAGAAATATTTCTTTTAGGTTATGATTGTCTCGACGATAGAACTACNACTGATGAACTAACTGATCTTATGAATACATACAAAGGTACAAAATTTATCAGAGTTAGTAAAGGAGTAAAAATAACTCAAACAGATATTCAAACTCCGGAAGAATGGAAATGGTGTACAAACTTTAGTGAAATGACCTATGCTGAATGGATTAGTTACTGCGACGTATAAAGTGCTTGCTCTACTGTTTCAACTTTCTGTTTTACCTCATCAATATTAATTGTAGACCACAAGCCTGGGTGTAACGGTTTAGGTATAATATTCTTATCGATCCAAGTATATCCTAAATGTTCTATATTCAAATTGGGTGCAAACTCATCTGCAACCACTCCAAAAAAGGTATGATATATAAAACGATTGTCTGGTGATGTAAATTGTTCTATAGGAATAATTTTTTCTGTTTTAGGAAACTGGCCAAGTTCTTCAACACATTCTCTTGTTAACGCATCTAATAGATTTTCGTTACCTTCAACTTTCCCACCAGGTAATCCCCAAGTGCCTGGATGCTTGCTGTCGTTTCTCAATAGATAAAGATAGCGTTTAGTGGACTTAGCATAGAACCAAATACCGATTGCGTTTAGAGGACCAGACTCCATTCGCCTCCCTTGTATAATCCTTGATAACTCTTAACCCACATTACTCCAGTCCACTTATATTGTATACTAGTGGTAGTATTGGTTATAAAGTCTGTGATATCTGATGAATAATCCGGAGTGCGTTCACTGGCATTGAATGCTACAAACCATTTAGCTCCATCATACTGTATAATATCGTTTGCAGATGCAATTACACTTCCCCATGCCGATGCAGGAGTAGTGTTGGAACTATCACCTATGGCTTCTGTTAACAAGTAACGCTGTCCAGTTGCGGCCGCAATTAATCCGCTACCTGGACCACTGGTAGTAGGGTCAATGACAGCAGTTAATGCATCTAATGTATTTTGTGGAATAGTATCGCTATCTATAGAAAATAATAATAATCTATCATCTGTTGGATGCACTGCAACAGTACCTACAATTTCAGTAGCAACAAAATCAGATGTTAATCTAATTTGTGTGATTCCAGCTCTTAATACTCCGTAGTTGTCGATAAGTGCTGACCACAATACATTATCATCTTGTGTGGTGGATGCGTTTAAGGTTCCTTCAGCAGAATCAACACGTTCACTTCTTAATAGCTGTAGTTGATTACCTATTAGTACAACTTGATATCCAAATGGTGTAATCTTTTGTCTAGTACCTAACAATAAATCATCATTGACTAATGCTTCATTAGCATCACCGTTTGCATCAAAAATACTTGATACTATCTTGTGTACAACTCCAAGTTTTTTAACTTTAGCTGGAGGACTTATCCATAATGGTAATTCAAATGTTAATGTAGCAATATCAATGTTATCATCAGTACCTACAGGAATTGATCTTGATGACCAATTAACATCTCCTAGTTCAACAACTGTTAAACTAGTCCAATCAATATAATTATCTGTTGATTGTATTTCCATACTCGGATTAAACAATGCTAATAATTGTTCTAGTAGCTGTAACTTCATTGTGGTATTTGAGGTCCAGCAATCTAACTGTATACTCATATTATATGGAACTGGCATCATTCTTTCTACAGTAAATGCGTTACCCTGTGTTTTTTCAAATGATTGTGTGTTTTGGTCAAATTCTCTTTGTTTAAATGATTTTTTATCAACAAAATACGGTTCCTGAACACGTTCTCTTGCATATTTTAAATCTGTCACATGAAAGGTCATCATTGGAACATTAGGTAGTTTGTTTCTAGAATTATCTGCTATTATAGTTGCCGCCTGTCTACTAGCATCACCATATCTAATAGGTACTCTGGTTAATGTAGGAGCTCCGGTATCATCTCTCCCGTATTCAACTTGAAAGTTCGAAAACATTCGTGTAAATTGTAATAAGAAACGTCTTATCTGATCATCATAAAAAAATTGTTGTAATGCCATTAGTTATCCTTGGTAGGTTTAAGTACATCACTGAGACTTTGCCTACTTGGTATGTTGCCACGATCACTAGTTCCAATAACAGAATCATTATTGAAGAATGAACTTTGTTGTGAGGTATTCTGTGATCCTGGTGTTAATTCAGTTCTTACATTATCTTCTACTTTCACCCATCTTGCTCCATCATATCTAAATAATCTATTTGGAAAGAAATCTAATCGTAATGCGTATGCTCCGGTAGCCGGATTAGCTGGAAAGCTAACTCCTGGAGTTACGGGTAAGCCGTTTGGTGGAACATTGTTACCTGTCATATATCCGACCAAGTACCCATCAACTTTAGGAGTAACTCCAGGTACACTTACACCATTGGCAGTAACATCTTTCGGATTTGCTGGCTGTCCAGCCACTGTGGCAGTAACATAAAATGCTGTATTGTCATAACCACTCTTAGGAACTTCAACCTCTGCCTGTTGAACAATAGCATCGTTAATTGCTAAATTTTTATCTTTGGTTGATAAAAAGTCTTCCAGTGTTCCTGCGGACGGATTGTCTGCATCCATTGGCTTGTTAAGTATATCATCATATTCTTGGCTAGCAGTTAACGGAGTTGCTTTAACACGCCACACATGTGGCATCCATGTTTGTGAGAATCCCTCTGATGCAAAACTTGCATCTTGTATCACATAGTATTTAGGTAGTGCTTTGGGTCCACTTGTATCAAGAGGATGATAATCTGTTAAATTAGGTACTTCGATAACATCACCATTCATTAGTTTACGACCAAACTGATCAATCATATCGTTGTAATGGAAAGTTATGAACAATGTATCACCATTGAGGAATAAACCAAATTGACTTAAATCAAAATCAATATCTTGTACATTGTATACACCTCTAAGAGTGTAGATAGAATCATCGTAGTCACGATCTCTGTTTTCTAAGAATAATAAATCTTCAATAAAGAGAGGATTAGTTTCATCATAGGTAGGTTGAGTAGTGTCACCTCCTTCGTGACCTTCTCTGACAGAACTGTCACCTACGGTCTTAGGACCTAAATATTTGTGAATAAAGATATCTATTCCACCAACGGTATACATTTCACGTACAGTTTTATCTAGAAACTTATAGTCGTTGGTTTTGGTCGGTCTGTAATTACTAAGTCTTGGCATTTGCTATTCCTATTATCCTAGTATTTATCGAACCTTTTGGTTGACCTAAAAATAGGAAAGTGATATAATAGCTTGACTAGTTAAAATAAAGACAGTAAAGTTCACTAAATGTTAAAAATAGATACTTCGGAAGATTGGCCAAAGATAGAGCTAGAATTATCAGAATCCACCAAAAATCTATCATTAACCATACAAAAAGACCTAGAAAAGATAAACAAAAATATCTGTAGTTTAATTTCTGAGTTAAGTAAAGCAGAAATTGAATGTAGAAGGCGACATAAGCCAACAGAGAAATTTATAGAATTACAGGAAAAGTGTAACGCAATGATTACAGATTATCAAAAAATGATTATGATGGGACAATTACTTTGACATTTAAACCAATTAAAGTAGCAATAGAAGATCGCAAGGCTAAAGGTGAGGAACCAGTGTTTTCTAAACAACCTGCTCCTGAAGAAAGAAATATGGCATTGGCGAGGGCGTACAACTGGTACGGATATATTTGTGATAAAAAACAAGCCAAGAAGTGGGTGGCACAATGGCTTATTAATAATGAACATAAAACAATGTCTAAAGAGCTTATGGCAATAAAAGATAGTTGGACTCCTGTCACAGCAGGTTGGTTAGTTAGAATGCAGGAAACTGGATTAGAGTTAACAGCCAGCGAAATAGAGTATATACATACTTCTGCAAGAGATGCAATAGAATCCAATGCAAAAACATTGATTAAAGATGATGAGAATGGTGAAGACAAGCCAAAAGCAAATAGGCCTAACATACAAGAAATTATGATAGAAAGAGCACACTTGGCCGGAGGTGATATTGATGGATTGTGGGACGAATATATAAGTGGCGATATTAAAGCCGGCAGTAAACCTAAAATACAACAGTTTTTAGCTGAAAGAAATATACTTGCCCAACATGTTAGCATCATCAAAGTTTATTGGGAAAAACAGAAAAAAGAGTTAGAGGACGCTGTAGCAGGTGTAGACGCTGATTTAAGCGAAGGTTATAGTTGCTATACTAAGACCCAGCAAAAGAACATGATCAACTACTGTGCGTCGATTATAGCAGAACTAGACGCATATCACCAGAGTAAGAAAGCCAAGGTAGGTACTAGACGTAGGAAACCAGTACCACCAGAGAAGCAAGTAAGAAAATTAAAACTAATGAGAAAGTACGAAGAATTTAAACTAGAAACTGTAGAACCTACTCGTATACTCAAAGCAAGTGAGATGTATGTTTACAATACCAAAAATCGTAAATTACAATACTATATTGCTGATGACTATGCTAAAACATTTACAGTTAAAGGCACAAGTATATTAGGATTTGATACTAATAAAAGTTTACAAAAAACTTTACGTAAACCTCAAGAGTTTCTTAAAGAAATTAGAATGGCTGGTAAACCCGATAGCCGTAAACTATTTGACACTCTTAAAACAACTCCAACAGCCGTCAATGGTCGGTTCAACGAAAATCTAATTATCATTAAAGCTACCTAACTATCATTCTCGATAAATAGTTGTAACGGAGAATACAATGGCAGACTTAACTACATTAAAACAAGAAGTGTTTACATATGTTGCTAATCGTTTAGGCGAAGGCATCGTTGATCTAGAATTAGATCCGGCACATTATGAAACAGCATACGAAAGAGCAGTCAACACATATAGAACTAGGGCACAGAATGCCTATGAAGAAAGCTATTCGTTATTAACACTTGTTGAAAATCAGAACACATATGTACTACCTACAGAGGTATATACAGTTAGACAAATTTTTAGACGTACCATGGGCGATAGCACAGGTCCACACTCAACAAGTTTTGATCCGTTCTCTTCAGCAACATTAAATGTCTATTTGCTTAACTATTCTAGTGCAGGCGGACTAGCAACGTTTGATATGTATACTCAGTATGTTGAAATGGCAATGCGTATGTTTGGTGGGTATATGAATTATAATTTTGCACCTGTTACCAAACAATTAACAATAATGCGTGATCCTAAATCAAGTGGCGAGCAAGTTCTACTATGGACTTATAATCTTAAACCAGAGACTATTTTACTACAAGATATTGCAGTTAAACAATGGATTAGAGACTATACCTATGCTGGCTCCAAAATGATTATTGGTGAAGCACGTGAAAAGTTTGCTACTATTGCAGGTCCACAAGGTGGTTCACCATTGAATGGATCAACACTTAAAGCTGAAGCACAAGCCGAAATGGATAGATTGATACAAGATCTAAGCACATTTGTTGACAACAGCGAACCACTAAGCTGGGTTATTGGTTAATGAAAATTAACGAAATTATAATTGAAGGCATGGTATTTGCTCGAGGAGGAGCAGGAGGTGCTGGTGGGTCAGGTAAAGTAAAAATGAAATGGCGATGCGAAACAGGTGCTCGTGCCGGTCGTATAGTTAGTTCACCACAGCAATGTGGAGCCGCAGTTGATGTAGGTAAGCGTGCTCAAATGAAAAAAACACGAGCCAGAACTAAAGTAAGACAAGCACGAAAATCAAAAAGAACTAAAAAAATGAACGTTAGTAGCCGTATTATGCAGGCTCTAAACAAATTCAAAAGACGTGGTGGTCCTAAGAAAGCGGCCAAATCAAAAATAAGCAAGCCTTTTACAAAAACCAAATTCCTCAAAAAAATTAAAGCTAAAAAATCCAAGTAGAAATAGGTTGACCTTTTAATTTATTAATGCTATACTTTATGTATGGACCTAATGATCGATATCGAAACACTAGCTACAGGACCAGACGCTATGATTATGACGATAGCGGCACAGGTCTTTGATCCCTTATCTACAGGATGGCCGGAAAAGCATTTCTACGCCAGAATAAGTCCCGAAAGCCAACCTAAGCGGCACATAGATGATACCACAGTAGAATGGTGGGCTCATCAAGGCTCTGAAGCACAAAAAGAAGTATTTGAAGAACAGTTCCGTAGAGACCTGGGTGACTGTTTAGAAGAACTAGGAAAACTAATATGGCAAAGTGAAAAAATATGGGCCAATGGTATTTGTTTTGATATGAATATATTAGAGCATGCGTTTAAGGAATATGGTATTACATTACCATGGAAGTTTTGGAATGTAAGAGATGCCAGGACTTTATATTCATTATGGCCAGATTTGCCACAAGAAAAGTCAGCAAGCCATCATGCGTTAGATGATTGTAAACGTCAAATCAAGATGTTACAAGACTGTGTTAAACACTTAGGAATAAACAAAATAAAATGATTATAGCAATTAGCGGACTTATTGGATGTGGTAAAGACACTGTAGCAGATTATCTTGTAAACAATCATGAATTCAGACAAGAAAGTTTCGCCGGCAATCTTAAAGATAGCATGTCTGCTGTATTTGGTTGGGACCGTGACATGCTAGAAGGTCGTTCAAAATTAAGTAGAGAGTGGCGAGAACAAGTCGACGAATGGTGGGCGAACCGTTTAGATATTCCGCACTTAACACCTCGTTGGATTTTACAATATGTAGGCACAGATGTTATTCGTGGTAAGTTTCATGATGATATGTGGTTAGCTAGTTTAGAAAATAAACTTAGAAACACAAAAGACAATATTGTTATCTCAGATGTTCGTTTTAAAAATGAAGTTAAGATGTTAAAGGCACTTGGTGCTGTCTGCATAGAAGTTACTAGAGGTGATCGTCCTGATTGGTATCATATTGCTTTAGATGGTGATATCGAAAGTCTTGAAAAATTAGGTGTTCATAGAAGTGAATATGATTGGATCGGTACTAGGTTTGATCATACATTAGATAACAACAACACTCTTGAAGATCTGTACAAACAAGTTGAATTAATCACCTGCATCAGCTACTGGTGTTCATGATACAATTAATCAGGAGTTAAGTCACCAGGTTTCCATCCTGTACGTTGTGCTTGGATAAATGCAGTACAATTTAAACAAACAGTTCGTAAGTTTAATAACTCAGAATTATTTAGATTGCCATCCATGTGATGTACCCTCATCTGGCTAGCATGCTTGCATTGAAATCCACAAACATCACATATTCTCTTTATTTTATAACCACTAGATGCCCAACGTGGAGTAGGTACTTTTTTCTTTTTATTTCTATTAATACAGGATAAACAACGACTACGGAAATAGGTTTTTCCTTGGCGTTTATAGTTAATTGCACATGTATTATAGTTACATGCACTGCAAATGGGTCTTTTCATACATATATTTATTAAATATTAGACCTTTATAAAGGCGTCTATAAACCACCAATTAATCAATATTGTAATAAATATTCGTAACGAAGTAAAAGGTAACTTAGTTACTATTAATTAGAGGACAATAAAATGGCATTAGTATCCCCAGGAGTAGAGGTTAGTGTAGTTGATCAAAGTCAATATCTACCTGCACCAACAAATTCAGTTCCATATATCTTGATTGCAACTGCACAAGATAAAACAAGTGGAACAGCAACATCAACAGCGACAGGAACAACATTAGCAAATGCTAATAAAATTAATTTAATTACTAGCCAAAGAGAACTGGTATCAACATATGGTGATCCAACTTTTTATAATACATCAGCCGGCACACCAATTAACGCTTTCGAACTAAATGAATATGGTTTATTAGCGGCTTACTCAGTTTTAGGTATTAGTAATAGAGCATATGTTCAACGTGTTAATGTTGACACTGCACAGCTTTCCGCATCATTATCCAGACCATTGGGTCGTAGTGATAATAATTCATACTGGTTAGACACAGCACAATCAACATGGGGCTTACATGAATGGTCAGGAACAACTAATTCATTCACTAATAAAGTTCCAACAGTTATTACATCAACAACTGACTTAGACGGCGGTATACCTAAAGCATCAATTGGTGCTATCGGAGATTATGCAGTGGTAGCAACTAATGCCTCTAACCCTGTGTATTTCAAAAATAGATCAAATGCTTGGGTACTAGTCGGATCTGATGATTGGCACAACAGCTGGCCAACAATCCAAGGTACAGTAACAAGTCCAGCTATAACATCAGGACATAGTATTGTTATTAACGGAACAACAGTTACCACTGGCGGAACAACTGCAACAGCTTTAATTAATGCAATTAATTCGGCTTCTATTGTTGGTGTAACAGCCGCGGTAGTAAACAACAAAGTTGAAATTTATGCAGATAGCGAAGTTTCAGATGATGGGTCTTCATTGGAAGGTGCATTAGTATTAGGTAACGGCTCAGGTACTATATTAACAGATGCTGGATTAACAGCAAAAACATATTACTATCCAAGATTGAGACAGTCACAACATTATTCAAATCCACGTTGGGCAACAACAGATACTGCTCCTCGTCCTACAGGTTCTATATGGATTAAAACAACAGCAGTAAACAACGGTGCTGATATAATTGTAAAAAATTATAATTCAACTACAGAACTGTGGTCAACTATAAGTGCACCAATATATGAAAACGATGTTACTGCACTTAAAAAAATTGATCCAACAGGCGGTGGTGTGAATATTGCGGCTAATACATTATACGTTCAATATGATTCTGCAGAAGCAGATAATGCAACATATAGAATCTATAGAAGATATGCTACAGGTGCAACAACAGTTACATCAGCTGATACTAGCCCAACATTCGTAAATTCAGAAACATTTACTATATCAGCAAGTGTTAAAAATTCAACAACAATGTCGACAGCAGTTACAGCAATATTAGGCGGAACAGCCGCCGCTGACTTTGTAACAGCATTTAATGCGGCCAATGTAGCTAACACACTAGCTTCTGTAGTTAACGGTGCTGTTAGAATAACACATACACAAGGTGGTGTTATTATTCTTAAAGATGTATCAGGAACACCAGTAGCTGATGCAGGTATTAACTCAACATTAGATACTGTTAAAGCAGGTAACAACAATGACGTTGTGCTTTCTAACTATGTTCCACTAACATACACAGCATCAGCAACTGAACCAACACAAGATCCAGCAGAAGGTACATATTGGTATTATTCAGCAACTGACCAAGTTGATATATTAATACAGGATGGTGGTGTATGGAAAGGTTATAAAGGTGTAACTAACGATGCTAGAGGATTTGATCTATCACAAACTTCACCAAATGGACCAATTGTATCAGCAACTGCTCCTACAACACAATCAGATGCTTCAGCATTAGTATATGGTGACTTATGGATTGGAACAGCAGACTTAGATAACTATCCTAAAGTATACAGATGGCAATCGGTTGAAGGTATTGATCAATGGGTAGTCATTGATACAACTGATCAAACTACATTAAACGGTATTTTATATGCAGATGCACGTTGGGGAACAGCAGGCACAGTTGATCCTGTAACCGACGATATTCCAACTATTGTATCCTTACAAACCAGTGATTATGTTGATTTAGACGTACCATCCCCAACATTGTATGCAGAAGGTTCATTGTTATGGAACACACGTCGTTCAGGTTTTAATGTTAAATCATTCCAAGTAAATTATTTTAATTCTACAGACTTTACTGGAACATTACCTGCACAGAAAGATGCGTGGGTTAATGCAAGTGGTAATAAAGCAGATGGTTCCCCATACATGGGACGTAAAGCAGTACGTAAAATTATAGTTGCGGCATTAGAAGCAGGCCTCGATGCTAATACATCAATACGTGAAGAACAGAAACAATTTAATTTATTAGCGGCACCTGGTTATCCAGAACTAATTGATAATCTAGTAGCTCTAAATAATGATAGAAATAATACAGGTTTTGTAATTGGTGATTCACCATTTAGATTAACAGACAATGCAACAGATGTTGTTAATTGGGCAACTGACGCAGGCGGAGCTGGAACAGACAGTGAAGACGGTCTTTCAACAGCAGATCCATATGTAGCAGTATTTTACCCAAGTGCTAAAACAAACGACTTAGCAGGTAATAAAGTTGTTGTTCCACCATCACACGTGATGTTAAGAACAATAGTTAAGTCTGATGAAGTTGGCTTTCCATGGTTAGCACCAGCAGGTGCATTACGTGGAACTATTGACAATGCAGAAGCTCTTGGTTATGTTAATGCACTAACGGGTGAGTTCGAACAGATATCTGTTAGAGAGTCATTACGTGATACACTTTACGCAAATAGAGTTAACCCATTAACATTTATTCCAGGTTCAGGATTACAGAATTATGGTAACAAAACTATAGCGGCAACTCCATCAGCACTTGATAGAATTAACGTAGCAAGACTAGTTGCTTTCATACGTGATAGATTAGAAGTGTTAGGTAGAGGATTTATATTTGAACCAAACGACACAGTTACTAGAAACGAAGTTAAAAATGCGTGCGAACAGTTATTAAATGATATAACTGCTAAACGTGGTATTTACGACTATCTAGTAGTATGTGATGATACAAATAATACACCAGAACGTATTGATCGTAACGAATTATACGTTGATATAGCAATTGAACCTACTAAATCTGTGGAATTCATTTACATTCCATTAAGAATTAAAAACACAGGCGATATTGAAGCAGGTAATTTATAGTAGTAATAAACTACGCACTTAATGGTTCTTCGGAGCCATTTTTTGCGACCACGGATCGATAAATAGTAGTAGAAAGATATTTATTAAGGAGAAATACACATGGCTGTTTCATCATTAACTAGGATGTCAGTTCCTTTAGCGTCAGATCAAAGTGCATCTAACCAAGGACTGTTAATGCCTAAATTAAAGTATCGTTTTAGAACGGTATTTGAAAACTTTGGTGTATCATCACCAAGAACAGAATTAACTAAACAAGTTATTTCATTTGCTAGACCTTCATTATCATTTGAAGAAATGCCGATTGAGTTATATAACTCTCGTATGTACCTAGCAGGTAAACACACTTGGGAAACCACAACAGTTGAATTACGTGACGATGCTAGTGGTGCAGTTGCTAAACTAATGGGCGAACAACTACAGAAACAATTAGACTTTATGGAACAATCATCTGCATCAGCAGGTATTGACTATAAATTTATCACACGTTGCGAAATACTTGACGGTGGTAATGGTGCTAATGAACCAAATGTTTTAGAAACTTGGGAACTATATGGTTGTTACCTAACAGCAGTTAACTATAATGACTTGTCATATGGTGAAAGTGCTCCTGTAACAATTTCAGCAACTATCAGATTCGACAATGCTATCCAAACACCGTTGGGTGATGGAGTTGGTACAGCAGTAGGTAGAACATTAGGCACAGTAGTAACAGGATAATTTAGATGGCCGGAATCTTTGGGGACGTTTTAAAAGGCTTCCTCGGTAGCGATTATCTTAAAGACTATAGGCATGCCAGCAAAACCTTTAGGTCAGCTGGCTTTGAGTTAGCTCCACGATTTAAATTTTTATTCCATGTACATTTCAATTTAAATGTAACGGAGCTACCAGGTCTAAGAAATGCGTTTGGTACTCAAGATCAAAGCAATCTTAGTGTCCTAGTTAAAAATATAACACTACCAAACTACTCTTTAGACGTAGACGAATTCAATCAGTATAATAGAAAACGTTTAGTCCATTCAAAAATCAATTACGAGCCAGTAACTGTAGAGTTCCACGACGACGGAGCAGATCTTGTTCGTAATCTATGGTTTAAATATTTTAGTTATTATTATAAAGACCCAAGCCAACCGTACAGTGCTCCTGGAGTAAACAACCAAGTTTCTACAGGTGGCATTAATAATGCACCAGTAGGACAAAGTAATTATAATACCAGAGACATCTATACTCAAAATAGAGCAGGTAGTGATTGGGGATATTCAGCAGAAGATAGTACTGGCAGTGGTAACAAACCAAGTTTCTTTAAGGATATTACAGTCTATGGTTTTAATCAACATGATTTTGTTTCATATACATTAATCAATCCTCAAATTACAGAAATGCGTCATGATCAATATGATTATAGTCAAGGCGGTGAACCAATGGCTAATACTATGACTATTAAGTATGAAACAGTCAAGTATGGTGCAGGAGCTCTTAACGGAAAAACAGGTGCACCAATACCTGGATTTGCAAATCCAGAGAACTATGATAAAGAACCAAGTGCATTAAGTCAACCAGGATCAAACTCATCAATATTAGGCCAAGGCGGAATACTAGATGGGGGTGTTGGTATATTTGAAGATTTATCAACAGGAGATATTTTAGGTGCCGCCAAAAAAGCAGGCAGAATATATAACATCTTTGATAAAGGTGATGTAAGCATGGAAGGTGCTAAAGAAGAAGTATTAGGAGTAGTACTGCGTGAGGGTTTACCAACGGTAGCATCAGGTGATTTTAGTTTTGCGACACCTCCAACTTCTAAAAGAACTACAGGCAGTCTAACATCAACAGCTACACCAGACACTTCAGTAACGACATCTAGTCTCATTTCTAGTAACGGCAAAGCTATCGGCTCCACAACTATAGTTCGATGATTTCCCACCTAGGCCGTAATAAGGTTAAATACTAGTATGGCAACAGTAAACATTACAAAAGACAATTTAGACTCTACGGTCAAAATATTTGACACATTCTATAATACAGAAATAGTTATAAATTCTAATGACTTTGATAAAGTCCGTTCATTCTTTATTCTGAACAGTGATGATGTTGCAATTGCAGATGACTTTACAGCATCATTCTTTAAGATACAACAAAATTATAACACAACTGTAGATGAGCTATTAGAAAAATTTAAAGGCTTAGCAGACCCTATTGCAATGGATGAAACTATTGCTTATTATCTAAATGGTCTAAGATCAAAATCAACATTACTTGGTGTTAGCGTATTACAGCAACCTAACTTATATGCGGCACGTAATGTTAGCAAATAATGGCTAGCAAATTTGCAAATGGCCTTTACTCAATAATGAATCCTNACAAATACGTAGGTAAAAAAGCACCTAGGTATAGATCAAGTTGGGAACACGCATTTATGCAATTTTGTGATAAGCATACTAGTGTAGTTAAATGGGCTAGTGAGAGTGTACGTATTCCTTATAAACATCCACTAACTGGAAAACAAACAAATTACGTTCCTGACTTTTTAGTACAGTACCAAGACAAACGGGGTAAATTAGTAACAGAGCTGGTAGAAATTAAACCCAAGAAACAAAGTATAATTGAAAGCAAGAATGCTAATAGAGCTACTAGAGAAACTGTAGCCATCAATCATGCTAAATGGGACCAAGCCATGCGTTGGTGTAAAGCAAACGGTATTACGTTTAGAGTAGTTACCGAAGACGACATATTTAGAAGCGGAAGTAGATAATGACAAAAAAATTAGAAGAATTATTTGATTTAAGTCCATCAGAGTCAAAAACAGAAATCACTGATGTTAATGAACCGTTACCACAGAAATCTGGAGAGTTACCTGCAGAAACATTGGTAAAAATTGATAAAATAGAAACAGCTCTTCCGGCAGTAAAAGGTTTAGAAGCAAGTGATCAAGAAATGGACGAGCTAGGACAGTTAGCTAAAGACTCTTATAAAGACTTAATGGATCTAGGTATGAATGTGGATAGTCGTTTTGCTAGCGAAATATTTGGCGTAGCAAGTAATATGTTAAATCATGCTATATCAGCTAAAACTGCAAAAATAAACAAAAAATTAAAGATGATTGATCTACAATTAAAGAAAGCCGCACAAGATCAAAAGAAATTAGTAGACAACGCAGGTAACGAACCAATGGAAACCGGACAAGGTTATGTATTAGATCGAAATGAAATGCTTAAAGAGTTATTAAAAAATAAAGACACAAAAGAATAAAGTAGCATAAATATACGCATAGTTAGGGGAAATAATAATGAAAACATTTACAGAATATTTAACAGAGTCAAAGCAAACTTACTCATATCGAGTTAAAGTAGCTGGTGGCTGTGATAAGGATTGTCTTAAAGAACTAGAAGACAAATTAACAAAATATGATTTGATTAAAATGTCAGATCCAAAAACAACTCCTGTTACGGAAGATCCATTAGATTTTCCAGGCGTTAAAAACATGGAAGTTTGTATTTTCGAAATTGAATTAGATTATCCAGCAAGTGCAGATGAGTTATATGAAATTCTTGAATCTTGTACATCAAAAGCTAAATCAAACATTAAAGTAACATCAAAACATTTTGCAGATTCATGGGAAGAAAATGAAGGTGCAGAGGCTGAAGAAGCTCCGATACTTGAAAAAGAGTATGACGAACAAAATAAAGCAGAAAAGGATGCTAGTGAACTATATGCAGATCCTAGTAAAGCAGTACCTGAAGAAACAAGAAAACATGAAATAGCAGGAGGAACTACCCCTAAGGCTCCTACTACTAATGATCTACCAATGGGCGACAAAAGTGCTATGGGTAGTCAGAAAAATAAATTACCAAACGTTAAATCGTTTGCAAGATAAGAGGACACTACTATGGACATGTATAATGTACTAGACACACTTAAAAAAATTGAAAATCCAACGGAAGATCAAAAAGCGGCAATTAAATCAGCTGAAGTAACAACTCCAGAAGCACCGGCTCCACAAGGAGTTACTGAAGTTAGTACCACAGGTGACAATATCTATGCACAATATGGTAAAGATGCACATGATGATTTACTTAGACTTGCAGAAGTTCCTGTGATAAATGTACAAAGTGATGCTCCAGAAACACCTGCAAATGAATCTGTTGAAATCGAAGAAGGACAAAGTCCAGCACAGAAAGCGGCATTCCAAAAAATGTTAGATGCTAAAAAAGGTAAAGAAGAAGTAGAAGAAGAAGATGCTACACCAGATCAATATGAAAAAAACGAAGAAGTTAAAGAAGCTAAACCAGATTTCTTAGATCTAGATAAAGATGGTGACAAAGAAGAGCCAATGAAAAAAGCGGCTAAAGACAAAGAAAAAATGAAGGAAGACGAAACCATCGAAGAAGAAACTATCGAAGAAGCATATGATCCAGAACATGTTAAAAGTGTAGTTGACAAGCATGAAAAAGAAGGTCATAAAGTTGAAATGGATCGTCCAGAAGATGGTGCACAAGGTTTTACAGTTACATTTAAAGATGGTTCACGTAGACATTACAAATATTCTAAAGCAAGCACAAAAGTTGATAGTTTAGAGCCAACAGACCCATTGGTAGATCCAAATGCTCCTAAACGTGAGCGTGGCCGTCCTAAGAAAGAAGGACTAGGTGAAGAACAAGCAGAACAAGCAGAACCAGCAGTGCTTGACACAGCTTTTGTAACAATGGAATCTGAAGAAACAGATCCGTTGACAGCAATGTTTGAAGAAAAATTAAACGAATCAGCAGAAACAGAAGAAGTTGCTGAAAGTTTACAAGTTGTACAAAATATTGATGATGATAATCAAGAAACAGTAAGTGTAAATGCACAAGGTGAACATACTGATATGCTTAAACAGTTATTAAACTTGTCAGGACAACGTTCAGACGGTTATAAAGAGTATGAAGGTGAGGAAGAAGCTGTTGAGGAAGAAAGAGACATACAACATGCTAACACACCACATGAACAAGTAACTGACGTTGATACACAACTGAACAAAATGGCAGGGGGTTTAAATGGCCCTAAGGATAAGTCAGCGGCCAAATCAAACAGTAATGCGTTGTACAACGAATCAATCACTGATGAAAAAATGATGGAATTATATAAGGCCTATAAAGGTAGTGAATAATGAAATCATTAGACGAATATCTTAAGGAAGCCGCCAGACGGCAAATAAATCCAGTAACCGGTGACCAAATTGATTTTATTATCAATCAAGACACTATCATTGAGACCGTAGTTCTCGAACACGATGAAGAAAGTGTTGTTCTAGATCTAGATGAAGAATGTCAAACAATGTTAGAAGATTGTGGATGTGAATTTACAGGTGTGAAATTCTTTGATGTATTTGCTGAAGCAGAATACAAAGGTAAAAAAGTTAAATTAAACGATCCTATTAGAACATCAGAAAATCCTAAAAAGAAATTTAAAGTATACGTAAAAGATCCTAAAACAGGTAATGTAAAGATTATACGATTTGGCGATCCTAACTTATCAATCAAAAGAGACGACCCTAAAAGACGTAAAAGTTTTCGTGCTAGGCACGGATGTGATAAAGCTAAAGGTAAAGACAAATCTACAGCTAGATACTGGTCGTGCTATCAATGGCGTAAAGGTGCAAAGGTAAACAACTAATGCGTGCTAAAGAGTTCTTAAAAGAATTTAAAAGGTGGAAAACAAAACACGGAACAATCGACGACCGTCAAGCACAAGCAACACCGGGAGCTTACACCAACGATGCAGATAGATATTACGGATTATATCGTGCCAGTATGTTTATGGCAAGAGCACCAGGCAACAACGATGATATAGATATAGACTCTGTTGCGGCAACTGCATACATTGGTGCATACACTGATGTGGACAAACAAAAAATAGATGCGGCTCACAAAGCATTAGGTATAAAAACAAAAACACAAGCTAGAGGACCTAGCGAAGAAATGCCAGACACAAACACAAAATCACCAATAACTGCCGCCAAATGGCAAAGGAAAAAATAAAATGACTTGTAAAAACTGTAGTTGTAAATGTTCGGATTGTAAATGTTCAGATTGTTACTGCGATAAATGTGGCACCAACGCACCAGTAACCATAACAGAATCAAGAGATTAGCATGTATGAATATGCAGTAACGATTAGAAGAGTAGTTGACGGTGATACCGTTGATGTAGATATTGATTTAGGATTTGGTGTAGTATTAATTAAAGAACGTGTTCGTATTATGGGCATTGATACTCCTGAAAGTCGTACAAGAGATAAAGTAGAAAAAGTATTTGGATTAGCCGCAAAGGATAAACTTAAATCACTACTAGGTAAAACATCAGTTTTGAAATGTCAAAAGTACGATGCTAAAGGTAAGTTTGGTCGTATATTAGGTGACTTTATAACCAATGATAATAGAATGGTAACAGATGTAATGATTGAATCAGGACATTGCGTAGCATACTTTGGCGGATCAAAACAAGAAGTTGAAGCAAAACATTTGGTTAATAGAGAAAAACTTCTACGTGAAGGTGCTATAAATATGACAGCATACGATAAAGCTGTTAAACTAATGGAAGGCAAATAATGAAAATCCTAGAAATTCAGGAAGGCAAATACAGAGAGAATGATGTTGAGGAATTTGTGCCTAACGATGAGCAACTTGACAAAGTTAAAAACAAATATCTCCCAGACTGGGAAATGTTAGATCATAGAGAACTTACTACAATGTATGTCTGCCAGGATCATAGACAAGCAGAGGAAATGATAGGCTTTATCAATGACCTATCTGAAAAGATGGATCACTTCGCAGAAGTAACACAAGACGTTACAGAAGTTAAAGTAAAGACATCTACGTTTGACGTTAAGGGCCTTACAGTGCTGGATTTTCAACTTGCTATGTCAATAGACGTTTGGGCAGAACAAAAAGACATTAAACAGACATCTACTGCAGGTAACTTTGGAATGCACGAAGATCAAGGTTTAACAGAAGCACAGTTTGATGAAGCGGCAGGAGAAAAGGATGCTTGCTATCATAAAGTAAAATCAAGATACAAAGTATGGCCTAGTGCATATGCTTCAGGTGCTTTAGTTAAGTGCCGTAAAGTAGGTGCTAAGAATTGGGGCAACAAGAGTAAAAAATAATGCGTGCCAGTGACTTTATTACAGAACTAAATTGTCAGTATGGTGAATACTACTGTTCTCATGATAAGAAAATGAAGTGTCGTAAAACACCTAAAAAATCAAGAACCGACGAAAAATGTTGGGACGGCTATAAAAAGAAAGGCATGAAGACTATGTTTGGCAAGCGTGTTCCAAACTGTGTTAAGAAAGAAGATAAGACAAACGAAGATCTTAAAGACTGGTTTGGCAAAGGTAAGAAAGGCGGAGCTGGTGGTGGCGGTTGGGACCGTTACAATAGTAAAGGTGAGCGTATAGGTAAGTGTGGAGATGCCAAGAAAGGCGAAGGCAAACCTAAATGTTTATCAAAATCTAAGGCGGCNAGNNTAAGAGCNAANGGNGGTAAGAAAGCAATAGCACAAGCAGTTAACAGAAAACGCAGAAACGATCCAAACAAAGATAGAAAAGGTTCTGCCAAGAACGTCACAAACAAATACAAAAAATAAATTTTAGTATTGCCTGATAAATACTATTATGGCACTTACACTATCATCATCAAACCCAGATCAATCAGCGTTGAATAGACCGACTGATCAATACGATCCTAACGGTATTGCACATGCAACCAATACAACTACACCTGCTGACACTAAAGCAGACCGTGCTACAGCTAAATTAGCATACGCTCTATTTGTTCAAGATGTTAAAATTGCAGTGGCTGTAGGAGACAGTGCAGGACCATCTGAGTTTCCAGTTGCTGGATCAAATATAGGCTATGCGGACGATTAGATGTTTAGGCATATTGATGTTCCGTTAATACGTAATCCTAAATGTACTCAAACCGTAGATAATCTTACAGCTAATGAGTTCCGTTATTACGATAAAGATGGCTTTGAGCTATGTCAAGCAGAACAACGTTACTACGAAGCGGAAAACCACCCTATAGAGCAACCTATACTTAATCACAGACTGTGGCAAGAAGAATGGATGACCATTGATCATCCTAGGCTACATCTTGATCATGCCATGATATTACATCGAGCTGATTATCAAGAGTTTGCCCAAGAACAATTAATCAAAATAAAACAAACTATTCCACAAGCAGACTTATTGTTGCGTACAAAACAGCAATGGGGATTTGACTTTGATCTAGATTATATTTTAGATAGTGGTGAGATATTTGAAGTGTTACACATTGAATGTGACTACAATAACTTCACTGAATTTGAAGAAAGATTATATACATTTGAAGATAGTATAGAACGAATAGATTTTGAGGAAGCCGCAAAATCATTATGGCGTGACAAAGATAAATGGCAACATCTAAAAGCATTCACACAAAACGACTGGAAAGCCGATTATCTCCTAGGTTGGGAAAAATCAGAGTACACAGAAAAAGCTCTATAAGTAAGTACAACGATTAATCACTAGGAAATACCCAATGTTTGACGCAACAAAATTAAAATTATATTACGACTACAGTCTGAATACTGTCAAAGATGAAGGAGAAGATCCAGTCTTTAATGCGGTCACAGGACAAGTGGTTGATAACTTTATAGCTCCGTTAAACTTAAAAAAAGACATAAAAATATTAGATATTGGATCTGGTGTTGGATACTTTAGTGATCATATGAAAGACTTAGGATATACTAATATCACAAGTACTACATTTACCGATGGTGACGCAAAAGCATTAGAATCCAAAGGTTATAAGTATATCAAAACTGATATTAACTTTATTAAACAGCCGGATAGTTTTTATGATTTTATTTTTTGTCGACATGCACTAGAACACAGTCCTTTTCCTTATTTCGCTCTATTAGAATATAATAGACTACTTAAAAAAGGCGGACAAATATATGTAGAAATGCCAGAACCTAAGGGTCCTAGAGGAGCAGATACTTTTCCGCAACACTACAGTGTATTAGGGGCAGTTGCTCTACAGAGCTTGATATCAAGAGCTGGATTTAAAATAGAATGGTATCGTAATGCACAAATTCCTATTACTAACAAAGAGACAAAGAAAACTCAACAGGAAACATATAACTGTATATTAGCAAATAAAATAGGTAACATCGAAGTTAAATAATAGTATGGATATTAATGATTTAAAAAAATTAGCAGGAGTTACTGATCAACATGGTAATTCAATGGGAGAAAACATAAGCCGAGTAGCCTCCGAAAAATCTGCATATCAGAGAAAACATAAAATACGACCAGGTACTGAAGAATGGTTTAAGTTATGGTTTGCACAACCTCGTTTAACAGGTGAGAACCCAATGCCTAAAAAGAAATAATGAAAACGCTGTACAACGAAAAACCTAAAAGATTATTTACATTTGGGTGCAGTTTTACTAAATTTTGGCAGTGGGGAACTTGGGCAAATATATTAGCATATGATTTAGATATTCCTTTTTATAATTTAGGAAGAGGTGGAGCAGGAAATTCTTACATTGCTAATAGAATTTCTCAAACAGATAATGTTTACAAATTTACTAAAGATGATCTGGTATTAGTGTGTTGGTCAACTTATGCAAGAGAAGATAGATGGACGGAACAAGGGTGGACAGGTGATGGTAACATATATAATGATGATACATACCCTAAGGAGTTTGTAATGAATTTCTGTTCAGACGAACATTTTCTATTAAAAGATATGTCATTGATTAATCTCATTGATGGTTACTTAGAAAATAAAACAAATCATCACATGTTTAGTATTGATAGACTGATACCATTTGGATTAGAAAATTTTATGAAAAAACAGCAAAAGATTTTTCTTAAGGTTAAAACAAGTTATGCAGATGCAATATATGGTGGTAATTTAATAAATGCCAATACACCCAATGACAAAGATCTTATATCAGCACAGGTAGATAATCATCCTACATTATTACAGCATTTAACTTATCTGCAACACATATTTGATAATCCTGTAAGCGAACAAACACAAGAGCATGTTAAAAAAATATATCTTGATTGGAAAGAACAAACACTGAATGGTTATAATCCAACTTACGAACGTGATGTGCCTGAGCAATTTTATATTAAACAATCAACTAAGTTGTCAGAGGAAATTGTATAATGGCTAGCAAATCACTAGACGGCGTTCTTATTAAGAAAGCCCATAAAAAGTCCACATACACTCAAAAACAAGTAAATGAATTTGCACAATGTGCAGACCCTACCAACGGGGCCAAATACTTTATGCAAAATTTCTTTCACATACAGCATCCTACACGAGGAGGTATCAAATACGAACCATTTGAATATCAAAGTCGTTTGATAGATGTATATCATAACTATCGTTATTCAATATCAATGATGCCTAGACAAACAGGTAAGTCGACATCAGCCGCAGGATACTTGTTATGGTATGCCATGTTTGTACCAGATGCAACAATACTAGTCGCCGCACACAAATATGCAGGTGCACAAGAAATCATGCAACGTGTTAGATATGCCTACGAAGCATGCCCGGATCATATCAGAGCAGGTGCTGTTAGTTATAATAAAGGTAGTATAGAATTTGATAATGGCAGTCGTATAGTAGCACAAACAACAACTGAAAATACTGGTCGAGGTATGAGTATATCAATGCTGTACTGTGATGAGTTTGCTTTTGTCAGACCTACCATTGCTCGTGAATTTTGGACTTCGATATCTCCTACTCTGGCAACTGGCGGTAAAGCAATTATTACATCAACACCTAACTCAGATGAAGATCAATTTGCATTACTATGGAAAGGCGCCAACAAAACAGAGGATACGCACGGTAACGAAACAAAACTAGGAGTCAACGGATTTAAACCATTTCGTTCATATTGGAAAGAACACCCCGATAGAGATGATGAATGGGCAGATGAAGAACGTGCTAAACTAGGTGAAGAACGTTTTAGACGTGAGATGGATTGTGAATTCATCATCAATGATGAAACACTGATTGCTCCAATACATCTAATGTCATTGGAAGGTGAAGAACCCTCAGAAAAAACTGGACAAGTACGCTGGTTTGGAACAATACAACCTGATCATTTATATGTGGTAAGTTGGGATCCAAGTTTGGGAACAGGTGGCGATTATGCGGCCATGCAAGTATTTGACGCAACAACATTTACACAGGTAGCAGAATGGAAACATAATAAAACAACAATACCTGAACAGGTTAGAATATTTGCTGACATGATTAAGGTATTAGAAAGTCGTGTAGGTGAACAAAATAATATCTATTACTCAGTGGAAAACAATACCATAGGAGAAGCCGCTTTAATATCTATAGCAGACTATGGAGAAGATAACATTAAAGGTGTGTTTCTAAGCGAAGATAAAAAAGCTGGTGCAGGCAGACGTTATCGTAAAGGATTTAATACAACAAATAAAAGCAAATTATCAGCATGTAGTAAATTTAAAACCCTATTGGAGCAAGGTAGATTAAAAGTTAAATCTAGACCTTTAATTAGTGAACTTAAAAACTTTGTAGCACATGGTACTAGCTATGCGGCCAAACCTGGAGAGCATGACGATCTGGTTATGGCAACAGTGTTAGCAGTCAGGATGTTACAACAGATACAGAATTATCATAAGAGTATCGGAGAGTCAATGACAGATCATAGCGATAGCAAAATTGACCCGATGCCGTTTATAATGTTTTAAGATAAATACTGACATGATATCCACAGAAAACATTAATCAAAATTTATTTGATCTTTTAACTACTAAGAACTTTGAACTAGTAACCAGAGACAATAAAGGAAAAGAAACTGCTGAACCTAAAAAAGCAGAATTGTTTAGCTTTGACTATACTGCTGATGATAATAACTATGGTACTGTTGTAGTTACTATTACCGGTGATGGTAACCTAGAAGTATTTTACGGTGACACACTTGGTAAAGGAATGGACCTAGATCATAAAGCAGAATGGTACGACTTTCTTTATCAACTAAGACATTTTGCTAGACGTAACATGTTAGGATTTGATTTAAAAAATATGAATAAACTAAAATATGCAATGCAGTCAAGAAGCCAGGTAGAAGAATCTAAATACTACGGTTACAAGAATACAAGTTATACCAAACCTACTAAAGAAGCAAAACTTAAAATAGTACACTCAAAACCAATTGATGAAGAGGCAGGAGATCAACGTTATAGAAATATAAAAGCTCTATATGTTGAAAATTCAGATGGTGAACGTTTTAAACTACCTTTCACTAAATTGTTTGCTGGTCGTGCAATGGCAAGACACGTAAGCGAAGGTGGGTCACCACATGATCACTTTGGCCAATATATTTGTGAATTAGTATCAGATATAGGAGTGCTAGCTAATTTTGTGAGAGCAAGTAGAGGTAAAGAATTTACAGATGCAGGTACAAGCGTTATGGCAGAGGCCGGTGTTAGACACTATGCTGATCTTAAAAAGAAAGTAAAAAGAATGATAGGTCGTAGAGGATACAAAGAACAGTTTAACGCATTTGACCCAGAACAAACACAGGAGCATGTTGAAATCACAGATCAAATACGTGACATGTTTACAGAAACATTACTAGATACCAGAATTGAACAAGCTATTCCGGTACTAAACAAACTCGAATCAAGGAACTCAGTTATGAAAGAAATTAGCGAATTTAACAATTGGGCAGAGGATATTACTGCACTTGAAGGTTTTGATCCTGATGAATTTGACGGTGAAATTAAAATACCAGCAGTAAACCAATTAAGAGGAGAAAGACCAACAACAATTAAATATACTGCTGAAGTAGATAAAGAACAAAACACAGTGCGTGTAACTAAATGCTCAGACGAAAAGTATAGAGATGAATGCCAAGCAGATGCTGAAGCAGAGTGGGACGCAAGAGATGTTGATATACCAATGGAAGACGCTGATCTAGAAGAAGGCAAAATGAAAGACTTACACTATGACTTACAACATTCCTCAGACGAAGAATTTGAAAAGAAATATAAAATGAAAAAATCAGATTGGGAAGAAGTTAAAACACCAGGACTAGCAATGGATCCAAATAAACCAGCATACATTAGTAAAATGAAAATGGAAGACGAACCAACAGAGGATAAGGACATGGAAGTATATGAAGGGCCTACAAGAAAAGACTTTCAAATGGTAGCAGACTTGCTTAAAGCAAATCCAGATCAAGATAAGAGAAAAGAATTAGCTAATCATCATGCTGATATGTTTGCTAAACAAAACCCACGCTTTGATAAAAAAAGATTTCTTAAAGCGGCTGGTATTGATGAAGGCAATGAATTTACTAAAAAATTAGCACAAGCAAAAGCCTCAGGCGAAGCAGAGTTTGAAGTAAATGGTAAAAAATATGAAGTACGAGAAGATGAATTAAAAGCAATACTTAGGTTGGCTAGATAGTTCCTTAAAAAAGAACTGTAAGGGAAGAGTATACTATAGATAAGTTATACTCTTTTTTTACGACTTTGGTAAAATATACTAATATAACTATTGCAAAGCTAAATAAAGTATCATATAATATAACTGTTGTATGATTTATACACATTAAAAACTAAACATTATGGCACATTTAAGGAGAAACACATTATGGCATCTTTAGCAGAAATTCGAGCTAAACTCACACAAGCAGAAGCAAGAACATCAAATAATTCACAAGGTGGTGGCGATAACGCTATCTATCCACACTGGAATATCTCAGAAGGAGCAACATCTACTTTACGATTTTTACCAGACAGTGATCCAAACAATTCATTCTTTTGGGTAGAACGTAACATGATACGTTTACCATTTAATGGTATTAAAGGTGAAATGGATACTAAACAAGTACAAGTACAAATTCCATGTATAGAAATGTGGGGTGAGTCATGTCCAATTCTAGCAGAAGTAAGAACTTGGTTCAAAGATAGTTCACTAGAAGAAATGGGTCGTAAGTATTGGAAAAAACGTTCTTACATATTCCAAGGCTTTGTAAGAGAGAATCCATTAGCAGATGATAACACACCTGAAAATCCAATACGTAGATTTGTAATGAGTCCACAAATTTTTAATATTATTAAAACAGCATTAATGGATCCAGAAATGGAAGAGTTACCAACAGACTACTTGCGTGGTATCGATTTCCGTGTTGTTAAAACACAAAAAGGTGGATATGCTGATTATACAACGTCAACATGGGCACGTAAGGAAACAGCACTTACAGAAGTAGAACAAGCGGCCATTGAAACACATGGCTTACATAATTTAAATGACTTTCTTCCTAAGAAACCAAGTGAAGTTGAACTTAAAGTTATGAAAGAAATGTTTGAAGCATCAGTAGATGGTAGACCATATGATGCAGAAAAATTTGGTGCATATTTCCGTCCATATGGAATGCAAGCACCAGCGTCAAGTGGAACCTCAGAAGCATATAGCACACCGAAAGCTACACCAGCAGTAACTGCCACAGCAGATGTAACTGCTAAAGCAGAAGTAGCACCGGCGCCTGCAACTGAAGCGACACCAGTAGCTGAAACAGCACCAGCACCAGTAGCTGAAAAAGCACCTGCAACTGAAGCGGCACCTGCGGCATCAGGGTCAAAAGCAGAAGATATACTTGCAATGATCCGTTCAAGACAGTCGTCTTAATAGATTAGATTATCGAGCGGTGGAAACATCGCTTAGATAACTACTGATAACGTAATATAAAGATATTGAATTAGGAGAAAGAGATGGCTAAACCATTTGACGCAAGTAAATTTAGAAAAAGTATTACTAAAAGCATTCCTGGAATGAGTTTAGGTTTCAATGACCCAACAGATTGGATTTCAACAGGTAATTTTGCTTTAAACTATTTAATTAGTGGAGACTTTAACAAAGGTATTCCGTTAGGCAAGGTAACAGTATTTGCTGGAGAATCTGGAGCAGGTAAATCATATATTTGTTCAGGCAACATTATTAAAAATGCACAGGAACAAGGAATCTATGTTATCCTGGTTGATAGCGAAAACGCACTAGACGAAAGCTGGTTACACGCCTTAGGCGTAGATACATCAGATGATAAACTACTTAAATTAAACATGGCCATGATCGATGATGTGGCTAAAACTGTTTCTGAGTTTGTAAAAGAATACAGAGACATGCCTGAGGAAAATAGACCTAAGGTGTTATTTGTTATTGATAGTTTGGGTATGTTACTAACACCTACAGATGTTAACCAGTTTGAAGCAGGTGACATGAAAGGTGATATGGGTCGTAAGCCCAAAGCACTAACATCACTTGTGCGTAATACTGTTAACATGATCGGAGCACTTAATATTGGTATTGTGGCAACTAATCACACATACGCATCACAAGATATGTTTGATCCAGATGATAAGATATCAGGCGGACAAGGTTTTATTTACGCATCCAGTATTGTTGTTGCTATGAAAAAACTTAAACTAAAAGAAGATGAGCTAGGTAACAAGATATCAGATGTTAAAGGTATCAGAGCAGGCTGTAAAGTAATGAAAACACGATATGCTAAACCATTTGAAGGTGTTCAAGTTAAGATTCCCTATTCAACAGGTATGAGTCCTTATAGTGGCCTAGTTGATATGGCAGAAAAAGCAGGCTTACTAGTCAAAGACGGTAACAGATTACGTTTCGGAGAAGCAGATAGCGAAAACGAAATTAAACAGTTTCGTAAAGCCTGGGAACTAAACGAGAACGGCTGTTTAGATAAAGTTATGGCTAGTTACGGAAAAGTAGCAGACGATATAAGTATTGAAGAAATGGAAACCATGGATGACACTGCCGTAGAACAGCAAGCACCAGAAGTTGTAGTTGAAACAAAGATGGCAGAGGAGGAAAAATAAAATGTCTGAACCACTAGTAACAGCCTCTGAAGTGTGGCTAGCAGTTAAAGAACATATCTCAGATGAAGAACAAGCAGGTATTGATGTTGTTAATGCACTAATTGATAACTTAGGATTTGACGGAGAAGCAATTAAAGCTAGTGAATTAGGTCAAGACGAAGCTATTAAAAATGCAGTATCAGAATATGTGTTAGACGAGGAAGAAGAAGACGATGGTCTAGATACTTGGGGTGATGAACAGGATGATGAGGACGATGAGGACAACTACTAATGTGGTATAATAAAGTAGTTGATAATATTGGTAATTTACCTGATTTCATAATGTACTATCGAAATGAATTAGAAAGTGCCAAGAAAGATGTCAGTATCTACGGATATGTGGAAAAGAATCTTAGTGATTTACCAGGAGTAACTGAACATCGATTTCATCAATTGCAAGAAATTGAAGCAGTGCTTAACTTTCTAAACATACAATTACGTAAAATTAGACGTAAGCACTTTCAGAAATATCTAGAAGCATATCAAAGAGCATTAACATCGAGAGATGCCGAAAAGTATGTTGATGGCGAAGATGAAGTAATTGAATACGAAACACTGATCAATGACATTGCTTTACTTAGAAATCAATGGCTAGGTATAATGAAAGGACTTGAAAGTAAAAACTTTATGTTAGGACATGTAGTCAGATTAAGAGCCAGTGGCATGGAAGATATACAACTGTAATGTTTGAGACTCCGCAAGAAAGTCATATTCATTCACGTGAAATGTTGGATGTTATAGAAACCTTTTATGAGTTTATGATATCCGTTAATACTGTTGCTGATATGGGAGGTGGTGCAGGTCTAGATGCTGAATGGTGGGCAACCAGAGAAACAGATCCAGATGTTGACACGACCGGTAAGGCTCAGCCGTTAAATATTAAAACTTTTGTGATTGATGATCAAGCTAAGTTTGATGTTAAACACAGCAATGTTACTCATCTAAAATTAGATATGGAAAATACCGGATTAGATAGTGAACAGTATGACGTTATTACTAGCCATAACAGTTTTCAATATGCTCTTAACCCTATATCCACACTGCGACATTGGTGGGATTTATGCAACCTAAATGGTATGTTAGCACTACAGATTCCCCAAACCACAAATATCAAGTATAATCGCCATGACATTTCAAATCCAAATAATGAATATCATCATTATACTCTGGTTAATTTAATTCATATGTTAGCAGTTAGTGGATGGGACTGTAAGTCTGGATTGTTTATTAAAGATCTACGTGATCCTTGGATCAAAGCAGTAGTTTATAAGGGTGAAGTCAAACCTCAAGATCCTAGAACTACTTCCTGGAGAGATTTAGCTAATTTAGATCTGTTACCTGACTCAGCCGTGGAATCAATTAATAAATGGGGATATGTTAAACAACAAGATTTAATATTGCCCTGGTTTTCAGGACACGTAGGATCATATAATAATCACTGAATAAACTACCCACATAAATAGTGATATGGACAAAACAGAAACTATACCAATATTCATTGGGTATGATCCAAGAGAAGCAATAGCGTTTCATACCTGCGTTAATTCAATTATAAGACATGCTACACAACCAGTAAGCATACATCCTCTAGCACTTAATCTGCTATCAGGATATGAGGAAACACACACCGATGGATCCAATCATTTCATATATTCAAGATTTCTAGTTCCTTACATGGCAGGATTTGTAGGACGAGCTATATTCATTGATGGTGATATGATAGTCAAAGATGACATAGCAAAATTATGGAATGAAACGAAAAACTTTGGCTCTTGGGATGTCGCTGTTGTAAAACATGACTATAAGACCAAAATGCCTATTAAATATTTAGGATCCAAAAACGAAGACTATCCTAGAAAGAACTGGTCCAGCGTAATGCTTTTCAATTGCGGCAATGCACCTTGTAGAAAGTTAACACCTGAATTTATACAAAAAGCAAAGGGTTCAGAGTTACATAGATTTGAATGGACAAAAGATGAACGTGTGGAAGAATTACCTAAAGAATGGAATTGGTTAGCAGAAGAATATAAAGATAATCCAGATGCTAAACTGGTTCACTATACCTTAGGAACACCTTGTTTTCATGAATTTGCTAATACCGGAATGGCCAATGATTGGCATCAAGAAAGATTATTCACTGATTATTGTCAACAAAGGATTGATCTATTAGATGATACAGACCACTGATATACTTTGTGTTAACAGAGTTGGACACGATAAAGAGCCTAAAAATAATCACAAGTTAGAAACAACAGCTATGTATAACTTTACTAAAGGTTGTCAAGGTTATCCAACCAGTTGGGACGAAGCTCAAAATTATCATGATAACACAATAATAATATATGGTGCGGCTATGGCTAGAGGAGTCAAACACTGCTGGGCAAACAATATTAACTTCTTCTACATTGACAACGGTTACATAGGCAATGTATTAAATAATAAACAATTTCATCGTGTAATACAAAATCACGTTCACGATATCAGACCAATAATCGAAAGGCCAAGAGATCGATTGGAAGATGTCATAGGGTTTTTAGAATGGACGCGAAGTAAAGGTAATCGCAGAGTTAATATAACTAATCCTAAAGATTTCTTAAAACCTAAATCTTTTAAACCAGGTCGTAATATACTAGTTGCACCACCTAGCCAAAAAAGTTTTACATTATGGGATATTAATCAGGAAGAGTGGATTGATCAAACAGTTGCTGAAATAAAGAAACATACCGATCGACCTATTAGGATTAGATTAAAACGTGCCAGAGATGAAAGATTGGTTGAGAATACAATGGAACAAGATCTAGCAGACTGTCATTGTTTGGTTACATATAATTCAGTATCTGCATTAGAAGCATTGATAAATGGTAAGCCAGCATTTACATTAGGTCCTAATGCCGCACAACATCTTTGTTATAATGATCTAGCAAAGATAGAAAATCCATACATACCAAATACCGACGAAGTTGACGCACTGCTAAGACATTTAAGTTACAGTCAGTTTACAAGAAAAGAAATGGCAAGTGGAGACGCCTGGGACATATTGAATGGCTAACTACACAATCATCAATGATGATGAATTAGCTGTTTTTATTGCAGACCTACTCATTATATCCGGTTATAGAAGAGGACCCCATTGGCATTTTTGTAACAAGATATATGCCAGTCACTATAATGGTACAAAACCAGTATATAATACATCAAAACATAAAGAAAGAATAGAGAAAGCAGTTAAATCAGATTGTGATAGATGGCGAGACAAGATAATAAAAGAAAAAAGAACAAAATGGAAATTTGATAAAAGAAAGTTAGTGCATTTTGTTTTAAAAAATTTAGAAAAAATATGTAGTATATATGGTCACGGTAATCATCTTAAAGGTAAGCGTTTACTATTATCTAGATATTTAGATAGTCCGTTCGACGGGTATATGAAACAATTATCTAATGCAATATACAATAAACCATCATATAGAACAAAAGAAACATACACCAACATAGAAAAAGATTGTTTAATTAGAAATATGCTGGACAATGAAGTTCTTTTAAAAAATAAAATTGATAACAAGTTTCCTTTTTGGTTTGTAGATAGTGGATATACTAACTTTACTCGAACTTCTGGTGTTAAAATATATCATAGACTATGTCGTTCTGACATACATGCTGAAATACCTAAACATATTTTTCCAATGAACAGACTGTTACAGATGATATTCGATAATCGAGGTCTACTAAACGGATTTAAATTTCCTCGACATTGGAGAACAGGAGGGGATACCATAATAATAATACCCCCAAGTGAGCATATATGTGCAATTGGCGGATTAAATCAAGACTCTTGGATAAAGGCACAAACTAAAAAATTAACAAAACTTACTGATAAAAAAATAATAGTAAGAACAAAAACTGGTTCTAGAAAAACACGTACTAGCTTATACGATGATCTACTAGATGATGAATCTGTGTATTGCGTGGTTGGATATAATTCAAATGCACTGACCGAAGCAGTATGGGCCGGAGTTCCTATAATTACATTAGGTAAGCACGTAACAAATCCTGTTAGTAGAAATAGTCTAGATAAAATTGATAACTTATATAGAGACGATGTCAGTCAGTGGCTTTGTTATCTAAGTTATAGTCAGTTTACCAATGAAGAATTGTTAGACGGAACAGCTAAAGAAATTATGGAGACATGGCATGTATGATGTAGTAGTCTATCTCTCAAGTTTACCTAGAATAGCAGACCATGATCGTAAAGCACAAATATTAAAGGCATTTGCTGAAGGATGTCAGCGTGCTGGTGCGAATGTATTTGTTCAAACTGAATGTAAAGTAATTCCTGCACGACTAGGTGTATTCATTGGATGGTATGGACAAACATTCTCAGGACCCCATATTCATTTACGTAAAGCAGTGATAGATTGGGCACGTGACAATAAACAGCATTGCATGCCCATAGACGGATCCTGTTTTAAGTTTGCTGACCCTGAAAGCATGTATGTGCGATATAGTCTAGATGGTGTTTATTATAACGAAAATGAGTATGCTAATAAAGGCAGTATTAGTACCAAATGGAATCAAATTAGATATGATCTACGCCTTCAAGGAATGAAACCATGGAAGACACCTGGACAGGGCAGTCATATATTAATATGCTTACAGCGTGATGGTGGCTGGAATATGAAAGGTACTAATTTGGACGAATGGTTGGCTAACACAGTTACCAACATTAGAAAATATACAGCTATGCCAATACTAATCAGGCCTCATCCAAAACGTAAATATAATTTACAAGGGTATGCTTCTCAACCTAATGTATTTGAAAGCGTGAAAGAAAGCACATTAGATCAAGATCTAGCAGGAGCTCACGCTAGTGTATTTTATAATAGTTCAAGTGCGGTCGCTAGTATACTGCAAGGAGTACCGGCATTTGTATCAGATGAGGATGCAGTAACTTGGGAAGTATCCAATCATAACTTAAAAAAAATACTAACACCTGATTATCCTGAGCGTAGTCAATGGTTGTATGATTTAGCTTCGTGCCATTGGAGTGATGAAGAATCCAAACAAGGACTGATCTGGAAACACTTTAAATCTTACTTGTAAGATCCAGCTATCTCCATTAGTTTTTCATGTGTATGACAACCCGAATAACTGATGTATATTTCGGAATTTTGTAAACCTTTCATTAGATCAACTTGATGTAAATATGTGGTTAACAAGGCATGTATGTGACAGGTGTATTCAGTTTCAAAATCTAAAATAATTGAATTAGGCGTACATTCGTTGCTTAGGCTAATGCAAGTGCCTAATACATATCCCCAGAGTTCTATACCCATCCCATAACGATGTCATTACGAACACGACACAGTTCTTGAGCACCCCATCTNGTTAAATGTCCTAACGCTTCATAATCGTAATCAAACCCTACATCATCATGTCCTTTTTGTTCAATGACCATTATNGGTTTNTATTTTTTAAATGTTTCTATACCACCTAACAGAATATTTTCTTCATATCCTTCGCAATCTATTTTGCAATAGTCAAATTTAGGTAAATCTAAATCATCCAGTCTAAACATATCTATTGTGCCGTTGCCCATTGAGTTAACATCTACATGACTATGTCCTGTATTCTCAGGAGTAATGATCATGTTAATTTTTGTTGTTTCATTACCTAACGCATGAGAACGCATATCAACCTTGGTCATGGCAACATTCTTTTTATAGCACTCACGAAAGTCATTGACAGGTTCAAATGCTATTACCTTATCAAATTGTTCAGCCATGTCTCGACTCCATAAGCCTACATTGGCTCCTATATCCAACGCTAGACCTTTGTGTTGCACAAACTCAAAGCTCTTACTTCTAACGGGTTCTTGATAAACTGCACCTCCGCCTCTTTTAATATTTTTAGTTAACATTCTGGCAAAATGAGTATCGTAGTCTGGGAACCACCAACCGTGTTCCTGATACATTAAGGTTTCTCCCTTAAATTTGACCAATAAGGATGATCAGTATGCACGCCTTGATCTCTTTTATTACTGTGTCCTAAATCTTTACGTTTACCTTTGACATGATCTAGATACTGACCAAGGGCACTGTTAACAAAAGGATGTCCTGCAAAGCCTTTATTGTCAGGACTAGGATTTAAATTATAAAAAATATTGTCTGGATTCTGTCTATATTGTTTCCAAATAGTACTCCAAACGTAACTGTCGTGATATTCTTTTAAATCAAAAAGTTTATCTTCTGTATATTGCGAAACAAATTCGTTAATAAACAATCTGGTGTTAGGATGTCTTAAATTATACCCTACCCAACCACATTCTGGATGATATTTTTCGCCTCTACCTAGATATGTAATCATAGCATCGACAGGAGATACTGATCTCATAAATTCTACAGGAACAGGTGTGTGAGTAAGTGTGTCAGCATCGCACCATACTATCCAATCAGTTTCTGTTTTAATAGTTTTTACTGCTAGCTGTGTGGAAAATACTTTATAACAAAATCGAACAGCGTCCCATTTAAATTGTTTACGTGGATCCTGTGTTTTAACATCTTTACCGTGTGCTCGAAGATTATTTTTGTGTCGTTCAACAAACTCTCTACATTCTTTACTTTCGGCAAGTAAATCAACTATCTTAACATTTGGTTTAGTAGTTTTAGGAGAACAGTTTTCGGTATACACAACAAGATCAATTTGATTAGGCCAATACTTTTCAAAAGTATCAATCATTCTTTGACCATATTGTTTCATACCTTCTTTGTGAAATGTGGTAATCAGAGTATATTTCAATTTTTTATACCTTGTTTATATATTTGGATACATATTATTATATTAGCATATATTTATTCAATGAAAACACTGACACATTTTTCTGCGTACACTTCACTAAACTCAAAGCCAGTTATGAGTGCTTTTTTGGAAAGTGCAAGTAAAAAATTTAAAGTATCTGAAGGCGATATGTCTGCAGACTGTGCTGTCATATGGTCATGTTTATGGGCAGGACGTATGGCTCCTAACAAACAAATATATGAACACTTCCGAAGTCAAGGTAAGCCTGTAATAATAATTGAAGTGGGTGCTCTTAAACGAAATATCTCCTGGAAAATTTCAGTTAACAACATTACAAATCAAGGATATTATGGGCATACTGAAAACTTAGATTGGGATCGTCCTAAACTGTTGGGTATTCAACTTAAAGAACAGACCGGAAACAACGGAAAAATATTAATAGCGGCACAGCATCATAAAAGCCATCAACTAGCTAACTTAAACAGTCAGGAAGATTGGATCATACAGCAGATTAAAACAATACAAGATCAAACAGATAGAGATATAGTGGTTCGAAGTCATCCTAGATCACCCTTAGACATACCTAGTCAGCGACCTCGCAAGCTGGAAGGAACATATGATGACTTTGATTTTGATAGCAAATATTATTGTGTGGTTAACTATTCAAGTGGTCCGGGCATACAGGCCGCCATTATGGGAACACCAGTAATAACTAGTGAATACAGTCTAGCACATCCAATAAGTAATAACATTAATCGAATACGTCGACTAAAAAATAAAGCTACGGATCAATGGCTAACAGAAATAGCACATACCGAGTATCTGGTAGAAGAGATAGCTGACGGTCGTTGGATATCAAGATTGGAACCCACATTGTGAAACAGATAGACGACTACATGAAAGATGGTATAGACTGCGGGTGCGTATTGCACGGGGAGTATTATACTTTAGAATATGCTAAAAAGTTAGAAGCTGGACTACGTAGAAATTTTAGCTGTCCTGTACGTTTTCATATATGGACTGAGAAAGCCAGAGAAGTTCCTAAAAGATGGCACAAGCACGCTCTTAAAGATCTAGGAGTTAAAGGACCAAAGAAAAGTTGGTGGTACAAGGTACAATTATTTAGAAACAAAGCCTTTCAAGGTAGACTGTTTTATTTTGATCTAGACATCGTATTAACTGGTAATTTAGACTGGATGCTGAGATTAGGTAAGGAACAGTTCTGGGCTGTCAGAGATTTTCGCTATCTTTGGAAGAAAAACAAATGGAGTATAAATAGTAGCGTAATGATTTTTAATACTGATGAATATTCAGGTTTATGGAAAACATTTAAACGTAATCATCATGCTATTATGACACAATATAATGGTGATCAGGATTATGTTGATAATGAAGTACCAGAAAGTAAAAAACGTTGGTTAGATCAAAATCAAGTAAAAAGCTACAGATGGGAAGTGATGGATGGCGGGATGGATTTTGCCTATCGTAACTACCCAAGAAGAGGTGAGGATCGAAGCCATATTTTTAAAAATTTAAGTATAATCGTATTTCATGGTATACCAAATCCACATGAAATTGATGATGAACAAGTCCTAAGCCATTGGCGAGTGGATAAATAACAGTAACAATTGGAGATATAGTACATGGCTAACAGAACATTTAAGGTATACGGACAAGCATATGCGGCATCAGGGGATGTAACTGCGGTTTTATCCGTGGGTGGCGTAGAAGTATTCAACGGAGCAGTCAATGACTCCTCTACAGTGAGAAACGGACAACCAACAACATCAAATCATTTATTTACATTCACACTGGATGAAGCAACAACAGGTGGAATGGCATATTCACTAACAGCAACGGGCGGTGAACTTTGTCTAGGACAAACAGAGTATAATGGTATTCCTAATCTGACTATATCTAAGGATTGGTTTGACACAAATGTGCCTGATGACACTGCTGTAACAGCAGAGGCACAAACACATATAGCAGACACTTTAGGTGAAAGTGCTTTAGGTAGCGATCTTTATAATGCACTTAAAGCTGGAACCGTTACGAATGCCACTGATGAACAGCATGCAAAAATATTAGCTGAAAATACAATAGCAACTGATTTTACAGTGTATGGCGAATCTAACGACACCAGAGCAAACGGTCAAATTGACGGATCGACAATGGCAGAGTGGAATGACGACGCAGTTAATAAAGCTAATTGGCCAGTTTTGGAAGACGGTCAGGTATTTACTTGTACATGGAATTTAGATCCAACAACAACAGATCCAAATGCTTAATTAATTTAACACAAACAACCCCACACTAAGTGGGGTTTTTGTTGACTAATGTTTCTAGATAAAATTGTTTGTTGTATAAGCTAATTGCCTGAGCTTGTTCAAACACTGTTTGATATTCATCAGTAGGCAGTGATAGAATACTGTTGATAGTTTCTTGCATTGCTCGCCATCGTTGTGGTCCTGTGTGTCTATCATATGTTTCATCCCAACACGAACTCCACGTTTTAAATCCTATCTGTCTTAGGTTATTTAAATAATCTTTTGATCCGTATATTATCATGGGTTTACAACCAAGCAACGGTCGAGTAGTTTTTTCTGTAGAAAAAAATGTAGTGCCCATGGTCCAGGTTTCTACTACTATCTCAATATCAAAGTTTTTATAGTAATTTAAAAGATTAAATTGTGGAGTTAGGTATTCTTCCCCCTCGGTCCAATCTTTAATAATATATTGATCAAGCATTTTTACTCCATCTATACTAGTAATGTCAATATTTTTACACCAGTTATCAAAATTTTCTGTATCAGTTACCCATTGATCATATGCAGTCTTGTCTAGAATATCAAAATCATATGAAGGATAGTCTTGAGAACTTAATAAACAATCTTTATTTCGCAACCAGTACAGTATGCTTAGTCTTGGAATATTCTTTCTTCCAATAAAACAACCCAGTCGATTGTGGCTGTTCAGACTAATAGGAGTTATTGGAAATTGTTTATATTTTCTAGCACCATCAGCCCAAAAATGATTAAGGGTTCGCCACTTGTTGATATTAGTATACAAGTTGGTATTTTCTATAACATTCTCAGATTGTATTCTAATAGTGTAAGGATCTCTCTTGCTTTTTCTAACATGTTCGTCTAATATTTTAATAACATTACAATGGAATAAGCTAGGTCCCTCGTCTGTGACCAGTAGCACAGTTTCATCTAGATTATCCTCTAAGAATCTAATTAGGTCATTTGAATTTAGAAGACATTCGTCATATACGGATATTTTAAATTGTTTCATGCAACTATTTACTAATATATTTTGGTTGACCGAAAAATTATTTTTTGTTATAATGTTTACATGAAATATAATTATAACTTAGAAAAAGTTAGTGCTGATTTGTATGATGATATAGATCAACTAGCTCTAGACACATCCGGATTATTTGAGCAAAAGTTACAAGAGCTAGGTATAGTGTTACCGGACGATCAGCTTGAACAACTATATGATTTAATGAGAAATTTAGCATTAAATTCGGTTGACCAATAATTCCAAAACTGCTATAATAGTATTTGAAAGTTAGGAATTAATCATTTACGGGGGTAATGAACATGGTAGCAACTGCAATTAAATTCAAAAAAGAAACAGATGATCAAGTCATTGATCGTATTGGTAAACGTTTTACTATACTAGATGACATGACCAAGGCCGCAATCAGAGGTGATGTTAGAGCAATGATTGTTGTAGGGCCTCCAGGAGTTGGTAAATCATATGGTGTTGAAAAACAATTAGAAAAAGCTAGCATGTTTACAGAAGTTGCATCAAGACCTAAACAGTATGATGTTGTTAAAGGTGCTATGAGTGCAATTGGTTTATATTGCAAACTATTTAACTACAAAGAAAAAGACAATGTACTAGTATTTGATGATTGTGATTCAATATTACAAGATGAGTTATCATTGAACATTTTGAAAGCGGCATTGGATTCAAAGAAAACAAGAAAGATTTGTTGGAATACTGATAGTTATAAATTACGTAACGAAGGTGTACCTGATACCTTTAACTTTGCAGGATCAGCAATTTTTATTACTAACATTAAATTTGAAAATGTTAAAAGTAAAAAATTACAAGATCACCTAGAAGCTGTACAATCAAGATGTCACTATTTAGATCTTACACTTGATACTAGCCGCGATAAACTATTACGTATCAAACAAATTGCTGGTACTGGTGCTTTGTTTCAGGACTATGACTTTAACGGACATCAAATTCAAGAAATGTTAGACTTTATGGATGATAATCAGAACATGCTAAATGAACTTAGTTTACGTATGGCACTTAAAATTGCTGACTTAAGAAAAGTTTCATCAAACAACTGGCAAGAGCTTGCAAAAGCAACTGTGATGAAAAGAAGATAATTTAATCTTTTTTGTTCGTAAAAGGGTGTTGTTGGTTGACACCCTTTCTCCTTTTATATATACTGTATATTATGAAGCAAGCCTTATTACATATTAAAGATGAAGTCAACGTAAAAATTGAGGGTCTTGATCTTGACGTTCGCAAAAAATTAGTTGACATGTTCAAATTTGAAATACCCGGAGCTCGATATATGCCAGCTGTTAGACTAGGCAGATGGGATGGCAAAGTTGGTTATTTTCAACTTGGAGGTAGTACCTACATTAATTTGTTAGATGAGATATTACCGGTGCTTGAACAATATAACTATGATGTTGATCTTGAGGATTACAGAGACTACGAAAGAAGTTTTGCGTTTACTGAGGTCAAGGAAGATAGTTACAGCCACTTAAAATGGCCTCCAGGNCATCCTGTAGCNGGACAACCAATCATGTTACGAGATTATCAGGTTGAGATAGTTAATAAGTTTATGTCAAATCCACAATGCTTACAAGAAATAGCAACAGGTGCCGGCAAAACATTAATAACAGCAGTGCTGAGTCACAATTGCGAACAACATGGTCGCACAATAGTTATTGTTCCAAACAAGAGTTTAGTCACACAAACAGAAGCTGATTATGTCAATATGGGATTGGACGTTGGTGTGTACTTTGGTGATCGTAAAGAGTTTGGAAAGACACATACAATTTGTACTTGGCAAAGCCTAAACATTTTACTTAAAGGATCCAGAGCACATGCTGTAGATATCACCATCGACGAGTTTCTACAGGATGTTGTTTGTGTCATGGTTGACGAAGTACATATGGCCAAAGCAGATGCATTGAAAACTTTATTGACGGGTGTTATGTCACAAGTACCTATTCGTTGGGGACTGACTGGAACAGTTCCTAAAGAAGCATATGAACGTATGAGCTTGCGTTGTTCTATAGGTGATGTAATAGGTAAACTGTCAGCTAACGAATTACAACAGGACGGAGTGCTTGCCAATTGTCATGTAAACGTGGTACAGTTAGTGGATCATGCTGAATATACATCATACCAGGATGAACTAAAATATCTATTAGAAACACAGGATCGAATGAAGTACATGGCGAATCTGATTACTAAAATTAGAACAAGTGGTAATACTCTGGTACTGGTAGACAGAATTGCTCCTGGACAGGCCTTAACTGAACTAATTACAGATGCAGTGTTTGTATCCGGAGCCACCAAAGCACAAGCCAGAAAGGATGAATATGATGAAATTGCAACAACGGACAGTAAGGTTATTATTGCCACTTATGGTGTTGCCGCTGTTGGTATTAACATTCCTCGTATCTTTAATCTTGTTCTTGTTGAGCCTGGGAAAAGTTTTGTTCGTGTTATTCAGTCGATTGGCCGAGGTATTAGAAAAGCTGAAGACAAAGATTTTGTTCAAATTTGGGATATAACATCCACATGCAAATTTGCCAAGCGACATCTAACAAAACGTAAAGCATTTTATAAAGAAGCAAATTATCCATTTGAAGTTGAAAAAATTGAATGGAAATAGTTCTTGACAGACACACCTACAGTAACTTATAATAAGGGTAATATGCAAATACTTACATTAGAAAATACAAAGTACGACTTGGCTACACTTCCTGATGAAATAGATGATATGCGTTTTAGCATACTGGATAACAGTGATCCAGGAAATCCAGATTATCATTGGATACCGTTAATCTTTTTAGAAAGTTTTAATTCACCAGCATTGGTATTAAAGATAGGTAATAATACTATNAAAATGCCTGTGGATTGGCAAATATTAATTGGCGAACCTGATGTCGGAGATTTAGAAGTATTACCGTTAACATCAATTAATGATAGAGGATTTAGAGCATTTCAATTTAATAGTTTAACTGACTTTAGACCAAGTTTCTTGGATATAGAAATTGTAGATGTCTATCAAGATGTTTCGTGGTATAGCCCTAAACTTAAAAATGGACAGTTACTAGCAGTACCTTTAGAGGACGGACCTACTCCTAAATGTTGTTATTTTGTTAAGGATATAAGCCGTAATTGTGAAATAGTTAATTATACGTTATCATTCTAATGGCAAATACAAATTCACCTTTATATATCGGTAATGAGATGGCGGCCTTTGATCGCAAGGACAGGGACTACTATGACAAGTTCACTGATGAGGAAAAGAAACAGTTTTCAACATATTTGATGTTGCGTTATGGAGCGTCAGTAGGTGGTAATAGAGATCTGCAGGCATACTATCTAATGGCCACAAACAAATATGTTAACAAATACTTCTTTGATCTAAACAAGCATACAAAGTTACAATGGTTAATGTGTACAGCAGTTAGTCCTAATATGGGCAAACAGTTTCACTATTGGCAAGCGGCCAAAAAGAAAGAGGGCAAGTCGACTAACAAAATAAGAAAAGTAGTAGCTGAATTATTTCCAAACATGAAGTCAGATGAGATGGATATGTTTTTGGAAATGAATACTCAAAAAGAAATTAAACAATATTGTAAAGAACTAGGATGGGATGACAAGCGAATTAAAGCAGACTTTTAAATGTAAATATTGTGGGCGTGAATTCCGTAAGGAGACCACACTGGCCGTACATGTCTGTGAGCAAAAGAAACGTTTTCAACATAAAAATGATCCACCAAGTCGTATGGCATTTCAGAGTTATTTAAAGTTTTATGAAACAAGTCAGGGATCTGCAAAGTCAAAAACATTTGATGACTTTGCTACATCAGCATACTATAAAGCGTTTATTAAGTTTGCTAACTATTGCGTTAATGCTCGTGTAATTAATACTGTTAGGTTCACTGAATGGTTATTAAAAAATAACAAGCGTATAGACTATTGGGGCAGTGATAAACTTTATGATGAATTTTTAAAGGAATATATCTTTAGAGAAAATGCCACAGACGCATTAACCAGAGCATTAGAAACATCAATGGATTGGGCAGAAGAAGTTAAATCGCCAAGCGAAGACTTCTTGCGTTATGGTAACTGCAATAAACTATGTCATTACATTGTTACTGGTAGAATAACAGGTTGGATAATATTTAATTGTCCCTCAGGTCACGAGCTGTTAGAAAGTTTAAATCAAGAACAGTTGGCTATAGTGTATGAACTTATTAATCCTGATCGTTGGTCAAAAATATTACGTGACTATCCAGGTGACACAGAATATGTTAAGGAAATGTTAAAACAAGCAGGATGGTAAAATTTAATACAGACGTTGATATTGACTTCGCTGATCGCGATGATATACTTAAATTAATTAAGCATACTTCTGCAATGCAGAATAATGATCAAGGTATACGTAAGCATAATTCAGGTGTGTACGTAACAGACATTCCTTATAATCCATTGACAGACACAGCCTCAATTGATTATCAATCAGCAGAAGAACGTGGTTACTTTAAAATTGACTTTCTTAATGTCAATGTTTATAAGTTAATTAAAGATCAGGAACATTACGATCAATTGATGGCCCGTGATGTTCCGTGGGCAAGATTACAGGAACGTGAGTTCTTTGAACAGATAATACACATTGGTAATCATTATGATCTGGTAGGTGATTTAGCACTAGATACAATACCACGCATGGCAATGTTTCTGGCACTTATACGTCCAGCAAAACGACACTTGGTAGGAAAGACATGGGCAGATATAAGTAAGGATATATGGACAAAAACAGATGACCAATACTTCTTTAAAAAGTCACATGCTGTTAGCTATGCCTTGTTGGTAACATTACATATGAAACTACTAGATGAAAATTTACATACACGAGAGCAGTAAACTTAAAGACTTTTACAATCGAGCTGATCATTACTCAACAGCAGAGCTACCTACCCTTCCTAAAGACGCAATAAAAATAATACCAGTAGCTACCTACTGTGAAGACAGTGATGCACATATAGATTATATCAAGAACACTAATGATCATATTGTATTAGAAAACTGCATAGAGGGGTCTAGCACGCTTATCAGACACCTCGACAATGACGGTTTGTTAAAGCTAGCATTAGATAAAAAGTTTAGCATTATTTGTTCAGGTGAAATGCCAGAACAAATGAATTCGTTAAACATTGAATACATGATGTGGCTGACCGGTAACGTTAATCAAGACAATCGAAATATTATGATACGTTATATTGATCGTCCCTACACATTTTTATTTCTCAATAATAGAGTAAGAACCCATCGAGCTAAATTAATTAGAGATCTGTATCGCAAGGAATTGTTAGACAAGGCATTATGGTCTAACATTAATATGGGTAATGACGATGCACCATTCAGTAAAAAATTACCAAAAAAGTATGGTCCTTATTCAGGAAAGGATTTAATTGATTGGGATAAGTGGGCGGCGGGACCAGCCATCGTTAATCAGTACTCTGACACGTACTTCTCGGTATTTGCTGAAAGTACAGTATTACATAGATATTCTTTAATAACTGAAAAATCATGGAAACCAATTATTACTGGACATCCATTCTTAGCACTAGCAAGTGCCAATCATTATAAGAGGCTGAAAGAATTAGGATTTAAAACATTTAGCGGTATCATTAAGGAAGACTTTGCAAGTCTAAATAGATGGGAAGATAGAAGAGCTTGGTTAGTAACTGAAATTGAAAGATTATTAAGTTTAGATCTTGATCAATTCACAAGAGATTGCCAACCCGTTTTAGATCATAATATTGAACATTTTTGGAAGTTATGGGATAGTTACTCTGCAAACACTAGCGATCAGATTGATCTATTTCTTAGTCAATTCGCCGAACAAGTGTGATTGATTTTTTCTTAGTGCGTTTCTTAGACAAATCGCTTAGACTGATTGTTGGACCTAACAGTATTTCTAAATCTTTATTAATAAATGTTTGTAGATATGGTTTAAACTGTGCCCATTCTTCTCTTAGGAATATATTGATTGGTATTGAACGATTTGATTCCCACCACCAAACATTAGCAAGATCTAAAAACTTTTGTTTTAATTCTACATCTACGATGCGGCCAAAATCGTATAGAGTGGTAACAGTACTGTCACGATTTTGCACAATACCAACGTATTCGGCACTGGCGTATCTGACTACTGTAACAAATGGATACTTGTCTGATAATTCTTTAAAGAATTCATTGCTCATTGATCGATAAATACTCTATATGTTTACAACTCAAGTCTATTTATATAAGCAAAAACACCAAGTGGTATTAAGAGATACCACAACGGCTCTAACATCAATGAGGTATAATCCCGTGTACGCAAAAAATTTAAAATTACACAGAGGCACAGATAATGTCTTAGTGTTTACATTTGTTAATCAGGACCAAAAACCTGTTAATAATTCCACAGCAACCTTTACATTCAGATTAATCAATAGAGAAGGCAGTGACGTACTTCTTGCTAAAACAATGACTGCTATTGATGCTACTAAAGGTACTGCTTCAATTACTGTCACTGAACAAGAATTAGATGCAGTAAGCACACAACGAGCACACTACACAATTGAACGTAGTCTTTCGACCAGTGATCTTTATGACGCTGTGTTTGTAGATGATCATTTGGGAGGTAGAGGCGTTGTTGAAATTGTTGATTCTGTTATGCCAACACATACCGAAAGCACCTCGATTACAATTCCAGCCTTCTTTGATGATGAAGGTGTTACTACCCATTACTCAAGTGAATGGCATGGAACCAATGATGTTCAAACTCTACAATATAAACCTAGTGCATTTACAGGTAAGATACAAGTAGAAGGTGCAACAGCAGACGACAATTTAAGATATAATCTAGGAACTGAACTTTCTTTAACATCATCTAGTACAACCGGATATATAACTATATCGGGCTACCATCCTTTTTTAAGATTACGCATTGAAGAAACAAGTGGTAGCATATCTGAAATAAAAATTAGATAGGTACTGTTTGAACAAAATCAAAAAAATCGTTGGATTCGGTGATAGCTGGATTTACGGTGATGAGCTATTAGATCCCAAATTAGTTGAGCAAGATCAAGAAGCACATTCTTGCTGGTCTCAGAATGTAGACTATAGAGAAACTAACTGTTTCCTAGGTCTGTTAGGTCAAAATTATGATGTTCCTGTTGAGAATTTTGGAATACCAGGAGGTAGCTTACAAAGTGCTATGTGGACTTTTCTTTGGTGGCTACGTCACGAATCAAATCCAGAAGAATGTTTAGTACTACACGGTACAACAGACAACGACCGTTTTAGTCTATTTGATCCCAAACACAAGCATTATTCAAACGACCCTATTTGGAACAAATTCATACATTCAGCGTGGATAGAATATGGTAGCAGTGTTGTTCCAGACCACTTCCGAGATGTCGGTAAAAATTTAATTGCATATAGCGACTGTGAAGACCTACGTCAATATAATTATGAGCAAGCTGTTGGATTATTTGATGGTAAGAGTGCCAGACTAAACATACCAATGCTACAATTTCATATTATGCCACCGATAACTCCTATAGATGTTCCTACATTATTATGGCCCGAGCGTAATTATTGTAGTTGGATAGTAAGACATCCTGAGAAAGAATTAGTTACATGTCCAGGCGGGCACCCCAATGAAATTGGACACCAAATGATATCAAAACAGTTGATTCCGGAGATAGATTCTGTTATACTAACTTGATGTTAGATATCTTATCTGTTATACCAGGCAAACACAAACAAACTTCAAGTGGTTGGGTTTCTTTCAATGCGGTCTGTTGTCAGCATAACGGAGAAAGAGCAGATAAAAGAAAGCGTGGTGGTATAAAGACCGATGGTAAAAACTGGAGTTATCACTGTTTCAATTGTGGATATAAAGCAAGTTTTAAATTAGGACGTACACTGTCGTTTAAAACCCGTAAGCTGTTATCTTGGATGGGTGTTGATCAAAATACTATTTCTGCTCTTAACTTAGAAAGTCTAAGACATAAAGATATTAGTCAACTAGCAGAGGATAGAACACAACCAAAACTTACCAAGGTAACATTTAATAAATTGGAATTACCTAAAGAATTGAGATTGATAGAAGAGTCTGATCAACAGTATGTTGATTATCTAGAGTCCAGAGCAGTTGATCCTGGAGATTATCCATATATGATAAGTCCAGATCAAAAAGGTAGACAAGCAGAGCGTATTGTTATACCATATACATATAATGAAGTAATAGTTGGTTGGTCAGCCAGATACTTGGATGACAGGCAACCAAAGTTTATCAATGAACAGCAACCAGGTTATGTGTTTGGTACTGATTTACAACAAGATTATTGGACACAATCTATAGTTGTTGAAGGTATATTTGATGCACTCAGTTTGAACTGTTTAGCTGTATTACATAATGATATTAATGCAAAGCAAGCACAAGTAATTACTAGCTTGCGTAAAGATATAACAGTGGTACCAGATCAAGATGAAGCAGGACTAAAACTTGTTGATCGTGCAGTTGAATTAGGATGGGCAGTTTCAATACCTAGATGGCATCCTGAAGTTAAAGATGTAAATGACGCAGTAAAACGTTATGGTAGATTAGGAACTCTGATAACTATTATGAATAGCAGAGAAACTAGTAAAATTAAAATTGAACTTATGAGGAAGAAACTTGTTAAAAGAATACGGAACTGATATACAAAGACTATTTCTTGAAATGATGTTGCAGGATGCACAGAGTTATACTCGTGTACAAAATATCTTTAATCCAGAAAACTTTGATCGTAGCTTACAAGAATGTGCTAAATTTATTAAAGATCATGCTGACAAACATAACACAATGCCAGACATGAAGCAGGTTTCCGCAGTTACTAATATTCAATTAACATCAATACCCGAAGCCAAAGACGGACATTTTGATTGGTTCTTAGAAGAGTTTGAAGGTTTTACACGCAGGCAAGAACTTGAACGTGCAATCTTAAAGTCAGCTGACTTGTTAGAGAAAGGTGATTATGGACCGGTAGAAAAAATAGTTAAAGATGCAGTACAAATTAGTTTAACTAAAGACATGGGAACAGATTACTTTTTAGATCCTAAAACCAGACTAATGGAAATTAAGTCCAGTAACGGACAAGTATCAACAGGTTGGCCAATGTTAGATAGATTGTTGTATGGCGGATTTAATAGAGGTGAACTACAGATATGGGCAGGCGGATCTGGTTCTGGTAAAAGTTTGTTTATGCAGAATATGGCAGTAAACTGGGCAATGCAAGGCATGAATGGTTGTTATTTAACATTGGAATTAAGTGAAGGCTTGTGTGCCATGCGTATGGATAGTATGATGACAAACACTGCATCAAAAGAAATATTCAAAGATATCGATAACGTTGAAATGAAAGTTAAACTTGCAGGTAAAAAAGCAGGACACTTACGTATCAAATATATGCCAGCACAGTCAACAGTAAATGATATCAGAGCATACATGAAAGAATTAGAAATACAAACTGGACATAAGCCAGACTTTCTATGCGTTGATTACTTAGATTTGTTAATGCCCGTGAGTGCTAAAGTTTCACCAAATGATTTGTTTGTTAAAGACAAGTATGTGAGTGAAGAATTACGTAACCTGGCAAAAGAATTAGATATCATATTTGTAACAGCATCGCAATTGAATAGGGGTGCAGTGGAAGAAGTAGAGTTTGATCACAGTCACATTGCAGGTGGATTGAGTAAAATTAATACTGCTGATAATGTGTTTGGTATATTTACAAGTCGTGCAATGCGAGAACGTGGAAGATATCAAATACAGTTAATGAAAACTAGATCAAGTTCAGGTGTAGGGCAAAAAGTAGATCTAGAGTTTAATTTAGATACACTACGTATTACAGACCTAGGCGAAGAAGGACAAAGTGATTACAATAGACCATCACCAAGTGGTAGTAAAATTATGGACTCAGCAAAATCTACTACTAGCACAGTATCTGATGGACAAGTACAAAAAGAAGATGGTAAAGTAACAGCTGATATACAAAGCAGTAAACTAAAAAGTCTATTAAGTCAAATTAAAACTCAGTAAATGATTTCTTATCATGATATAAAACATATCCACTTAGAAATATCTAGTTTATGTAATGCCCGATGTCCACTATGCCCTCGTAACTTTCACGGCTATCCCTATAATGATGGATACATAGAAAGAAACCTCACACTTGAAGATGTTAAAAAGATATTTGAACCCAACTTTGTGAAACAGTTAACGGGAGTAATGATCAATGGTAACTTTGGAGACTGTGTTATGAATACAGAAACTCCAGACATCATTGAATATTTTAAAACATACAGTCCTAATATTAAAATAGATATAAACACCAATGGTGGTGCACGCTCTAAACAGTTTTGGCAACGGTTAGCTAAACTAGATGTTCGAGTATTTTTTGCATTGGACGGATTATCCGATACACATTCTATATATAGGCAAGACACGGTATATGAAACAGTAATAAAGAATGCACAAACATTTATCAACGCAGGCGGTAATGCTATTTGGAAAATGATTCCTTTTGATCATAATCAACATCAAATTAAAGAATGTCAAGCACTAAGTAAAGAACTTGGATTCAGTAACTTCATGTTAACAGACCAAGGTAGAGACAATGGAGTTGCAGTTGACAAAAAAGGCAAGGTTATTAACGTAATAGGTAAGCCTGAGGTTATTAACTTTGATCAGCTATTAGAATCTAAAAAGACAGATGAGATATTATTAGAAGATCTTAATCCTGTGATCAAAAACATAACCTGTGAAGTAAAGAAAAGTAAATCAATATATGTAACAAGTACAGGAGAAGTATATCCGTGTTGTTATACTGGCTTTTATCCTAGAACATATGGTCATGGACAATACTATCAAGTAGTTAATCAACAGTTAAAGGACATCATTGAACCTAACAATGCGTTAGAAACTTCTTTACAAGAAAGTATTAGTTGGTTTAATAGTGTTGAGGAAAGTTGGAGTAATAAAGATTTCAACAATGGCCGTTTAGTTATCTGTAACGATGTTTGCGGTTCCTGATAAATATACAGACTAGAGAGAATAATAACCTATGCAAAAAAAGACTAGAAGTATATTAGACGAACTAAATGACTTGCACATTCCAAAAGATAAAACACATCTTGTTGAAAGTCGTGCCAGTAATATTATCCAGTCGGCAATTAATCTATTTGAACAGATTGATAAAGCATATGACAGAGAGCAGGCAGACGACCTTCAGCGTAAATTCGTCAATGCCATTAAAACCAGAGATCCAAAAAAGTTTTATAGATCAGTGAGACGTAAAGATGAAGATTAATGAAATAATAAATGAAGGTATACTCGATCGACTACTTGGAAGAAATACACAAGATAGAGAGCAAGCTATAAATGCCCAAGCAATGGTAGGAGCATCGAAAATAGCCGCAAGAGCATGGGGCAAGTACAAACAAAATTTAGAACGTATCAATAATTACAATCCAGTACCAAAAGCAATGCTTAACGATAAATTAATAAAATGGATAGACGATAATCTATTAGGATCTTATTCCTTAGCCAACGGAGGAAATGTCCTGAATACGGTTGTTAAAAGAATGTCCAGTAATATAATGAGTAATCCCGAACAAACAGAAGATTCATTCAAACAAATATTAACTGTTGCAGGTAAAGTCGCATTGGATCCTACAGCAGGTGCCTCAAGCGGAGGAGGATTTGATCCAAAAAGACAGGATATTTGTCGTGACCAACCAACAACGGTAAAAGGCGACACAATATATGTATGCGGTGAGCCAATTAAAGATGGCGAGCCTGGATACAAAGAACTTGCTAATAAGTTGGGCATAAAATGATAATACTTGAGGGCGGTAACGTATTCAAGGACGAAAACAAACAACCGTTAACGCAACGTATCAATCTTGCTGACATTAAGCCAACAATACAACAATTAGAAAAACTTACTGGATTATCCTTGCAAGATAACATGTTAGGTAGTACAGGTAATAAAGCAACCAGTGGTGATTTAGATCTATCAGTTGATGTTACAAAAACTTCAAAAGAACAACTAATACAAACACTCAAGGCCAAAGGCGTGGATGACAAAGATATCGCTAAGTCGGGCGACAGTGTTCATTACAAAGCACCTATAAAAGGTGATCCCAACAATGGTTATGTACAAGCAGACTTTATGTTTGGTAATCCAGACTGGCAAAAGTTTAGTTTAAATGTTGTTGGAAACAGCGAATTTAAAGGAGTGCATAGACATATCCTATTAGCAAGTATTGCCAAAGCAAGAGGACTTAAATGGAGTTATAAAAATGGTCTGTTGGTTAGAGACAGTAACAGATTGTTATCAGTTGATCCAGACGAAATTGCTAAAATATTAATTGGTGGAACACGTAAAGATTTAAATTCAGTTGAATCAATAATTGCTAAAGTCAAACAAGATCCTGAATACGAAACACTAGTGGCAGATGCAAAGGAAACATTTGAAAAAGATGGATTGGTATTAGAAGATGCCAATGATGCAAACTTTTTAGCACGTTTAAGAGATCGTATTGTTAATCAAGGTATGCAAGTAATTATAGAAGCGGCTCGTATAGAACATCCTGAAGATATGATATTTGATGGTGCCAGCCAAGGTGCACTTAAAGCTATTGCTACCCTCAGATCATTACCCAAGCAAGCTGAAGACATCACAATTAAATGGGACGGAAAACCTGCGATTGTTTTTGGACGTAATCCACAAGGACAGTTTGTGTTAACAGACAAGTCAGGATTCACTGCTAAAGGTTATAATGGATTAGCAACAAGCTCAACACAATTAGAAAAGATAATGCAACAACGTGGTGGCGAACGAGGTGATCTTGTTAACATGTATAAAACTATATGGCCTGCACTAGAAGCACAAACACCAAAAGGTATGAAAGGTTATCTTATGGGTGACTTGCTATATGTAGGTACACCAAAAGAAAGCAACGGTAGGTATACCTTTACTCCAAACACGGTTTCATATGCAATAGACAAAAGCACAGATCTAGGTGATCAGATAGGTAACAGTGTGGCCGCATTAGCAGTACACACATTCAAAAGAAGTCCTGAAGATGCAGGACAACCATTCAGCGATATTGCACAACTAGGACAAGGTCAAGTATTAATACTAGGTCCTAAAATGTCACAAACACCAACAGTTGATGTTCCAGAAGCACAATTGAGTGAACTTGAATCAACAATAAGAAAGAACTCAGATAAAATTGATGTGTTGTTTAATCCAGCAAGCCTACGTGAGTATCAACTTTCTAACTTGCCGGCACTAATGAAACAGTACGGTAATCAAAAAGTTCGACAGGGTAACTTTAGTAACATGGCAGAAGGCTTCTTGGAATTTGCGTCAACTAAAGTAACTCCTCAGAAATTGGAAAGATTAACTGAATTTTCCACAGACAATGCTCGTGCATTAGAATTAACGTTTACATTGTTTAGAATGATAGGTGCTATTAAAACTAAAATTGTTAGACAACTGGACAGTGCCAGTTCAGGTGTAGAAGCAAGTATAGATGGCGAACCAGGACATGAAGGATATGTTACTAGCGGTATTAAACTTGTGGATAGATTACGATTTTCAAAATCAAACTTTGCAAAGAATTTACAATAATGGAATTTATTAAAGACATAACAGAATCAAGAATGTATCGTAGACTAGGACAGCTCACAGGCAAAAATGTCAATGATCTAGCTAGTCAAACATTTACACATCTATTGATGTTAAGATCATTGTACGATTTAGATAAGCCCAAGGCAGTTAAATATGCCAAAGAAATAGTAAACAATCTAAACTTCAATGGTTTTAGGGCAAGCATGCCGGATTTATATAACATGTTGGTCATGATCATAGAACAGAAAAAGTACGGTGACAGGCTGTTTAACAATTGGGAAGTAACTGTTCCTGAAATGCGTATCAAACGTGTGTTTAGAGCTATGGCACAGGGGGAACTAGATTCCAATGACTTTGCACAACTAATGTTAATCCTACAACGCAAGTTTCCAAAAATAGACGGTGACCAAATGCGTATGCGTAGAATGGTACAGGATAGTACAAAATCTACAGCATCTGATCGTAAATGGATGCACAAACGCCTTATACAGATGTCAAGAAGGATAGTTAATTCAGACTTACATCAGCTATATCAACAGGTTAGTGGAGTAAAACTAGACACATAATTTTGGTATTTTTGACTAAATAAGTGCAGGGAAGAAACAAATTCCCACTTATTAGGAGAAACATATTATGGCAGTAGTAACTAGAGTACATCCAGTAACATCAGCGATTGGTGTTGAAACAGCAGGTAACTTGCAGTTTTTCACTGTAACATACCCAAGTGCAGTAAACACTAAAACTGGTCCTGAGTCAACACAAGAAGCAGTTAAAAGAGCCATTGGCGATCTTGCAACAATTATTGCAATTGGAACCTTAGGTAACTCAAACACAGAGCAAACATTTGCTGTTGAAGCAATTGGTGGCGATAATGTTACAGCGACATTACTTGATGCGGCATTTGATGCATTAGGTACAGTAGATTCAATTAACTGTGCTAACGTAACAACAACACTTAAAGATTTATACATATCCGTATAAGTTAGTATAAGTTTTATTAAAGAACCCTACTTTTTAAGTGGGGTTTTTTATTGGTGGTAAATATCTATATGAAACAACAAGACTTAATGCAACAAGATATGTTTGACGACTCTACCCAATGGATATATGAATCACCTGATCAAGGTAAGACTGTGTATCGTAGAAAACTTGGGTCTGAGCCTGGTGATCGTGAAAGAATATCCACTGGCACTTTCGATAATGATTTTGACTATGCTCATTTTGTTTATAGACAGGATTGGGACGAGCTAGCAGGAAAACACCCGGGCATTAAGGAATATCTCGACAAGCTAAGAATGTTAATAGCACTAGTAGATGAAAAATGATAGTCTGCTGGACATTAGCTGATATCACATCAACAGGATATACTCGTAGGCCTAGCAATATCAAAGAATCTAAAAAACGTAATCAACAACGTAACTACGAAACATTTTTACAGTTGATATCGATGCGTAATCAACCAACGGTTGTAATCGAACCTACAATGATGAATGATAGAGATATTACAGTAATGCCATTTGGTAAATCATATTTTCAGGACCTAGGATTCAAATATAATGTATGGATGTTTGCATTTGAGTGCGAACAAGAAACTGTATTTTCAAACGCAAGTAGTCAACTTGGCATGTTATTAGACGACTTTGACGGTGTTCCTATCATAACAGACCTAGATGAAAATGCTAAAATATCTAATACAATCAACACTATAGGTGAAAAGTGTAATACCTTTTTCCTACACCAAAACCAATAGAAGTGATAAATAAACGCAAAGCATCACAGAACGAACACACACACTAGGCACATTAAGGCTCATTACAAACACACTAGTTTCAGTGATAAAAACCTATTGACGGAATTTATAAAATGAGTGCTGTGAAAATCGAAAAACGAAACCTAGAAGCCCACGTGGAATTGTGTGCAGAGAGGTATGACGCATTGGAAGAAAAACTAGACGCGGTTGAAAAGAAAGTAGGCGCCCTTGAAACAGTTGTTCATGAGATCAAAGCAATGATCACACATAACAATAGTTCACGACAAAAACAATTGATCAAATATAGTGTAACTATAATTGGATCTTTACTCGTATTAGTAGGATGGATGGTGGTGCACTTTATGGTCCCATACATTTTTACAACAGTATAACTATGTCTGCGGCGAGCCCAACATTTAAGAAATTTAATACACTCGCTCAGCAGAGTCTAGCATCAATATCTAAAAATATAATCGTAAAAAAACAAAACACCTATGAAGTATTTGGAAAATTTCAAATACGTAAACAAGAAGATGGCTTTGTTGTTTTTCATAATGACAAACAAATTAACACTTTTTATTCTTCACGTAACGCACTTAGCTATTGTATATTCGAAAAAAACTTTAAGTACAATGAATCTAAATTACTAGAAAGATTGGACAGCAGATTACAGTCAAAATTATTTGATATTGAAGTAGCAAAAAATACTTTAACCAATTCAAAAGATAGTTTTAAGAAATTTAACGCATTGGCTAGAGTTGAGTTATATATAGATGAAACAAAAATTATTAAAGAACAAATTAACGAAGTAGTCGAGAAGGCTAAATACTTCCAACAAAGGGAATTAGACAATGAAGTTAACTGATATACAACCAAAAACAGACGCTAAATTTATTAGCCGAGTAATTAATAATTACTTTGCTTCAAAAGTAGATGTTCCTGCATTGAAAGAAGGCAATGCTCGTACAATGCTTACCAAAGTAAAAGCGTTAATTAACGAAACTAAAAGCACACATAAGTTCCATACCAGTGAGAAAAGCCCAGCTTATCTACAATTGCTTTTGATGGAACAAGCATTACAATCTCAATTAAAAGAGTATGGTGCTGATAGTTCAAGATATCAGAGCGGAACTGCATATACAAGCCCTACATCATCGGTAATGGCTGACATTAAACCCGAGGATGACAAAGAAGATGACATGGAAGAAGATGTTAAAGAGGCTGAAATGCCTATGCCACAAGACTTTGTACCAGAACCTGTAGTAGCACAAACAATCAAAGATCTAGGACCTGGATTAGATCCAATGGCCAATGGCTTTTATGACCTAGCATACGGAAAACTGCTTAGTAATTATCTAGCACAGGAAACTCCAGAAATTAAGAAAAAATTTCAAATAAGCTGGAATTTAGCTTGGGCAAAACAAATGAGAGAGCTGTACAGTAGGGAGTACGGTGGATATCAAAAAAGACCAGTTAAAGAAGATAAGTTAACTGAAAGTGAAGTAGAAACAGCACAGGTTGTTTTAGCGGCACAGGACATGGTTGATAAAATTGCAGGTTGGACGGAAGATGTTGCAGATATGCAATACAAAGATTTACCTGGTCTTGTTGAAATGATGCGTAATGAAGTTGGTGTCAATGAAGCACAAGCATTCTTAGATGCACAAACAGCAACATTAACAACACTATTAGACTCATTGGAACAAGCAAAAACAGAAGCAACAACAGCTATGGCTCCTTTAACAGGTGAACAAGCAGTTGATCCAAGCGAATTTAGTAAAGAGCCAGATCTAGATGCCGGTGTTGACAATGATACTCCACCTGACGTGGATAGTGACGGTGATATCACGGAACCAGATCTAGAACCAGATCTTGGCAGAGAAAGAAGATAAATGAAACTGTTTGAGGTCAACGGACAAGCATTAGAATTGGCCGCAATAATACAATATCTAATAGGTAAGAGTGACGAGCTAAAAACTAAACCTCAAATTAAAACAGATACATTTATTGATATGGCAAGACAGGCAGGTATAAACATATCACTTGATAATTTACAAGCATTATCAACTCAAAATCCTTTGAAAAACATGATTACTCAGATAAATCAAGACACAATTGAATTTGGTATCTCGAACGATTTAAAAATGCCAGTTGATAAAGCAAGAGATGTTGTTAAAAAAATGGCAAAAAGATCCTTAGGTAAAAGAACTTAGATAACTATTAACATGCTCTACAAAAGCTCATACTCTAGCCAGAATGAGCTTTTTTAACCTCTCTGGGTTGACATCACCCGCTAAATAACGTAGTATACAATTAATTATACAAGGAGTAATTGTCATAATAACAAATGAAAAACAAGTAATGCCAATTTATATGGATTATTCTTCAACTACTCCTGTAGACCCTAGAGTGGCAGAAAAGATGATTCCATTTATTACTGAAGATTTTGGTAATCCAGCATCGCGAAGTCACCCATATGGTTGGACAGCTGACAAAGCTGTTGAGTCAGCAAGAAAGGAAGTTGCAAAGTTAGTGAATGCAGATGCCAGAGAAATTGTTTGGACCTCAGGTGCCACTGAATCAAATAACTTAGCAATTAAAGGGGCGGGGAATTTTTATTCGGCTAAAGGTAAACATATTATTACCCTAGCCACCGAGCACAAAGCAGTAATTGATGCAGTAAGGGAAATGGAGCGTATTGGATATGAAGCAACATTTCTTACCCCTGAGCCAAATGGTTTGGTCGATATCGAAAAATTTAAAGATGCAATTAGACCAGATACAGTTCTGGCATCAGTAATGATGGTTAATAATGAGATTGGAGTGATTCAAGATATTGATGCACTTGGTAAGGTATGTAGAGCAGAAAAAATTATTTTTCATGTAGATGCCGCTCAGGCTACTGGAAAAGTAGAGATTGATCTTGAAAAATTACCGGTTGACCTTATGAGTTTTTCAGCCCATAAAACGTACGGTCCAAAAGGTGTAGGTGCTTTATACGTAAGACGTAAACCAAGAATTAGAATACAAGCTCAAATACACGGAGGTGGTCACGAAAGAGGTATGCGTTCAGGTACGTTAGCCACCCATCAGATTGTTGGTATGGGAGAAGCTTTTAGGATTGCCAGAGAAGAAATGCAAGAAGAGAATGCTCGTATAAAAAAGTTACAATTACGTCTTTTATCTGGGCTAACAGTCATTGACGAAACTTACGTTAACGGAGATTTAACAAATAGAGTTCCTCATAATTTAAATATTAGTTTCAACTACGTTGAGGGTGAATCATTGATTATGGCAATTAAAGGTATTGCAGTATCCAGTGGTTCTGCTTGTACATCAGCCAGCCTTGAGCCAAGTTATGTATTAAGGGCATTAGGAAGAAATGATGAATTAGCTCATAGCTCAATAAGATTTTCTATTGGTCGTTACACAAAAGAAGAGGATATTGACTATACGATAAAATTATTCAAAGAAAAGATTGGGAAATTAAGGGAACTATCCCCTCTTTGGGAAATGTTTCAAGATGGTGTTGACATAGAAAAAATCGAATGGGAAACACATTAAAATTTTAGGAGAAGTTAATTATGGCTTATAGCGATAAAGTATTAGATCATTATGAGAATCCTCGTAATGTAGGATCGTTAGACAAAACCGATCCGTCAGTGGGAACTGGCATGGTAGGTGCTCCTGCTTGTGGTGATGTAATGAAGTTACAAATACAGGTAGAGGAAGGCATGATTAAGGATGCTAAGTTTAAAACATATGGCTGTGGCTCAGCAATAGCAAGTTCAAGCCTAGTAACAGAAATGCTTAAAGGCATGCACATAAACGATGCACATGAAATTAAAAACTCAGCAATCGCAGAAGAACTAGCACTACCTCCAGTAAAGATACATTGCTCTGTGCTAGCAGAAGATGCTATTAAATCAGCGATAGCAGATTACAAAAAGAAAAATGATGAGCCAACCAGTTGAAACACCTTGTATGGCAATATGCAGAACAGAAAATGACGTTTGTATTGGATGTGGAAGAACAACAGAAGAAATTGAAAAATGGCTCGACTACACGGACAATGAACGTAAAATCGTAATGGAAAGATTAGAATCATCATTTGATGACCTAGACCTATTTTGATGCAAAAGAAAAATATCTATTTGTGGTCGAATGGGATAACCGGTAAGGTATTACCCATACTATGGTTTTCTGCAAAAACATACTACGAAGAATATGGAAATAAAATAGATCAATGGCTCTGGCACGAACCTTTTATACACGAATGGTCAGATGAAAAACTATTTGCATATCTCAAAGACAATCCCCCTGCAATTTTTGGTTTTTCTGTATATGTTTGGAGTTACAGTAAAATAGAAAAATTGTCAAAAAAAATATCAGAGCTATATCCTGATTGTTTAATAATATGGGGAGGTCCTCAAATTTCTATCAAATATGAGAATGATTTCTTTACTAAACATCCAGAAGTTAAGATTGTTGTACCAAGTGATGTTTATGGTGAAGCTATATTATGTCATATACTTGATAAATTTAATAACGGTAAAGTAAAAGAAGTAGACATTCCTGAAATTTATTATCAAAGAAGTGGAATGAAATTAAAGTCTAAAATACCATTTATTAAAAAAGATTTTGTATGGCCTACTAATATATTTAAAGCACAAAAAGATTATTTTCACAGTGATATGGCTAATAGTTTAGCTATATACGAATCAACTCGAGGATGTCCTTACCGATGTAGCTATTGTGATTGGGGAGGCGGAACATTTACTAAAACAATTAAAAAACCATTAGAAACAGTTTTCTCTGAGTTAGAGTTTCTTGCTGAACAAAAAGTAGAATGGTTTTATTTTGCTGATGCAAATTTTGGTATCTTTAAGGATAGAGATTTGCAGATAATAGAATATGTAGCAAAGTTAAAAGAAAGATTCGGCTATCCTCAAATAGTAAACGTTGAAAATGCTAAAAATAATTTAGAAAGAGTATTACAAATACAAGAAATATTAATAAAAAATAAATTAGCACCTTTTTATAAAATATCAATACAAAGTGTACATGACGATGTTAAAAAAAATATTGAAAGAGTAGATATTCCATTTGAGGAACAGTACGAAAAAGTTAAAGAACTACAAAATAAGTATGATGCACCGATCTTAATTGAAACTATTTTAGGATTACCGGGAGACAGCTATAAAAAAACTTTAGAAACTATCGAAGTACTTGAAACTAAAGAAATTGGTAGCTTTAGGCCTGCGATATGGAATTTACTCCCAGAAGCTCCTGCATATGATCCTGTAGAAAGAAAAAAATGGGGGATTAAAACTAAATGGCTTAAGATAATAACTCATCCTTTTAGATTAAAAGAAAATAAAAATATTGAAGGAGTAACAGCAACATTTTGGGATAATGACGTATTACTTGAAAATGTTGTAGAGACTAAATCTTATGATCGTATTGAGTGGTGCGACATGTTTGTATTAACTATAATTAGCGGAACATCAAAATCAATTGGTTTATCTAAATTAGTTAAATATCTCAACGAGGAAGAAAATATTCCTATTGTAGAATTTTATAATAGCTTTTATCAAAATTTAGTTAAGAAGAAAAAATTCCTTAATAAAGAGTTAAACGAACGTATAGCCGGACTTCCTACGATGCTGTATGACTTAGTTGATCCTGATAGCCCATCTACAGATTTTGATATTAATATAGGTGACTTTTTTCCAGGTTATCTATCACCTAATTTATTTTTTATCTTTTCAGTAATGTTACACCCTAGCCAGTTTTATAAATCCTTAGAGATGTTAATGTTACCTAGAGTCAAGGATAAGGAAAAATTGCGTGATTTAACAAACTATTTAATTAACTCTTTTATTGATATCGACTTTGATCCTAAAATTGGTAGAAAATTTAATACTCAATTTAATTGGTTTGAGTACTTTGAGAACGACAAATACCAACTTATACCATCACGATGTACTTTTAAGGTGTTAGATAAACATCTTAAGTTTGTAGGTAGTGTTGATTCAGAGTTTAGTGATTATCCTGCGATTGATGATTATCATCAGAAAGTGATTCAATTCTTTTATCATAGAGCCTATAATATGCCTAGGCCAAAGTTTACTAATAATTTAGAACTAGTAAATGATCTTAATCCAAGTGCTAAATATCATTATGATCTCGTTAACTAACACAGCCGCTAAAAAAGCAGGCGCCGCAATAGCAAGCAGAAAAAATACTGTAGGTCTTCGTATAGGAGTCACAACCACAGGCTGTTCAGGCATGGCCTATGTATTAGAATT